CAAATACTATCCGCAATTAGTGATGTTAAAAATGCTAAAATAGATTTAACACAAAAACCGTCCGAAAAAAAGAAGGTAACATTAGGTTACATTGGAACATTTTATAGTAAGCTAATCGTGAAAAACGTTAAGAACTATTTAGTAGGAATTAACAAAGAAGAGAGAAGAGATACATTAACTAAATATGAATTAATATAATGGAAAATCAAAATTCAGTTTGCTACATAGCAAAAATCAACGAAGTAAGGGCAATCGAAGGAGCAGATAACATCGAATTAGTTATCGCAGGTGGATGGAATGCCATTACAAAGAAAGGTGAATATAATGTCGGAAATGCAGTGATAATTGCAACAACTGATGCAGTTATCCCAGAATCACTTTCTGAATCTATGGGAGTAACTAATTACTTAAGAAAGGGTAATAGAGTACGTACTGTAAAATTACGTGGAGTCTACTCAGAATGTTTAATCATTCCAGGAAACTATCTTAAGGCTAAATTTTTAGTTGAAGGTGCCGACTGTATGGAAGCACTTGGTATTACTAAATACGAGCCACCAGTTAAACAAGTACAATTGGCATCTGGTAGAAAAATCAAATGGAGAGATAACCAAAACTTCCATATCTACTACAAGTTTCCAAACTTGAAAAATGTAGCCGGAATGTTTACCCAAGAGGATGAGGTTCAAATCACCAGAAAAATCCACGGAACAAATGCCAGATTTGGTATTGTAAAGAAATCTAAATTGACCTTTATGGACAAAGTAAAGAAATTCTTTAGAATTGCTGACGAATGGGTTAATTATGAGTACATCTACGGTTCTCATAACTGTGAGAAAGGTTCTGACTCTCAAGGATTCTATTCAACTGACGTTTGGAGAACAATCGCAGAAACTTATGGTATCAAAGAAAGACTTTGGAACCAGGCTAAAAAATACAGTGCTGAAGATTTGGGTTCTGGATTGGTTCTTTATGGAGAAATCTATGGAGCAGGAATTCAAAAGAACTATGAATATGGTTTAACTGACATCAAGTTTGTTGGATTCGATATTACTGTAAATGGAGAATATTTAGCACCAGAAACTACTCATTTGGTAACTTCTTGTGATTTAGAACTTCCGCATGTAGAGGTACTTTACAATGGACCATGGTCTCAAGAGGTACAAGACGGCTATGTATTTAATAACTTCATTGAAGGTTCTAAAGTACCACATGAGGGAATTGTAATCAAACATGTATCTGGTGAGAGAAAGAAAGTAGCGAAGGTTATTAACCCAGACTACTTAATTTACGGTGAAAAGAATAACGTAGGAGATTCTCACTAATGGCTGTAGATTATAAAAGAGTCCTCCTAGGAATGCTAGGAGAAAAGATAGTAGCAAAACATTTTAGGGATTCCGGACATCAGGTCGAGGAATCCCTAAATGTCTTTGACTCGGACAAAGATATGGTAATTGATGGATATAATGTTGAGGTAAAAACAAATGCACCCCTAATTTATTACGATTCATTCTCGTTTAAAAAGAATCAATACGATAAAATCATGAATTCACATCGAGTTTATTGGGTTTCGGTTCCGTTGCAAACACAAGAGGACAAGTTCGCTGGATGTGTTTTTGAAATGGACCCTAAGGTTGCAAAGTTACATACAATTACTTTTAACTCCGGACAAACTGCAATAGGTCTCCGTCGACAACAAGAGGGAATGAAGATAATCCATCGAATTGAAGATACTACAATATTAAAACAACTAAGGGAACTATCATCTTCATATTTATAAGATATATAGTACATGAAACGTATTAAATTATTTGAGGAATTTATTTCTGAAGCAGAAGAAAAAGAAATAAACAAAGGCCCACTGGATAACGCCGATATTAATAAAGCACTTGATAAAAAGGCTAAAGAATCTGGAGTTCCAATAGGAATCCTTAGAGCAGTAATGCGAAGAGGAATGGGAGCTTGGAATAGTAGCCACCGCGCTGGCGTAAGTCAAGAGGCTTGGGGATATGCCAGAGTAAATGCATTCCTTGAGAAAGGTGAAGGAACTTGGCAAAATGCTGACGCTGACCTGGCAAAACAGGTTCGAGACGGCGGACATGATAAAAAGTTACCATATAAAGTTGAAGAGTCCCTAAACGAGGCTGAAGAGACTTACAATGACTATCCAGCAGCCGCAAAGGAGAATGCAAAGAAGGCATTGGATTGGAGAGACCAGTATGGTCGTGATGAAGTAACTGCAGGTACTCCAGTTGGATGGCAGCGTGCTAATCAATTGGCAAAAGGTGAAAAACTTTCTCTAGATGTTGTTTCCAGAATGGCACAATTTAATCGTCATAGAAAAAACTCAAAGATAGCACCAGAACATAAATCAGAGCCATGGAAGGACAATGGATATGTTGCATGGTTAATTTGGGGAGGAGATGAAGGAGTTGATTGGGCTATGAAAAAAATGGATGAAATTAATAAAACCAAAGATAATGAAAAAAATTAAACTATTCGAAGAGTTCCTAAATGAAAAGGAGAAAGTAACTTATGGTGCAAATTGCGCAATGTTATATTTTGACTTTCCAGCAATGGCAACCCTTCATCAATCGATTAATCCTCGTGACATCTACATGGTAGAAAACAACGAGAGTTATGGACTTGAAACTGAACCACACTGTACACTTCTTTATGGAATTGAACCTCAAGTAACAGTGGACCAAGTTGCAAAAAAACTTGAAGGAATTAAATTTGGAGAGTGTAAGGCACATAACCTTTCTCTTTTTGAAAATGAAAAATTTGACGTACTAAAATTTGATATGGAAGGTGATAATCTTCACAATGCAAATAAGGCACTTACTGAATTACCATATAAAACGGACTATCCGGATTATATGCCCCACATGACTGTTGCATATTTAAAACCTGGAAAAGGTTCTGAATATCTAAAGATATTAAACTCGCAAGAACATTCTCTCAAACCGCTGCATATTGTTTACAGTATGACAGACGGCTCTAAACAAAAAATAGATTTATAAATTATGACACTAGAAAAAACATTAGGAGTTATTAGACACGCATTAACATTCGGAGGAGGTTTCCTTGTAACTTCAGGTTACTTGACAGAATCTACTCTTGATACTGGAATCGGTGCATTAGTAACACTTATTGGTGTAATTTGGTCAGTTATTGATAAGAATAAAAAAACAGTATAATTTGAAACAAATAGGTTTCAGACTGTATAACTATTAAATTATTAATAACAATAAACCAAACAAAAATGAAAAAAGTATTTTTAGCTTTATCTTTAGTATTCGCTTTAGCGGTAGTTGGATGTAAGCAAGCACAAGCCACAGATTCTACAACAACAGATTCAACTGCAGTAGTGGTTGATTCAGTAAAAGTAGATTCTACAACAGTTCAAGTTGACACTGTAAAAGTTGACACTGTAAAGTAATTAAAACTTTAACAAAATTTTAACACTCCAGACTTTCGGGTCTGGAGTTTTTTGATTATATTTACATTATAATTAAAACAATATGATACGAAGTAAACAAGAAAAGAACGGACCAATTATTATAGACCTTACAGGTCCTGACGGAAATGCATACGCTCTTATGGCCTATGCTAGAAGATTTGCAACCCAATTAGGATGGTTGGACTGTGGTTCGGCACTTATTCAAGAAATGATGAGTGGAGACTATGAGCATCTTTTACAAGTATTTGATAATGCATTCGGTGAATATGTAATCCTAGAGCGATAATGGCTAAATATAAAATACCCAGAGACAGGGTCTTTAAAGACTTTGGAATCATGAAAACAATTAGTGGTACCTACATATGTCCGGGTTGGATTCCTGTAGATGAGGGAACCACTAGAGAGGATGTAGAGTTCAGTGACGATATAATTATTGAGAAACCAATCAATTCAACAGAATTGAAGCCTGAGACTCAGAAGGACCTTGAATTTAAGGTACCATCATCAAATGGAAAATCTGAATACTTGGTTAAATTTCAGAGAGGGGTTTGGAGTTGTAACTGTCCCGCATCAAGTTTCCGAAGAGGAGATTGTAAGCATATCAAAGCACAACAATGCGTACAAGGATAGTTCACCTCAAAAAGGAACCTTATGATGTTTATATTGGACGACCCTCGAAGTGGGGAAATCCATACTCTCATAAGGAGGGAACACTAGCCGAATTTAAAGTTCAAAACCGGGCAGAGGCCATAGAAAAATATGAAAAATATTTGCTCGAAAATGAAACTTTATTTAACTCTCTGATAGAATTAAAGGGAAAAACTCTTGGATGTTGGTGTAAACCTAATAAATGTCATGGAGATATACTCGTAAAGTGGTCGAATTCAATTGAAAATCAACTATTTTAAAATAATTTAAAAATAATTCAAATTTACATTGAATTTTTTGAAACAAAAAGATATATAATACTATAATATACATAAGAAAAAATTCTTATATATAATTAACACAAATAAAACAAGCAATAATGCAAGCAATTCAAAGACATATCAATTTAATGGAACAGCCAGTCCTTACGACAGGTCGCCCGATATGTGCCTCTTATTTTAGTAATGGGGATTGGAAGCATAGTGGTTCTTTTGAAACAAAACAGGTTAATATGAGTTAAGCTCTATTAACATAACAATATTCAAAAGGACCTTTCAGAAATGATTGGTCCTTTTTTGATTTTATATGTTTCGTTGGTCGATTGGTTAGGCACTGGATTGCAAACTCAGTTAGGTTGGTTCGATTCCAACACGAAACTCAAAATAAAACTTTAACAAAATTTTAACATTTAAAGTTTTACCGATTAAAAGATTTGTATTATATTTACATATCAAATTAGAACAAAGGTTCTTTGACATACTGATAACACAATTTGCAGCTGTCGTATAATGGCTATTACTTTAGACTTCCAATCTAAAGATGAGGGTTCGATTCCCTCCAGCTGCTCAATGTATTGATTACCGGCCACAAGCCTCGCACCTTTACCCTAAATCGTAGGGATATACTCAAAATGGTGAGACCGGGAAGCTTTCGTAACCGCATCCAAGTGGGCAGTAGGGGATGACGAAAAGAAATAAATTGTATAATGGCGAAAATATGGAATCGGCCGATAAACATAGAAGTAGCATGTAACGAATATCCGAAAGGAGAATAACGAAGCTCAGCGGTATCAATCAAACACCTCCTCGCGGTGATACTGGAAATTAGTCATGAACCATCCGGATGGAAAGCAACTAAAACCAAGTTTGAATAATAATGGCTTATAGTGTAACGGTAGCACAAAACACTTTGACTGTTTTAGCCCAGGTTCGAATCCTGGTAAGCCAACAAATAATTGTAAGTATCGAAAGCCCATCCCAACGCTTGATCAGTAAGTAGGACGGTTAGTATTGAAAACATTATTAGTAAGTGGTGGAGAAATCCATGCGGAGAAAACGATGCAAGACGCAAGCACAGGGAACCAGCCCGATGGCTTTACTTACGAATATTTCTAGTAGCGAAGCCCGGTTTCATGCCTCACTTGGACTGAGGAGTACGCAGGTTCGAATCCTGCCTATTAGACAAAAAGGATGGTTGCTGCAAAAAATACAAATTAGGCTGTTAACCTCGTGGTCGTCGGTTCGAATCCGGCCACTGCTCTTCGGAGTAGTGTAGCTCAGCTGGTAGAGCACGTACAAAAAACCCATCCTGAATTTGCCCGGGTGGTGGAATTGGTAGACACACTAGACTTAGAATCTAGCGCGAAAGCATTGAGGGTTCGAGTCCCTCCCTGGGTACAAAATTAAAGTTAGCTTATAGTAAAGCAACCCACGTGGTAGTGGGCGAAGGGATTCAAACACCCACTTTAATTTAATTTGCTTCTGAAACATAAATGGTAATGTACTTGATTTGTACTCAAGAAAACGGGGTTCGATTCCTCGCAGAAGCTCTAAACTTTAACATAATTTTAACACTTAAAGTTTTCGGGTTTAAAAAACTTTGTTTATATTTACATAACAAATTAGAACAAAGGTTCTTTGACATACTGATAACAAAAACTGCTGCGTTAGTGAAGAGGTTAACACGTATCACTTTCTATGATAAGGCACGGGTTCGAACCCCGTACGCAGTACAATTAACCTTTTTACCATTTTGCATGGATATATAGATTATAAAAACATCTAAATACTATGCAAAGAGCACAAAGAAGGAAATTTCATTACATCTATAAAACTACATGTATAATTACTGAAAGGTTTTATATTGGAATGCATTCAACTGACAATCTAGAAGATGGTTACATTGGTTCAGGTAAAAGATTATGGCATTCAATTAATAAACATGGAAAGGAGAATCATGTTTGCCAGATATTGGAATTCTTACCTGATAGAAAATCATTAGCCGAAAGAGAAAAGGAAATTGTTAATATTGAATTGATTGGCGAAGAACTATGTATGAATTTAAAAGTTGGTGGAGAAGGTGGTGGAAGAATATTTAATGAACAACATCTTTTAAATCTTAGAGAAGGAGCTAAAAAATGGATGACTAACAAATGGAAAGACAAAGATTTTGCTACTAAAATTAAAGAAACATTAAGACTAGCGATAATTAAAAATCACAAAGAAGGAAAAATCAAATACGACACATTTACTGGTAAATCACATAAAGTAGAATCTAAAAGATTAATTGGAGAAGCTAATTCCATTAAACAAAAAGGAGATAAAAATTCTCAATATGGTAAATGTTGGATAACAAATGAAATTGAATCTAAAAAAATCTATAAAGGTGATACAATACCTGAAGGATGGAGATTAGGTAGAAAAATGAAACTAAAAATTTAGAAATATTATACATTGGTTCGCACTAAACAGTAGAGGAAGTGTAATTTTGGGGCTATCGTATAACGGCAATTACAATGGTTTTGCAAATCATAAATTAGGGTTCGATTCCCTATAGCTCCACAACAAAAGGTCTTGTGAGCCCCATTGGCCGGGGAATTGCACTGTCACTGCTCTAAAATGAGGGTTCGAAACCCTCCGGGACCGCCATGAACAATCGAGGTGTAGTAGAGTTGGTTACAATGTCGCCCTGTCACGGCGAAGGTCACGGGTTCGAGTCCCGTCATCTCGGCAAATCTTAAGAAGTAATTAATCTTAAGACTGAATGGTTCGAAACATTCGGAATGATTATGGTGTATGGTGCACGGTAGAAGGTAGTAAGTCCGGAAGTGGCTGAGGGTGGAAACAGGATTAAGGTTCAAATCCTTACTAATCAACTAACATAGCGGGGTAGTGTAAAGGTAGCATGAAGGGCTCATAACCCTTAGGTCGGGTTCGAATCCTGCGACCGCAACTAAGTGATTTGGTTCTAGATGTTCCGGACGTTGGCTTTAATAACGTAAAAATCTAAATTGGATTCTTAGCTCAGAGGCAGAGCGGTTGTTTGTTAGGCAACGGGTCGAGATTTCGAAATTCTCAGAGTCCTCAAAATTCTTCTCTCGTATAAAGGTTATTACGGTTGACTGTTAATCAATTTATCTAGGTTCGAGTCCTAGGGGAAGAGCAAATTACCATTAAGGAATGATACGAGCCCCCAAAGTTCGAAAAGAGTCAGATGGTAATTAAATTGCTCCTATAGTAGAATGGTTAGCACACATCTCTGATAAGGATGAAATGGAGGTTCAATTCCTTCTAGGAGTACAAAAATTGGGTAGCAAAAGTCGTTCGGATACGGCAGCCGGTCTGTAAAATCGGTCCTCACGGGAGTGGTTCGAGTCCACTGCTGCCCACGAAGAAGGAGCTGTGGGTTCGAGTCCCACCTGGCCTAGCTGAAACTGGGTCGGTAGAGAAATTGGCACACTCGCCTTCGTAGGGGTCTTTTGTATAGCTGGTGCGTACGCTAGTCTGAAGAACTAGAGGAACAGGTTCGATTCCTGTAGGACCCACAAACAAGTCAGTAGTCGATGGTAGACGGCTAAATTTTTTAATCATTTATGTATGGACTATCTTAGACGTAAGGTGGAAAATCATAAAGGATTAAATAGAATATGACTCTGAAAGGTCGACAAGATGAGAGTATTTAACAAGATTTAGTAGGCAGGTTCGATCCCTGTTATGTGGCTCAAAAATGCGATGTTGGTCAGAGACGGTCTCATGAGCCGTATCGGTAGATATACCCTCCAGAGGTTCAATTCCTCTAATCGCAACAAATACGGGTATGGTGCAATGGTAGCATACCGGTCTCCAAAACCGACGATGGGGGTTCAAATCCCTCTGCCCGTGCAAAAACGTTCTTGTAGCTAAATTGGTGAAGGCGCTCGGCTCATAACCGAGAGATATGCAGGTTCGAGTCCTGCCAAGGACACCACTGGTCTTATAGTTTAATTGGAAAAACTTATCGCTACGAACGATAGAACGTAGGTTCGACTCCTACTAAGACCTCAAAAAATAGCGAGTGAGCTCGGGATCAAGGATGGCTCATATCCGACCTTAGATTGGTTCGAATCCAATACTCGCTACAAAATGATTGTATACTAGTAAAGGTAAAACTAGGTCTGCCGGTAAATCAGACGTCTAACGACTAGGTTAATGAAAGATGATGAAAGTGTCGCGAGTTAGTAATCATCATGGTTCGAGTCCCCTTACAGTCACAAAATACAATCCCTCGAAGCTCATGTGGACGGGCACTCCGCTTTTAACGGAGGGGTAGATGGTTCGAGGCCATCCGGGGGAACTAGGAGAAAAGCAGAAGTTAATAATATCTGCGGCGGTTAGTTCCAAGTGGTTAGAATGCCGGCGTAGAGCCGGAGGTTATGGGTTCGAGTCCCATACTGTCGTAGTAAAATAGCCGATGCAGTAAAAGGTTCCAAAAAGTGTAGCAACCTGATAAACTGAACAGTTGCAAATGTTCTTTTTAGTGAAGTTGGGCTTTACAAAGACTCGCGATCTTAGGTAAAGTGTTCCTTTTACACTCTTAACTTGCCTCGTTGGCGTAATGGAAGCGTATTTGTTTTACATGCAAAGGGCGGTGGTTCGATTCCACTACGAGGTACAAAATTAGACTGTTAAGGTAGGACGTCAGTCGAAGAGAGGTGAGCCATACCTAATCCTCTCAATATGGTGATTGTAGCTGAATTGGTAAAGCACTTGATTGTGGTTCAAGAGATTGTGGGTTCGAGTCCCATCCTTCACACCAGAAACCTTTTTAACATTTTCCATAGATATATAGTTTATGGAAAACGTTATAAAGAAACAAGCAAGTAGAAGGAAATACCATTACATCTATAAAACTACATGTATTATTACAAACCGGTTTTATATTGGAATGCACTCAACAGACAACCTAGAAGATGGTTATGTTGGTTCAGGTAAAAGATTATGGCATTCAATAAATAAACATGGCAGGGAGAATCATGTTTGCGAGATATTGGAATTTTTTCCGGATAGAAAATCATTAGCCGAAAGAGAAAAGGAAATTGTTAATATTGAATTGATTGGTGAAGAACTATGTATGAATTTGGCTGTAGGAGGAGATGGAGGATTTTCAAAAGAAACCCAGAGATTAGGTGCAAAAAAATCTAATGAAAGGCAAATTGAATTAAGAAATGATGAAAATTGGAGATTGCATAAGCAAATCGCACAATCTAACGCATTAAAGAATAGTTACAAAACAGGAAAGAGAGAAGCACATTATTTCTATGATTGGTCTGGAAAACAACTTTCAGATGAAACAAAGCAAAAAATAGGAGCATCATCTTCTATCAAACAAAAAGGAGAAAACAATTCCCAATATGGTAAATGTTGGATAACAAATGAAATTGAATCTAAAAAAATCTATAAAGGTGATACAATACCTGAAGGATGGAGATTAGGTAGAAAAATTAAATAAGTTAACTTATTTTACAATCGACGATACCCAGAGGGTATAAGTCTTGGTTAGAGATTTATTCTTACAAACTCAGTACCTAAAGCTGAGCGGCCAGACAATGGGACTGGCTTTATATCCCTGTGGTGAAACGGTAAACACAACGAGTTTAAGCCTCGTAAGCTGCAGGTTCGACTCCTGTCAGGGATACAACATGCCCCTATAGCATAAATGGAAATGCAACATCCTTCTAAGATGTCAAATGGAGATTCGAATTCTTCTAGGGGTACAACAAATTGGAAGATTAAGCCGAAAGAGTTTGGGTACCGGCAGCGCACTTGAAATGCGTCGATCCTTTAAAGGGTGTGGGGGTTCGAATCCGTCATCTTCCGCGGTGAACCTTTGGTTCAAAATTAACTTGGAGAGTAATCTGAAGTGGTTTCAGCACTGTTTGCTAAACAGTTGGTCCGGGAAACCGGATGGGGATCGTAACCTCTGCTCTCCGCAAAATTTAATATTATGAGCATTTACAGCAAAACATTAGTAATCGATTCGAGCTATATGCCTCGAAGTGTTATCAGTAGTCTTAGAGCATTTTCAATAGTGTATAAAGGAAACGCGAAAGTGGTTTGGGAGCATGATTGCCAATTTAATCTATGTGACCCTGATGCTGTAATTTACAAGCCTTCAATTATAAGGGTACAAAAGTTTATTTACACTGAGCACCGAAACGTTCCTCTAACAAGAGAAAATGTATTTAAGCGCGACAACAATACATGCGTTTATTGTGGGGAGACTGACAGAAAGAAACTTACAATAGACCACGTTATTCCTCAATCAAAAGGAGGTCCAAACACCTGGGAAAATCTTACCACTGCCTGCAAAAAATGTAATGGTGAAAAAGCAGACTTAAGTCTGGAAGAGTACGGTAAGACCATTCCGCAACCCAGAAGACCTCATTTCCTTATGTTAATGAAACATATTGAAAACATTCCAGACGAATGGAAACAATATCTATTTTTCGAGAAGTAGATTCTTTAAGCCCGGTTAATTCCGGGCTTTTTTGTGTAAAATTGTTAATAACTTTTTTATGAAAATGTTTCGGGATTCCATGGAATTGATTATATTTACACTATAATTAAAACAAAGAAATATTATGGAAAACATTATCACAGAAGTATTAAAAAAGGCAAATGGTAGTATTATAAACTTGGGAACTGCGAATGGCTGGAGTAAAGCCACCAATGACCAGTATCAAGCCCTGAGTGAGTTAATGGTACAAGGTTCTCAAAGCAGCAGAAACTTAGGCAGATGTTACAATGAATATAGTTTTAAAGTAGTTATTGAAGGACATATTTATACAGTTATTCATACTGTAGATTCTGGTGATTAGTTTGTATAAAATGAAACTAAAACTGGAATATTGAATATAACTTAAGTCTTTAAGCCTTTGGGTAAAATAAACAACTAGAACATGAAAAACTTATACTTATTACCGTCGCCAAATCCAAGTAGATTATATTATTTTGGTAGTAGTCCTGAATTGCGATTGACAAAATATCCTAACCTATTCAGGGTTTTTGAGAGAAGTACTCAGCATATTTATATTGTTGCAAATGGTAAATTTAGCAGAGACCAATATGTTACAGACGGTATTGAAGTAATTAAAGCCAGTCCAAAATTGGTTGATGCACAAGGTTTAATTGATAGAAGAGAATGGAAGAAGATAATCCTAACAACGGATGGGGTTCTTATTAATGAAGGGGTTCAGTCCATTCCAGAAGAATTCTTAACATGGTTCGTAGAGAATCCTAAATGCGAATCGGTTGAGGTTAATGAAAAGAGCAGATGTTGTGGTCGATGTAATGGAATTGATGACCTTTGTTATGTCGATATGTGTTGTGACGACCATCATGTTTATGGATGCGAGACATGTTACGGAAAGAGGGTAGAATATTTGATAACCATTCCAATTTATTGTACTCAAAAAGAAGAACCTAAAATGAATAAAATACAACAGGAAATATTTGAAATGGAGCAAGAGCTTGATGTACCTTCACATTTAAGATGGCACAATTCTAAACCTAAACAAGATATTATAGCTTCTGAAGAGGATGCTAAAATATTTGTTGATGCAATGATTAATCCACCAGAGCCGAATGAAAAACTGAAAGAGGCTTTTAAAAATTATAGAAAAGCTGAGCATCAATTAGAATCTGAAATAGAACACCTTATTATAAGATGGAATAATGATGGTTCTAGAACTGCAGGTTCATTAGCAAGAGAGATTATAGAATTAATAAAATAGGATTATGAAAAAACTGTTAGTTTTAACCTTATTGTTGGGTACATTAGCTTCATGTTCGAGTGCTAAACCTACACGAAACAAGGCAAAGGAAAGGTCCAAAAGAATGATGACCCCTCGCCCGCAATATGCATTTGTAAACAACCAAATAATAATTTTTGAAAATAACTACTAAATGAAACATTTATTGACATTACTTGTATTACTATTATTAACCTCTTGTACTGTAGAACAGAGAATCTATAAACACTCTTATACTAAAGAATGGTATTATATGAATGCCGAAAGATATCAGGTATATAAGACCGCTAGAGGTACTCGCTATATTATAGTCCTGAATAACGAACAAACTAAATTTAAAAGAAAATATTTAAAGAGATGAGAATTACCCTGATTTCCGACACACATACTCGACACGGTCTAATAGACCCTAAATTGGACCTTCCAGGTGGAGACCTATTACTTCACGCCGGGGATATCATGAACTCTGGTTATAATAAAAATGACATTAAGGATTTTTGCCATTGGTACAATTCTCTTGAGCATTACGACCAAAAGATATTTATTGCTGGAAATCATGACAGAACATTTGAAGATTTTCCAGAAGCGGCAAGAGAAATCTATAGTTCTTATAAGAACATTACATATTTACAAGACGAAAGACTTGATTTATGGGACGAGGAAGACCAACAAACGGTTATTTATGGTACACCATGGCAACCCTGGTTCTATGACTGGGCTTTTAACCTACCAAAAGGCGGACCAGGATTAATGAGCAAATGGGAAGCCATTCCAGCGGACACTGACATTTTAATTACCCACGGACCACCTCAAGAGATTTTGGATATTAGTGGACCTCCATATAATGAGCCACTCCTAGGATGCGCCCTATTGAGAGAGCGAGTAGACGAAATCAAACCAAAGATTCATGTTTTCGGGCATATTCACGGTAGTTATGGTTATAAGTTCCAGAACGGTACGCATTTCTTTAATGCATCTATCCTGAATGAGGAATATAACTATACGAATAGACCAGTTACATTTGATTGGAATCCGGAGACTAACGAAATAACTTTTATATAATTTTAAAAATAATTAACCTGGCATTTTACCGTGTCAGGTTTTTTGTTTATATTTACATTATAATTAAAACAAATGAATTATGATAAACAACTTAGAAATTATACGACCACTCCTAAACTTTGAAAAGCCAGGAGACTTTTATATGCTATACGTTTTCAAACGTAAGAAAGACCAACCGGAAGGAGAACGAGATAACCATCAGTCAGTACGGACTATTAAGACCTATTGTATTGAGAGCATCGACCACTTAGAGAGAAGATGGGATGAGGTTATTCAACTTTGTGAAATGTTCAAGGCCAGAGCCTATATTCATGTACAAAAGCAGAACCATTTCGATGTAAGTTTAAGCATGATGGTTGATTTGGCTCAAAGAATCCAAAACGGACAACATAACCAAAAGGGTCTATTCGATTCGGTGGTCGGACAAATTAAAACTGGAGAGAAGAGATGGATTATTGATGTTGATGATATTATGGAAGCCAGTCCAGTAATGATGGCCTACATAGACCATGAATGTAAACCATACGGACCAAAAATTGAGGCAATAATTCCAACCAAGAATGGACATCACTTAATCACTAAGAAATTTGATGTAATGAAGTTCAAGGAGAAATATCCAGAGTTGGACATACAAAAGCGCAATCCAACATTATTATATTACCCTAATAGCTTAGATTTATAAATATAGAGTGGTTTTAAATGGATATATACTTTAAATAAAAAAAATATTTAAAGCATGTCAATATTTAAAACCACTTTAAGTGTAGAATCAACTGACCCATCTACACCAGTTAAATTTACTGCAACTCAAAACAATGATTTAACGAATGACATTGTTACTGGTAAAGTAATGGTTGATTCAAATTTTCCACCAACAGTAATTAATGTACCACAAACAGGAGCTAAAGGTTCTTATGTTTATATTAAATCAAGTGCAACAAACCCAAAACACACCCTAATTACTATCTCAAGCGAAGGAGAGTTTATACTATCACTTAGTCCTGGAGAGTATGCAGTCGTTCCTTTTATGGCATCTTATAATAGTAATCTTTTTGCAACGGTAACACATGGAACTGCAGAATTAGAATATTTAACTGGAAGCCGAGGAGAGGAAATTGGAGAAAGCGTACTTGTAAGATTCCAAGACCCAAATACTAGTACATGGAAATATTTTACGTTAGACGCTGCAACTGGAAAACCTGGACCGATGGTAGATACTGGTGTTCAATATAATGTATATCCAAACCAACAAGTTTCGGCACTTGTTAATCAAAAAGGTTATATCTTAGAATTTTATAATAACGACAACGAACATAAATTTGTTTTTGTAGGTACTTCAGGCCAAATAATATCATCTGAGGAAATTAACCAAAATTTTAATAGATATCAAGGAGACGGAAGAGCCAACTTAATAACGTGGTATGATGGTAATGGAAATGGACATGCTTTTTACTTTGATGGAGATAATCTTTATACACATGATTTTGTAAACATTGATGGTATTTTTGTAGATGACAACTGGGATGCTTGTGCTGCTGATGGAACTTTCCCAGTTTACATTGAAGGATATAATGGAGGTACTCAAGAAGCAGTTTTCTTTGTTAAGGGAGCTGATAAAAAGCTGGTTAAAACAACTTCAAATGGCGACTACATGAACACATATACAGGTGCTTATGCTAATTTCGTTGCAATGGAAACCTTATATAATGATGGAGATACCTATCTCTACTCAGTAGAAATTTATGACACTGATGGTACCCTTCTTAAAAGTGTAAATTTTAATGAAATGTGGATAGATAGTTCTGATTTTTACTTCTATGGTTCTGGAAAAATGCAAATTGTATATAGAGATGGTGATACTAGTGATTTAATATTCTTAAATTATAACCAACTTACCGGAAAACTTATCGGAGATGACCTATTATGGAGAGATAATTCTCAAACATATCAAGTAGTTATCGACACATATCGTACAGGATACAGCCGTCCATATAGACCCGAATCTGTAGCTATTTTATTATATTATAACGAGGGACAGAATTATAGTTATTTGTTAAATCAAGATACTGATGGTGGTTTAAAAGTAACATACATAATCAATAATGATTTAGAGGCCCGAAATTACACTGTTCCATACACTGAAGATCGTTATTTTGCTGCTAATTATTGGTATGATAGTTTATTTGCAAGTAATACTGATTTTATCCTATTATCAGCTGAAAATAGAACATCTGGTCCTTTAATTGCAACACGATTTGCTTCAGGTGTAGAACCTACAAAATTCCAAGTTATCCCTGATCTTAGCGTTTACAACGTTTCTAATATAGATAGCGGCGCATGGATTGATGGATATATCTTTGGAGACTACAGATATCTAGCAATTAGAAAAAATTCAGGAAATGGAGATAGAGACGTTATAGTATATGACGGTAAAAAAGTATTAGACACTATTTCAGGAATATTTTGGGATGATTTTTCAACACCAACTGAATTTAACCAATTGAGTGTTATTGATTGGAATAATGAAAATATTTGGTATTTTAATACTTCTACTAAAAAGTTTGTTAAACTTCCAACAGGAGGATGGGTATGGGATTGGGATTCTCCTAGTAGCGAAGGTGCACAATACCCAGTAGGAACTGGTAAAACCATTATAACAAAAGTTAAAGATAATACAGATTCTGTATCGATATGGGGTAGAGTTATAACTAAAGGTTCTGCTGCAAATGAAAAAGAATTGTTAAAGTTTGGGAATCAACCAAATTTTGAATGGTACTATTTATATACATATATGACTACTGAAACTATAGTTTTAGGATATAAGGAATACTACAATAGTACTTGGAAATTCAAAGTTTTCGACCTTAACCTTAACTTTCTATATGAAGTTGATACAGAAAAAACAGAACGTTGGACTGATGATTATTATGGAAAATCAGTCTATTATGCTCTACATGATAATAATGGAAACTGGACATATTACAACTTTGGAAAATTGTTAAATTCATTAGACTTGAATGATTATGTTCAACCATCGGATTATGCTTTTAATAACGATGACTGGTTTTAACGATTACTAACATAAACTAAAAAAAAATTAAAGAATGGCAGTATTCAAATCCACAGTATCAATTGAGTCTGGTACCTCAACATCACAAACAAAGCTCTCATCGACAGATAACAACAATCTGAACGATGGGGCTATCTTGCGCAAAAAGAAGATTAATTCTACAGTTAACACGGGATTATTTCGCTCAAGTAATGCGAGTAGAGGTTCATACATCTATATTAAATCAAGTGCATCAAATCCAAAACATACTGCAATTATGGTAAGTTCAAGAGAGCAGCCGCTTGCAACACTATACCCTGGAGAACATGCATTAATTCCACTTTCTAAAGAATTACGCGATCTTAGTGCAATTACTACATACGGAACTGCCGAATTAGAATACTTCTACGGTAGCCGTGGAGAGGACATGGGAGAGTCTATATTATTAAGTTATAGAGATAGAAATTCTGGTGCTTGGGTATTTTTTACAATGGATGCCGCTACCGGAACCCCTAGTGGTTTATATGGAACTGGAGTACCTTACGGAGAATATCCAGGCTGTAGCGTTTCTGGATTGGTAAACAATAAAGGATATATTTTACGTTTTAATAGTGGTGCAGGTGACCGTAATAGACTCTTATTTGTAAATAGTAAGGGACAGGTAATCTATGTTGTAGACATCAATACTAGTTATAATAGTTATTATGGTGGTGGAAAGGCAAACTTAATAACCTGGATTGGCGAAGGAGGAAATGCAATTTACTTTGATGGAGATAATGTTTACACTCATACATTTGGCAACGTAGGTTCAATATACATTCAAGATAATTGGGATCAATGTACTGCGGACGGAACATTTTCTGTAGTTATTACATCAGTAGAGTCTAGAGATCCGGAATCATTATACTTAATTAAAGGAGCCTCTAAAAAGCTTATTAAATCCTATAATTCAAATCGCGGATTATATGTAGATTCTTATTTATATTCTTATGCTAATTTTATTGCAGTAGAAACAAGGAATCAAAATACAGAAGGTAGAACTCTTGAAATTTATAGTACTAAAGGTACAATTCTTAAAACTGTAGATTTTACAGGAATACGAATTGGAGGTTCTAATTTCTATTTCTATGGTACAGGTAAGTTACAAATAGTTTATAATGAAATAAATGGTCGTAAAGAACAATTATTTTTAAATTATAATCAAAATACTGGTAAATTTATCGGAGATGACTTTAAATGGAAATCAACAGAAACCGGTGCTTATGAAGTTATTTGTGATACTTATAGTACAATTTCAGGTAAGAACTACAATCCAGAATCAATTGCAATCTTAACATACGGTGAAAGTGGAAATAGTGGAACTTACTTTTTAGACACAGAAGTTAAGGGTCTTATTGAAGTAACATATATTATCAATAATGACAAGGCTCCAAGAAATTATACAATTGAACCGAGATTTGAAAGAACATGCCACATTTCTACTAAAGCATTTACAAGTGCTGCTGATGTTGTCTTATTAATTGGAGATTATATAGATGAAGGCGCATTAACTGCAACCCGATTCACTTCAACCGGAGAACCAACAACGTTCACAATTATTCCAGAATTAAAAAATTATGATGTGAGTAATATTAAAAATGGTGTTCCGGCTAATTATGGAATTTCTGGAGACTATCATTATATTGATTTTATTTCTAAAATTAAAGGTCGTGAAAATCTAAGAGACATTATTGTTTTTAATAGCACAAATTTATTAGACAAAGTTTCAGTATACTATGATAATTATAATGGATATAGCGCTTATAATTTAATATATGTAGTAGATTGGGACAGTGGTAAATCATGGTACTTCAACACTTCTACTAAAAAAATGGTTCCTTCTGTACAAGATATATGGGACTATTGGACTCCTCAATATGAAGGTTTAAGAAACTTAAATAATACGGGTATTGTACTTCCAGTAAGATATTTTAATGATAGAACTAATGAAACAATCTATGCAACAGTTATAAACCGAGGTGTTTCTGGAAGTGAAAAGGAAATACTAACTTTAAAAAATTCACTAGATGGTGGAATTTATGCGTGGGACTTTATTGTAAGTACTGAAACAATAGCGTTAGGATATAAACAAAACTGGAATAGTACCTGGAAAGTTAAAGTCTTTGACCTTAGCCTGAATCTATTATATGAAATAGATACTAAAAAACCAAATTGTAATAGTGTTCTAAGTTCTGGTAAAATAAATAACCATCAATTCAGTGATAGGGATGGAAATTGGACGATTTATAATTTTAACCGATTGTTAAATGTAAAAGATGTATTGAACAAAGATAATCAATTTACCCAGTTTCTTAACAACAATGGATTCGGTCAAAAAGAAAAAACCAAATAAATAATAAAAATAAAATCATATAAAAATGAACTACACGATCAATGCAAATATCTACGAAATTGTAGATTTGAACTACAAAAAGAAAGATTCAAAAGGTGTTTTACTTGCTTCTGACTACAACAAAGAACAGGTTAAAAAGAGAGCTTTTAGTTTATCAACCGGAACCGGAGTTGCAACATTTACAGCAGATGAAATTATTGCAAATGTAAAAACTAAATTAAATCTTCCAGATACTATAGTTGATGTTAAACTTACAGCGCAAGGAGCTGATTTAGTTGGAACTGAACCAGTAACAGCATACGGAGTAAAATTTGAGGCAAGTTTTCCATGTAAAACTCCAGAACAAGTTGGTCCAGTTGCAGAAGCACCAGTTGCTCCAACTCCTGCTCCAGCCCCAGTTGTAGAAGCTCAAGTAACTCCAGAACCAGTGGTTGAAACTCCACCGGTTGAAACTCCTATTACTCCAACACCAGAAAACCCTGCATAAATAAAAATAATATAAGACATGGCATCATTAAAAACAACAATAAACCTGGATTCAACCACTCTTTTCCCAAATCCGTTGGCTCTTAAATCAGTAGATACTGAGAATATTAGTGCTGATTTATCTTCATTAGCAACTAATCAATTACAACCTTCAGGTGAAGAGGTAATCTTAAACACAAATGAACAATCTGGAGATTCTGGAGTTATGTACTTTTATTGTAAATCAGTAACTACCAATTCAAACTTTGGTATTGATATTTACTTAACGCATAATTCAGACGATCAAAATACTTTCCATTTTGCAAGATTACTATCAGGAAATGCAGCATTCTTACCGATTTATGCAGCAGATTCACAAGGATTTACAATCAGCGTTAAAAACAACGACCCAGTTAATCCAGCAACAGTACAATATTTCTACGGAGCAAAAGCATAATAAGAACACAATTTAATATAGAAGAGGAGCAATTGCTCCTCTTTTTTTGTCAATGCTCCCAGATTGTTAATAACTTTTTGATAAAAAGTTTTACCGTGTCAAAAAAGTTGATTATATTTACATATCAAATTAAAACTTATACATTATGACAAATACTACATTAGATTACAGTAAAATTAGCAACGTAAAAATTGGAGGATTAGATATGGCAGACTTTCCAGATTTTTGTGATGCATATATCGAATCAGCGGACTACGATGGTGAAAAAATGACCGAAGAGGAATTAGACATTTTAAACGAGGATGGTTCTTTTATCTCTGAAGAGGCTCATAAAAGTTTATACTAAACTTTAACAAAATTTTAACACTTCGGATTTTACCGATTCAGAAATATTGATTATATTTACATATCAAATTAAAACAAGATGAAAATAGTAGTTAACCCAGGACAAAGAGTCTTTTTTACTTCGGACACCCACTTCAACCATACAAATATTTGTAGAGGAGTTAGTAAATGGGATGGCGCCAGAGGTACTCGAGATTTCAGGACACTTTACGAGATGAACGCAAACATTCAGGACAATATAAACATGTTGGTCGGAGAAGACGACATCCTGATTCACTTAGGTGATTGGAGCTTTGGAGGTTTTGATTCTATCGTAGAATTTAGAAAAATGTTGAATTGTAAAAACATTCACCTTTTCCTAGGAAATCATGACCATCATATCCTTACAAACCGCGGAGATGTTCAAGACCTTTTCGCCTCAGTAAATGAGCAACGTATGGTTACAATTGTAATGCCTCCACCAGTTAAAGGTGCTGCCTGCCCAAAACACCGATTCGTAATGAGCCACTACCCACTGGCAAGCTGGCAAGATATGGGACAGGGAGTTATGCACGTTCACGGACATATCCATACACCTCACAGGTTTAAAGTTGGACCTGGCCGAATGATGGATGTTGGAATCGATGGAAACCCAGACTTTGGCCCTTACTCAATACAAGAAGTTTTGAAACTAATTGGCAATAGACCTATAAAATCTTTATTAACCCATGATTTTGACCACCATAACGACGCGGCAACTTCATAAATTTAAACAAGTATGAATACATTTCTTAAATTTTTAGCAGCGCTATTAGGAGCAGCAATCTTAATAGCAGGAGTTACACAACTCCAACTAATTGCATTCGAATTAATGAATGCGGCAGACACATTTTCTTTTTTCTTAGGGCTCTTTTACCTAGCAATTGTAATTTTTATCTGGGCGACCTCGATATATTACACATTCGACTATCTAAAAAAATTAGTCAATAAAAAAGACCCAGTAGAAGTAGAACAAACCGAAGACTCTGTAGAGGCAGAGCAATAATTAAGTAACAAATAAAAATTAATAATTAAAAACAAAAAAAGATGAGATTAAAATCAATTGTAGTAATTTTAGTAGTACTTTTAGGTCTATTAGGAGTTTCAAATTCATGTGAGCGTATTGATGCAGGACATGTAGGTGTTAAAGTTAACCTTTACGGAAGTGGAAAAGGTGTAAGCGATGTAACAGAATGTACCGGATTAGTATTTTTCAATCCAATGTCAACCAAGATTTATGAATTCCCAACGTATGTTCAACATAAAGAGTATAAGAAAACTGATGAGGGAGACAATTCATTCACTGTAAATACTAAAGATGGTTCTGAATTCCATGTTTCTCCGGTAATTAACTATTCGGTACAACGTGAAAAGGTTCCAACAATATTCTCAAAATACAGAAGAACCCTGCCAGAAATTGAGGAAGGTTTCTTAAAAACTACTGTATATGATGCGTTCCGACTTGCAACTAATGCGTACACTGCCGAAGAATTAGTGTCTAATAGAGCAAACTTCGAAATCAAAGTAAGAAGCATATTGACGGAACAGTTACAGAAGGAAGGATTTATTATTAATACATTTACATCCAACTTAGAATATCCTACGTCATTTAAGAATGCAATTAACGCCAAAAATAATACAGTACAAGCAGCGTTACAAGCAGAAAATAAAGTAAAACAGGCAGAAGCAGAGGCAAAAATTAAAATTGCAACAGCAGAAGGTAATGCACAAGCCCTATTAACAAATGCAAGAGCAGAAGCAGAGTCAAATAAATTGAGACAATCAACATTAACTCCGATGTTATTACAACAACAATGGATTGAAGCATGGAAACATGGAGGTTCTCAAGTTCCTACCTACATTACTAACGGTGGTGAAAAGTTCATGATGAATATAAAATAAAATTGTTAATAACTTTTTGAAAATAATTAACCTGACATTTTACCGTGTCAGGTTTTTTGTTTATATTTACATTATAATTAAAACAGATAAATTATGCAATTTAATCCACTTCATTTCACTGACAAAAACAATGAACAAATTCAATTAGGAGACCTTGTTGAAGTAACCAAAGGTACTCATAAAGGACATGTATGTATTTTTGTATTTTGTATTCCACAACACCGTTTTGGTTTTATGTACTTAAAATACTATCAAAAATTAGTAGAAAATAATAAAAACAACGGATACGATTTCAATATGTTTCCTGAAGATTTTGTAACAATGGATTCCAACTTGCAATTTTATTACACACCAACAAATCGTTTAGCAATTAAATCTACATTTGAAATTTAAAAATCAATTAAACTAAAAATATGAATTGTAGTTACAGAATATTAAAAGATGTCCATATTGGACTAAGAGTACGTAAAACAAAGGACAAAACTACCGTGCCTTTTAAAAATGACCCGATGACGGGCGTAAAAATTATAAAATGGAACCAATTAGGGTTTCAACTAAGTCACCCAGACCTACCAAAAGATATTTGGGTTGATTTCCATCAATTGCCACTTGATAGTCTTCAATTAGAATATGGAGTTATTAAGAATCCAATCACATTTGTAGAGCAAGTAATGATTGGAGGTACGATGGTCCTTGTCCGAGCCGATACTTTGGATTACATGGAAATGATACATGACAAGAAGGAGAAGGAGGAGGCTGCAACCTACGGAGTTAAACAGTTGACTCCTGGTGATAGAGTTATTAGTGCAATATGTAAACATGGAAATGTAATGGTGTACTTAGGTACATTCAACGTTGCAACATGCGCATATTCTAGAAGTTATTCTTATGGATGGAGAAACGATGGCAAAACGTTCTACTATGTTAATGAAACTCCTGAAAGAGCATTCTTTGCTTATGAAGACCCAGATGGAACATATAGCATTAAATCATATCCACTTCAAAACAAAATTGTCAAAGAGAATTATTTAGCCTCTGACAAGGATAAAGGCGATAGAGTAGACCCTCAATTTGCTGACGAAGAAAAAAATATGCAAATGTTATTAGATTTGTCACTAACTAGAGGATATGAAGCAAAATATCCTGTAGATAAAATGAATGAGATAAAGCAACAATACCCTAAAATGAAACTTGGAGGTTATGACTCTATTTGTTATATGCAAAAAGGTAAAACTGAAATTAGAGCGAACGCTGTTAGTTTTGTATTAGAGCATAATTTAGTAGGAACATCAGAAGTATATCTAAATAAAGAAGATGCAAATCTTGCATTTAGTAAATGGAGAAGATAAAAGATATGAAAAAAACATTTTATAGAGTATGCCACAAAGAAACCCTACAAGGGTTGTGGTATACTTACTCTGGAAATTTCACAGGATTAATTCATAATGAATTTAATTTTTGTTTGAATAACACATTAGAAATGGAGTTTGATGAAACCATAGTAGGTTGGCTATCTGCAACTGATAGTTTAGAATCCCTATGGGTTTGGTTTACTCAAGAAGATATAAAAGAACTTCAAAAACATGGATGGTACATTCACGAATTTGAAGCCGAAGATGTTAGATTTTACGAAAGATTTCAACACTTAGTAATTAAACAAGAAACCTCAAAAGTAATTAAATTAATTGAACTATAATTATGAGCAATAAAGATAAAAAATTCACAGATTTTGAAAATCCAATAGAAGCATTAGCAACATTAACAAAAATAATGTCAAGCCCAGGATTTGGTAGTTTCTTTGGTGGAATGCCATTCCCAGAACCTGTAGAAAAACACCCATACCAAAAATTAGGAGATGGGTATGAACTTCGACCGATTCCTCTTACAAAAAAACAATCTGAAAACACCAGACTTGTAGAGATGAAATATTCTCACCTGTACCATAATGACCTTAAAGTTTCGGACTTAATCTTTCGTAAGGGCGGACTTGGAGGAACTTTTAAAGATGGGTATTGTTCTTTAATCCATTATGTAAAAACTAAAGAGCCAAAAAAGAACGATAATGGTTTTTCATTTGGAACTCACGTTATTATTAATGGACTTGGAGAAATTTGTCTAAATAAAAACTCTTCAGATTATCCATATCACACAGGTGGACATCTTGCTTCGATTGGTAATTATATTTATGATTTGCGAACTGGAAAGGCAATTGCACCTAAAAGTTCAACAACAATCACTGGAGCAAATTGTATCATTATTGAACATAGATATGATTGGTACGACAAAGAAGTTGCACTACCATTAGGAATCTACCGAATTGATTTTCAAACAGCAGAAATAACAAAAATGGACGAAGCAAAATAAAACTTTAACAAAATTTTAACACTCTGGATTTTCAGGATTCAGACTAATTGATTATATTTACATATCTAATTTTAACAAAGAAACATTATGAACAGAGGAATTATTATTTTAGTAGTTGTATTTATCGTCGGAATCATAGCATTCGATATTTCATCTTACAACCACATTGAAACCATTACCGCCAAAGTAGAAGGTAAGGAGAGAATTACCGAACAGAATGGAAAAACCATTGACTCTTATTATTTAGTATACACCGACAAAGGTACATTAAAACTGGAAGATGACCTTTTTCGTGGTAATTTTTACTCAAGCGATGTATATGGAAAACTGAGACAAGATTCTACGTACACTTTTAAAACCGCAGGTTACCGTATTGGTTACATGAGTTCTTACCCTAACATTATAGAAGTTAAGTAATCATGACGACTCTACACCCAACATTCGACATTCCAATGGAGTTTATTGAAAACTCAATCAATATTGGAATTCAATTAGCCGAAGCATCTCAACGAGGAGAAAAGAAATATATCAATGATTATAGTCCAGGAAATGATTTGAAAAACATCTATTTTGTTGGAGCTGGATTGGTTCTAGACACTCGAGATGAATTTGGACAAGAAGATGTAATTACATTAAGTCACGATTCTGAATCATTCGGAAGTTTCAGTGGTGGTCCAAGAAGATTGCTGAGCATTAAAGCAATTAGAAACTTAGAAAAATTAATGCAATTGTGCGAAATTAAACATAACCCTAAAAACTGGTAAAATGCAAAAACATTATTTTGAATTAGACAAAGTAGACTCAATTACTCTAACACACGAAACTGAATCAAGTTACCGATGGTTTCCAGAGATTCCAGCCCGTGCTAAAACATTCTTAGGTATTAAAACCGGTAAAATGCATCCAGCAATTCCAGCAGGTTGGAACGATAATATTGATGACAATGGAAATGAAAAATATCCATGGCGCAGAAAACAATCATCATATTTTAACGAATACCCATGGTATAAAATAACACCGTTTAGAATCTATAACAAATCGCATGTTGAAATCCGTTTTGGATATAAACAAACATTCGGAGTACGATTCGAATCAAATGAAGAGGCTCAAGACTATGTAGATGATTTAATCTCAAGCTCAGACAAACAATTTCACGTAATCATAAACAAATAAGATATGTCAGAAGAATTTATCAAAGAGGCAAAGAACTTTAGAATGCAAATGAAATGGTGTTCTATTATGTGTTGGTTAGTTACATTAGTATTTGTATTTATGCCAACCCCTAAAGGAGATTATGATTGGATTATTATTCCATTTGGAGGTGCAATATTAACATTATGTTATTTCAGTATGGATAAAAACATCAAGGAATACGAAAAACTTAAAAAATAAAAATATGAAATTAAACATCAATTCAAACACAGCCAAATTATACAGATGGTTCTATGGAACCTCTAAAATGCCAGAATCATTATGTCCATACTTTTGGAAACTGGTCTTAATGTGGGCTTTTATCCTACCATATTCGATTGTATGTATTCCAGCAATTGTTATGGAAAAACTAGACCCAAGTGAAACTTTTAAAACTGGAGAGAGGGCAGGTATTTCCTTTCTTGTTTGGGTAGTTATAACATGTGCAATATCTATGTTATTTTCAATAAGTCTCTTTTGGTACCAATATCCAAAAGATACTTTAGGAATGCATTTACAAGCAATTGGAATTATATTATGGTTACTCGGAACTGCCTATGGTATTTGGCACGGAATCCAATGGTTAATTAACAAATACAAAGATTCTAAAATTAAGTATGATGAGTTTGGCCGACGTATTTGGAACCCTGAGCCAAAACAGGATTCAATCATTGTAAGTTTCATTAAAGCATCTTATAACAAATACTGTCCTAGAATAGATTGGGACTATAAAAAATAAGAATATGGCTGAAAATAGAAACCAATACTTAGAAATGGATGGTCTATATTTTGAGTCTGAGACTCATGAATGGTTCCATGATAAAAGTAGTACAAATTACGCCCAAACTGACAATGGGTTAAACAAAGATGCCCTAAAAAATATCTATTGTTTTGTTACAAGAAATAAACAGACCGGAGAATATGACAGGGTAATGATGGACTCTAAAACCAATGAAGTTATATTTGACACTAAGGAATTAGAAGTAATGGCATTCGAAATTGATAAAATGAAAGTCGCTAAAAGATTTAAAATATAACTATGAACGCAACAGACGCACTAGGAAACCCAATCGTATTGGGACAACAATATGGATATTCACAACAAAATAATGGAATGGTTCAGATTGTGATTGGAATAGCCGAAAAGGTAAACGAATTAAAAGTAACACTAACAAACGTACAAGAACGTAAAGGAATGTTTGGACAAATAAATGAATCATTCCGACCAGAAACTCGAAGACGTTCTGTTAATTCATGTCACCTATTTAAAATTTAACTATGAACGCAAACGAAACACTTAAGCAAGGATTAGAATGGCTAAAAGGCCCGGAAGGACAAAAGTCGATGGAAGACTATTTTAATAAATTGGCACAAAGGGATGCTATCGAACAGGCACGGGCCAAGAAACTTTTAGAAATGTACAGGGTTTGTGACGATTCAACCTTTGATTATTTAATGCTGGACATTTTAGAGAAGCAAGAGAAATATGACAAAAGACATTATTCAACCTATGGTGAAAGACCCTTACACCTTATGAATTTAATGTGGGAAATTGCATCAAAGGAAGGTGTTGAAATCGACCCAATCGATGGACTAACCGAGAACTTTCCTTCAATGGTTTACGATTATTATGGGTACCAATTTGCAATCACACACGGACAGGGTTCGGTGTTGAGCGTTTATCGTCAAAATGAATTAAGATACCGTAGCTAATATGAAACATTTATCAATTGCACTAATTTACATAGCATTCTTTGGATTAATTGGAGGTGCATGCTACCTTACAAGTTCAGCAACCCCTCTATGGGCCCTATTATTAACTCCACAGTATAGTACTAAAAGCGATGAAGATTAAAGAACTTTTAAATAGAAAAATCGACTCAAAGATATTATTTGACCTATTTTTAGGTGCACCTTTAAGAGCAATTTGGGATATGTTCAGTCGCAAGGTTGTCAAAGAGTCTAATACCAATATTGTTTATGATGTTAGGCGAGGTCAGCCTGTCGTTATCAAATCTGAAAAGATAATGTCTCAATATGAAAAACTATACGGTGCTGGAGAGGTGATGAGACCTGGATTTGCACTCGATTCTGTTAAGTATGGAATTAAACGTGAGATTTGCGACCAAATTATGAAGGGCGACCTATTTGAATGGGCTATCGATGAAACTGCAATGGGCACTCGAGTTGCCGCAAGATTAATTGTTAATAAGTTTTAAAAATAAATTGGTAAAAGTTTTACCGATTGAAAACTTTTGTTTATATTTACATATAATTAAAAACCAACAATAAGATGATAACATTAGACCTTGTTAATCCAGAAAAATCACAAATCAAATACAAAATTAGTCAATTTCCTGACGGTCAACAAACAGTAGACCTTACAGATTGGAATGACCTGTTAAGATATGATGATGCTGTGAAAATCAATTCGCGTTTAAATACCTTTAAGGACCTAGAACTGATTATTTGTGCAACTGCTGCCGTTCGTAATATTAAACCAAACCGCGAAATTGCTCTTTACGTTCCATATTTTATAGGAGCCCGTTCAGACCGTAAATTTGTTGATGGTGGAGTTAATTACTTAAAGCAAGTTATTTGCCCAATCATTAATTCCTTAAACTTTGTAACTGTAGTTATATTGGACCCTCATTCAGATGTTTTAGAAGCCTGTTTGAATAACTACGAGAAAGTGAATAACCACCTACTTGTAAAACATGCCCTTTCAAAGATTGATAATAAGAATGGTGCACAAGACAGAATTTGTTTAGTTAGCCCGGATGCCGGAGCCTACAAAAAAATCTTTGATGTTGCTAAGAAGTTTGGAATTGAAAACATTATCACCGCAACCAAAGTGCGAGATATGCGAAGTGGAAACATCTTAAGAACTGAGATACCAACACTGAACCAACATGATGACTTAAAATATGTTATCATTGACGATATTTGTGATGGTGGCCGAACATTCATTGAATTAGCAAAAGCAATCAAAGGGAGTCGACCAACCGCTAAAGTCTACTTAGTAGTAACTCACGGTATTTTTAGTGCTGGATTTGACCAATTAAATCAATACTTTGAAGGTATTTATACAACTAATTCTTATTCTGATATAAAAGGTACCGCAATTCCTTATCACAAATTAACACAATTTAACGTAATATAACATGGAAAACAAACCAAAAACAATATGGGTAGAGCAACTAGTATTAGTACAAGACCCAATTCTAGGTTCTAGATATGAACTACAAATGGTAGAAATAGAAGATACTGATGTTGTTACTTCAGTAACACAAACTTTAACTAAAGAGCCTAAAAAGGCACCTAAAAAGGCACCTAAAAAGGCACCTAAAAATGAACAATAGAGACAATAGAGAATTTAGAATGTACGGACTTGTTCCGTATAATATTAGTCCAATTCAACAAGGCATCCAGTTCGGTCATGCTGTTGTTGAATATGGGCTCGAGTTCTCTGAAACGCCAGAGTACCAAACATGGGCTAGAAGAGACAAGACCTTTATGATTATGAATGGAGGCACTACCAACAATACGGCTTTTATCAAAGGTACCCTTAACAATTATTCTTTTGAACTAACCGACCGATGTATTCGTGTTGCAGAATTCCACGAACCAGATTTGGGAGACCAATTAACTGCCGTAGTTTTCTTGGTTGATGATAGGGTATACGATAGGGTAAATTGGCCTAACTATGATGGACCATATTATGCAGATATGATTACCCCAGAGGCGACTGCATATTATGAATGGAAGATGAAGTTTGCCGAAACTGAAGCGGAAGCAGACCAAATTGTATTCATGAGAGATTTCTTAAAACAATTTAGATTTGCATAATGAAAAGACAACTTAATGATTTTGTAAAATCAGTGATAGAAGTTAACTATCAAGAAATAGAGGGAGACCTAATCAAATTGGCAAAACAGGGTACATTTGATGTAATTACACATGGTTGTAATTGTCTTTCAAATATGGGTGCCGGAATAGCACCTCAAATGGCAAAAGCATTTGGAGTAGATAAATTTCAAATGGAACTATGGGGTTCAACAATTGGAAAACTTGGATGTATCGATTATGAAACATTTGTTATTGGTCAAAACGCAATTTGGTCCCTGGAGGATGCTGATAATAAATTGGGTGAACCGGAATTGGCAGTTGTAAATTCATACACTCAATACCGTTACGGTAAAAACCATACTGATGGAGTTTCAAAACCATTAGACTACGAGGCACTTACGCTTTGTATGCGCAAAATCAATACAACGTTTAGTGGTAAACATATTGGACTTCCAAAAATTGGAGCCGGACTGGCCGGTGGTGATTGGAATAAGATTAAAAAGATTATTCAAACAGAATTAAAAGACATGAAAGTGTCAGTAGTAATTTATAAACCTTAAGAAATGAAAAAAATACTAGGATTATTAGCACCAGCGTGGTTAGGATTTGCATTATCATGCTTCGGTCATGTTTATTGGTATCAATGGGAATTTTATGCAATTATAGTTCCATTTTACATTTTACAATTAATTGAGAATTCTAATAAAGAGGAAATGTAATGAAAGTTATTTTTCTGGACATTGATGGAGTTCTTAATGTAATCCCACAGGGACATGATGCTTACGGTGGAATATTTCATCCTAACTTTGTAGAAAACTTACAAAGAATTATTGATGAAACCGGAGCAAAGATAGTTTTAAGTTCATCATGGAGGCACAGTGGTTTAAACAAAATGCTTGCAATGTGGGAGTTTAGAAATCTACCAGGAGAATTAATTGGAGTAACACCAGACCTTTATAGATTTTTAGATTTTGAAGGACAAAGAACAATGGTTCGCGGAGATGAAATACAGGCAATTCTTAATAAACATCCCGAGATAACAAATTATGTTATTCTTGATGATGACACTGACATGTTACCAAATCAAATGGGAAATTTTGTCTGCTGTTCAAATAATATTAACCATCCAGATTGTATTGACATTGGATATGGTTTAACAAATGAATGCACAAATAAAGCAATAAGAATTTTAAATAGAGAAAAATGAGAGTAACAGATAAATTTGTATTTTTTTGGAATGGAATCTATTCCCAATGGCATTTAGCCCCAATGACAATAGGTAAAATTGAGTACAATTCATGTGAACAATACATGATGCACCAAAAGGCCCTACTATTTGGAGATGACGAGATTGCAGAATTAATCATACAAGAGGAGAATCCTAGAGAGCAAAAGAAATACGGTCGAATGATTAGAGGTTTCGACAAAGCAACTTGGGACAAAAATTGTTTGGCAATAGTATATGAAGGAAACTTGGCAAAGTTCACACAAAATGAAGACCTTAAAGCCGCACTACTATTGACAGGAGACAGAATTATGGTTGAAGCATCTCCACTTGATAATATTTGGGGAATTGGACTAGACGAAAATGCTGAAGGTATTGAAGACCCATCATACTGGTTAGGTTTAAACCTTCTAGGACAGGCAATTACACTTGTTAAAGGTCAATTAATGCCGTAACTTTAACATAAATTTAACACTTTAAAGTTTTACCGTGTAAAACTTATTGTTTATATTTACATATTAATTTAAAACATATTAAAATGAATAGAAAAGAAACCTTAATAAAAGGTCTAAGAACCGCAATTGATGCATTGAAAAATGACACAATCAATTACAACTGGAATAACCAATGTTCATGTAACATGGGAGTTGTAGCGCAAGCAGTATTGGAACTTAGTTTTGATGAACTTAAACAGTTAAACAAAGAACTTTTTAAACCTATAGACTCACTTAATAAAAAACGTAAAGAAGATGGTAAAGATAGAATTATGCCATCTTGGAAGAACGCTGTAAAATATGCATGTCCTATTACTGGTAAAGATATGCCGGAAATTATCAATATTCTTGAGAGCAAGGGTATGAGTCGTGCAGATATCGTACATTTAGAGTTCTTAGAGAATCCAGCAATTCTAGAGTTAAGTAGTATTAAAAAGATTGAAACTGTAACGTCAGTTCAAACAGGAACTGAAACCAAAGAATATCCAACAACACATTGGTTTTGGAAATATTTTGGACACACTGAAAAGGTAGAAGTACCAATATATGAGCATTCAACCGCTTATGCGTACCCTACGGATTACTATCAACACAAAGAAAATGTTATCCTATATCTTTCTGCTTGGTTGAATATCTTAACGAATGAAAATCTTGAAATCAAGGTTAAAGATACGAATGACTCTCGTAAGGAGGCTTCGATTAACTTAGAGAAAGAATTACTACATGCAGTAGCTGATGAAAATTTTGAAAGAGCCGCAGAGTTAAGAGATGCAATTGCTAAGAACTTAATAACTATATAATGAGTAGAACAGAATTTCACACCGGAAAATTATACCCAGTCAAAATTGAAACCAACCTAGAGGAAACTTGTAGAAGTATTGCGAACCGACATGGAGTTGAATTAGGTGAGGATTGGCAAGAAGACTTTAGAGACTCTTTTGATGAGTACACCAATAAAAAAAGAAGTCAACCTGAGGAGTATTTTATCCACGGAGAGAAACTTTATAGAGTTATCGACCATGTAGAATCTGAAGATGAAGAGTACTTTATGAAATTGTCCCGAAATAGTGACGGAAGCATTTCATTTATGGGACAATTCTATAATGGAGGCACATGTTTCTCTGAAATGTTGGAAGAGTCCTTAGACGAACTAAAACCATCTTATATAGACCAATTGAAGGCGACTGTTGATGAGATTATAGATAAACATAACGAACAGGCTCCAATCACAGTTCCGGCCGCTGCAACATTAATTATGAAGTATCATGGCCGCGATGTTGCAAGAGAATTATTCAGTGGAGTATGCGAGGAATACAAAAATGATGTATTTAAGTCTTCAGCGTATCAAGCAACTCTGCAAACTGTTATAAAATAAACAAAATAAAAGTATTCTATATAATACACATAACCAGCATCCAACTAACGGCGGTTGCACAAATCCATATATTATGAAAAATGACGCATTAGGCGACAGAATGAAAGAGTTCTATGAGGATAGAACCCGAATCAAACTCCCAAGGAGAACCTACACAATTATCCGTATCGACGGAAAGGCATTTCACACCTACACGAAAGGCTTACAACGACCATTTGATGATGGACTTATTGAAGACATGAATGCAACTACTGCATATCTTTGTAAGAATATCCAAGGTGCTAAGTTCGGTTATGTTCAATCCGATGAGATTAGTCTTGTTCTAACAGACTTTGATGAACTTGGAACTCATGCTTGGTTTGACAATAATCTGCAGAAAATGGTAAGTGTTGCAGCTTCTATGGCAACTTCTGAATTTAATCGTTTAAGATTAATAAGAGCATGTAACGATAACATGGGAGATTATATTGAAAACTTATTAACCGAGAATGAAATTCAAAAATTCAGAATGGCAGAATTCGATGCCAGAGCTTTTCAAATTCCATTTATCGATGAGGTTGAAAACTATTTTATTTGGAGACAACAAGATGCTGTACGAAATAGTATCTCTTCAGTTGCACAAAGTCTTTATAGTACTAAAGAACTACATGGAGTTAAAACCGATGGTATGCAAGAGTTGATTTTCCAAAAGGGAATCAATTGGAATGACTATGATTTTCGCAAGAAAAGAGGTGCTGTAATTGCTAAAGTAGAAACAACTTTAATTAAAACAATACAAGGTCCAAACGAAGAAGTAATTGAAACTGAATTTACCAGAAACAAATGGCAAGTTGTAGAAACACCAACATTCACACAAGACCGAGAATTTATTAAAGGACTATTAAAAACTTTAACATAAATTTAACACTTTAAAGTTTTACCGATTCAAATGAATTGATTATATTTACATTATAATTAAAACAGATAAACTATGACAGAATTAGAAAAATGGCAACTAGTTAATCAATGCGAAACTCCATTGGAACTAGAAAATGCAATTGCAATGTTTGCCGATTCAGAAGGGATGATACAAGGCCGCGACAGAAAATTCCAAGCAGCCAAAATGATTATTGGCCTTCATTATTTTATGACCGACGAAATGCCAGCTAACGTTCTTACCAGAGAATATGGTATTAGACAACACGCAATTTATTTAAGAACTTTTAACAAATAAAATATGAACTGGTTTAAAAAATTATTCGGAATTAAAGAGGTAGAATCTAAAACTACAAAAATGCCCGTAGAGACTTTACGTAAAGCGAGCGAAGACTGGAAAAAATCAAAAGAGGCACAACAAAGAAGCACTTATAGACCTGCTAGGTATAATTCAACTGCTGCAAACCGAGTTGCAACTAATAACTCAAATGATGATTTTGCAACCTCAATGTTAGTTGCACAAATGACCGATTCTGCCATATTAGGTTATGCTGCAGGCGGAAATATGGCCGGAGCAATGTTAGGAGATATGATGAATGATTCTGACAACACCTCTAGAGATTCAATTGATAATACAAATGAAAGTCATCACTCACACGGAAGTGACTCTAGTGATTATGGGCATAGTTCTGATTCAACATCTTATGATTCCGGTAGCTCTTATGATTCTGGCAGTTCGTACGATTCTGGCTCTTCAAGCTCTTACGATTCTGGTAGCTCTTATGACTCTGGCTCTTCAAGTTCTTATGATTCTGGTAGCTCTTATGACTCTGGAAGTTCATACGATTCTGGTAGTTCAAGTTCTAGCGACTGGTAATTGTTAATAACTTTCCAAAAATAAATTGAAAAAAGTTTTCGGTTTTAAAAAACATTGATTATATTTACATATCAAAATTTAAACAAATAACATTATGAATCCATTATTTTTAACAGACGGTTACAAAACAGGACATCACCAACAATATCCAAAAGGAACAACGTTGGTTTATTCAAATTTTACTCCTCGTAGTAATAAATATGCCCCTAAAGGATGCGACCAATTAGTAAGTTTCGGCCAACAAATGGTAATGAAACAAATCCACGAGGCTTTTGAAAAAGATTTCTTTAGCAGACCAAAAGATGAGGTTTGTGGAGAAATGAAAAGAGAATTGTCGATGTATTTAAACACTGGCTATGATGTTAGCCACTTTGAAGCACTACATGATTTGGGTTACTTACCAATCGCAGTAAAATCAATTGAGGAAGGGTCTATCGTACCAATGAAGGTACCTGTCTTGACAATTTACAATACACATCCAGATTTCTATTGGGTAACAAATTACTTAGAGACAGTAATCTCTAACTTGTTATGGAAACCAATGACCAGCGCAACTATCTCTCACGCTTACCGTAAATTATTTACATCTTGGCAAGAAAAAACCGATGCTGAAAAAGGTTGGTTCGTAGATTGGCAAGCCCATGATTTCTCAATGAGAGGTATGGACTCTATAGATGCTACAATCTCTTCAGGTTTGGGTCACTTAACAAGCTTCTCTGGTTCTGATAGTTTACCTGCAATCTTTGGAGCCAGAAAATTCTACAACGAAGAAGGATTTGTATCCGGTTCGGTAAATGCAACAGAGCACTCTGTAATGTGTGCTGGAAGTAAAGACGATGAGATTGGAACCTTCCGTAGATTATTGGAGACATATCCAACAGGAATTCTTTCAGTAGTTTCTGATACATGGGACTTATGGAAAGTTTGTACTGAACATGTTGTTACCTTAAAAGAGGAAATTCTTGCAAGAGAAGGTAAATTGGTTATTCGTCCTGACTCAGGAGATCCGGTAGATATTATCTGTGGATATAATACAGATGGAGGATTTTATTCAGAAATAGAAACTGCTGAACCATCATACAAAGGTGTTATTGAACTACTTTGGGACGTATTTGGTGGAACTATCAACGAACAAGGTTACAAAGTTCTAGACTCTCATATTGGAGCAATCTATGGAGACAGTATTACATTAGACCGTGCTGAACAAATCTTCCAAAGATTAGAGGCAAAAGGATTTGCAAGTACAAACATTGTATTAGGGGTTGGAAGTTTTACATACCAATATAACACTAGAGATACATTTGGTTTTGCAATGAAAGCCACTTATGTAGAAATTGATGGAGTTGGTAGAGAAATCTTTAAAGACCCAATCACTGATGATGGTGTTAAAAAATCTGCTAAAGGTTTATTAAGAGTTGCTGGAGATGAAACATGTTTCTTATTAGAAGACCAATGTACTTGGGAACATGAAGCAACTGGTAAGTTAAAAACTATCTATTTGAATGGTCAATTTGAAAACCAAACAACTCTTACAGAAATTAGAAAACGTTTAACTAATCAATAATGAATAAGAAAAACCTACCTCTATTCATATTAATTCTGGCAGCACTAGTAATCTTTATGGTTACTAGTTGCAAGCCAGAAAACTATGAAAAATATGATTTTAATTCACCAACTTCCGGGCGTTATGAATTGGATAGTACTTCACAATATTACGACCGACAATATAAAGTCTATACTCTTGAAGGTTGTGAATATATTATAGTAGATGTTGGTAATGGGAAATGGGGTTCTCATAAAGGAAATTGTAAAAATCCAATACACAAAGAAAATGCAAGTAATTAAACCAAATAGTAAGTTTCAAAAAGTAGAAAATGAATGCTCCGTATTTTTAGCAGGTTCTATAGAAATGGGAAAAGCAGAAGATTGGCAAAAGAGAATCGAGAACAATTACATTAATACCAATGTAACACTTTACAATCCAAGACGTGATGATTGGGATTCAAGCTGGACTCAAGAACAATCAAATCCTCAATTCAACCAACAAGTAAACTGGGAAATGAATAGTCTTGAAAGGGCAGACATAATCTTCATGTACTTCTCTCCAGAAACTAAGAGTCCAATTAGTCTTCTAGAACTTGGGTTACATGCAAACGATAACATTATTGTCTGTTGTCCAGAAGGATTTTGGCGAAAGGGAAATGTCGATATTGTTTGTACTAGATATGGAATTCCATTATTTGAAAATCTAGATGATGCTATTGGAGCCCTAACCACAAAAATAAATCAAAAACTTTAACATAATTTTAACACTCCAGATTTTACCGTCTGGAGTTTTTTGTTTATATTTACATTATAATTAAAACAGATATAAAAATGGCAAAAATATTTAAAGTTGGAGGTTGTATCAGGGATAAATTCCTTGGACTGGACTCTAAAGATATAGATTTTACTTTCGTATTGGAAGACACTAAAGGTTTTACGGTTGAGGATGGTTTTCAAATCATGACCAATTGGATGACGGACCAAGGGTTTGAAATCTTCTTAAGTACTCCGGACTGTTTTACTATTCGTGCTAAGTTTCCAAAAGACCATCAGTTCGCTGGACTGGTTGCAGACTTTGTAATGGCCCGTAAAGAGGTTGGATATGTTGAAGGAACCCGTAGACCTATCCTAGAACTTGGTACTCTTGAAGACGATTTGGTTCGTAGAGATTTTACCCTAAACGCTCTTGCAGAGGACATTGATGGTAATCTTATTGACCTATTCGGTGGAGTAGAAGACTTGAAGGCTGGAATCTTGAGAACTCCATTAGATGCTAAGACTACAATGATGGACGACCCATTGAGAATCTTAAGAGCTCTTAGATTTACCATCACTAAAGATTTTCAAATGAGCATGGATATATGGGATGCGATGAAACAACCTAAAATTCTAGAGAAACTGGAACAAACTGTAAGTGGAGAGAGAATCAGAGAGGAAATCATAAAAATGATGAAACATGATACTCCAAGAAGTTTTAGATTGCTTTCTGATGTTGACCAAGATATTCCAGGATTCTTAGATTTAATCTTTAAAAATGGCATGTGGTTGAAACCAACTTTCGAAAAAATATAATTATGAAAAAGTTTTTAGAATTTATTTGGGAGTTGGTTGGACCATTCTTAATGCAAGCCTTTATATTTTTTATAGGAATGGTAATGTTTGGATGGGTACTTAGTCTTTTTGGATTATTTGTTTTCTTTGAACCAACCACTCCAATATGGCTAAAATGGGTTGTAGGTATTTTTGACTCTTTCTGTTTAATCTTGTTAATCTACAGTTGGATTTACGGTGCTTGGGAAAGAGTCTATAAACAAAATTAATTTTTTAAATATAATACTTATGAAACAAATTGACGACAAAGAAATCCTAATATGTGCATGCCACTCGACTGACCATCAACTTATAATCCTATATGAGGATGAAGAAGTTGATGGCCATCGACATCCAATATGTTATTTCCATGTACACTTAAGGAAAAGACCATTTTGGGAAAGAGTTAAGTATGGAATCCTATATATTTTCGGAAGGCAATGCAACTACGGGGCCTTCGATGAATTTATATTCAATTCAAAAGATGCCAATAAAATACAAGAATTGGCAGACTATTTAACAAAAGTTTAACACTCTGGATTTTACCAAGTGGAAACAATTGATTATATTTACATATCAAATTAAAACAAACGAAAATGACTAGAATATACTTAGATGACGTAAGAACTCCAGTTGACAATGATTGGATTGTTGTTAGAAGCTACGAGGAATTTGTAGAGAAAGTTACCGAAATTGGATTAGAAAACATTGATTTGATTTCTTTGGACCATGACTTAGGAGACACTGCGATGCAAGAATGGCACCGTAATGTATATCACAATTATGAATTAAATTATGATAACATTGAAGAGAAGACTGGAATGGATTGCACTAAATGGTTGGTCAATCAATGGTTGGATGGAGCTCCTGTTGTTGATGTTGTAATACACTCTGCCAACGCAATCGGTAGTGCCAACATGATGGGTTACATTAATAACTACAGACATGTAAATAGATTGCCACAGAATTGCATCCGTGTTAGAATCGAGCACACTGTATAGAAACATAAGAGAGTCTTATGCTTTAGTATTAATTTAAAACAAAAATTATGACATTGTATAAATTTGATTCAGATAGTTTGGCATACTGCCGGATTAATAAACCAATGTACTTATTAAAATATATTGGAATTACTTTAGGAATTTGTTTAGCAGTTGGAATTTTTAGTTCAATGCAGTACATTGAAAAAACCAAAGTAGAATTAATTAAATCAGAAGCAGTTATTAATTTAATTACCAATGAATCTTTTACAAGAGAAAAATTCTTTGAAGAGGTAGACAAGAGTAATTTTAAATACCCAGACATAATTAAAGCGCAAGCATTAATTGAAAGTCAGCACTTTTGTTCTCCAGTTTGGAAAGAAAATAACAACGCACTGGGTATGAGATTACCAAATACAAGATTTACTTTAGCAACGGGTTCAAATTTAGGACATGCTACTTATAAAACTTGGAAAGATTGCGTTAAGGATAGATTAATCTATGAGGCACTTTACTTAAATGATTTGACAAAAGTGCAATATTTTAAGTACCTAGACAAAGTTTATGCCAGAGCAGGAGCTACTGCCTATTCAGATTTAATTAAAACAATTATTAAACAAAAGAATCTATAAAATTATGGCTTATTATAATGGACCTCGTAGAAAGAAAAAAGTTGACCCAAGTACGGTAAGACAGAGGATATCGGGAGAGGACTTTGAAAACGTACTTGGAAAACTTAAGAAGGAGGATATTAATGTAGACCCTCATTCACAATTCAGAACTATTAACGGAATCCCACACAAGTATAAAGACGGACAGTGGGTACCACTAACTAAATTATAAAATGAAATATTTATTAGCACTACTTTTATTTTCAACCCTATGTTTTAGTCAACCTAAAGTGTATGAGTATGATACTTTTGATAAAAGAACGCCAGACGGTTGGGAAATGATAAAAGTTCCGGGTGAAGTTCATATCGACAATCAAACCAGAGAAATTGTTATTGTTAACCAAAATGCTTATATCATTTACAATTGGAGTAGCAAACAACAATTCATAAGAAAGAGTAGTTATTTGTACCGTTTAAGAGATTGGAGAGACGTAGAAGTAACAATGAAAATAGACTACTTTGAAAATTCAGAAACAATCGAATTGTACTACTACTCAGATGAACCTGGAATGAAATATTTTAGATTATGTTTAACAATTTGTAAAGATTAATATGGCAGCAGAAGGAAATACACCATTGGAAATTGAGGAATGGATTGTTAAGACGATTAATTCATGTACTACGATTGAACAGATTAAAAAGTCCAGAAAGTTAATAGATTTATATTATAAATGGCTTTCGTATGAAACGGATTTAAGTTGGGAAATTAAGAGACATCTTAAGGATAATATGGTTGAACACTACAAGAATACAAAATTAGAATTAATTAGAAACTAGGATGAAAACAATTTTTCTGGATAATGACGGAGTAATCTGCCTCTACAATAACTGGGGAGGTCGAGCAAAGAAATGGAGCAAGTACACTAAACTTAATCCAGGCCAGACCAGTCTAGCGCTTGCACCAGTAGACATACGTTTTGATAACTTTGACGAAAAAGCAGTTAAGGTATTAAACCAAATCCTGGAAGAGACTGGAGCCGAAATCGTTGTAAGTTCGGACTGGAGGTTGCATGCAACCCTTGAAGAACTTGGAGAATACTACTTGGCAAAAGGAATCTTGAAGGCTCCAATCGCATTCACTAAAAGATATATTGGTTGTGATAAACCAGACGAATTTGAATGGTCCAGAAGAACTATGTACGAACAACAGCGATGTATTGAAGTTCGACAATATTTAATTGACCATCCAGAAATCACACACTGGGTTTGTATTGATGACCTAGAACTTGGAGAGTCGGACAATTATGGAAATGTACATGAATGGGGTTTGAAAAACTTTGTATGGACTCCAAACGAGAAAGAGGGAATTAAACAACAAGGAATTAAAGATAGAGTACTACAATTTTTAAAATAAAGGTTATGTTTAGAAGAACTAGGATTAAAGTTGCTAAAAAATTTAGACAACAATTAACTCAAGAAGACTTAAGAGGTTATCGAAACATCTTAAAGTTGTTATATCACCCTAAAGCAGAAACACCTCTCAAAGACCCTGATGTTGCAAAATTCTATATTCAAGTACCGACCCTACACCTTGACCTGATTATTGATTCGACCAAGGCAGAAATTGTCAACACAAAACAAATCTATCCACTGAATCTAAATGAAAAGGTAACGGAAAGAGCAGTTAAAAGAATCAGAGAGGAAGTATCGAAACAGAGAGCAGACCTTGAAGAAATAATCCGAGGTAAAAAAGATACCATATTAACCAAACTATATAGTCAAATAAAATAATGAAGAACAATAATTACATGACCGATGAGGAATTTAGTGCTTTCTTAGAAAGTATTGGAGGACTTGAAAATGGATGGTACACTGACCGGGATCCCATCAAGGCTAGAGGTTTCTTTAGCGTTGATAATGGCTGGTTAGGTATTGTACAACGACTTATTGTAGACCTTATTGAACTTGGATGGAACAAACAAATTTGTCAAGTTAAAGAAAAGTTTGGAGGTTTGAGATTTTATACAAATGAATGTTCTGATGATATGTGGAATAGAATTCGTTTGGCCGAAGATGCTTCTTATTTGACTTGCGAAAAATGTGGAGAATTAGGAGAATTGAGAGGTGGCGGCTGGATGGCAACACTGTGTGATGAACATGCCGAAGGTCGAGAAGCTTATAACAATCCATTCTAATGATTAAAGCACCCAAAGTATTAGTGGCTCCGCCGTATGGAGAACTTGAAAAGCAAATGTACCAGGAATGGCTTACTGAGCATGGGTTCAAACCATATTTTCTTGGAAGTGAATGTAAAAACATTGATGCTCCATTAATACTTTGTGGAGGTGCAGATATTGGTAAGAATCCAATACGAGATGCCAGAGAAACCGAATGGATTAAGAGTGCACTAGAAAATGAACAACCAATAATTGGAATCTGTCGAGGAATGCAACTCTTAAACCACTACTTTGGTGAACCGGTTGAAAATATACCCGAACCACTTTTAGAAAATCATCTCAATGATACATTTGACGATGATGAAGACCATTCATTCAGACTATCCCAGTTTCATCAAGTCTATGATATTGATGGAAACCTCATGGAGGTTAATTCAAGACACCATCAACACTGTCGTTGGGTTCCATTGAACTTTGATATTACCCATAGGGCAGAGGATGGAACTGTCGAAGGAATTGTAGACTATAAGCGTAATATCTGGGCAGTCCAATGGCACCCTGAACGGGGAGAATGTCAGAACAATGAATATCCACTTGATAAACTTTAACAAAATTTTAACACTTAGGATTTTCCGGATTCAGGCATATTGATTATATTTACATTATAATTAAAACAACAATATAAAAACAAATCACATGAAAACAGTAATTGGAAGTATTTTGGTAGAATTAAGTATCGACACAATCATGATTAAAGATGCTAAAACGTTAGATTTAATAAGAGCTAAAACAGTTAATGCAAATGACGCTGTTGATACCTACAAAGAATTGGTAGTGACACTTACTGAAAAACATAAAAAATTAACAGCAAATGGTTAAGACACAAACTAACATATACGATTCGTCGACGATTAAAGCGTCGACGTATGAGTATGAATCAAAGAATCTTTATGTTGTTTTCGGACATGCAACATATCGATATGCGGAAGTACCTGTAGAGGTCTATCAAGAATTCGCTAATGCAACTTCACAGGGAATTGCTCTTAACGAATTGATTAAAGGTAAATTTGAATACGAAAAACTGGAGGAATAAGATGGAAAAGTACATCCAACATAAAGACCTTAAAAAGGTCGAAATCTTAATGAGCTTCCAAAGACTGGAAGATGGTGAAGAGTTACCAAAGGTAATTGCTCTTGGAGTATCAGACCAAAAGGCATTCACTTCAGATAACAGAAGTAATTTTGGAGAGGTAACTTACAAGACGTCTTATAACAATAGAACGGGTAGAAAAGTATCGAACTATTATTTATTTTGGGGTGTTGATGACCGATTCGAAGAGTCCGGATTTCAAATTTTAACTACCAAATCCGGTAGAAAGGTAAACCTAAAAAGTGCCTTAAAGGTATTCAATGATGCCAGAAAGGCGACTGAATTTGTAAACTTTTCTAGAATTTAAAATATAACCTAAAATAAGATAATTATGCCATTTTATACAGGAACAAAAGCAGACCTTTCTGATATGCGAGAAGTACAAGGTATGTACATCTCAGAGGATGGAAATCAATGGTCAAATCGGCCGTATCCAATCCATCGAGAATTATACAGGCATTTAAAGTACGTTAATTTAAGTTTCAAAGAAGCTCATGAAGCGATGTTAAATGGAACTTCAAAGGCATCTAAAAGAGTACAAAAATATGTATTGGCTAATTACCATGCAATGAACCCACAAAATAGATAAAAATGCGTTATATAAGTATAGATATCGAGACTACAGGATTAGACCCTGAAACTTGTCAAATCCTTTCAATAGGAGCAGTAATTGAAGACACCCTGAATCAACTTCCATTCGAAGACCTACCAACATTCCATGGTGTTATTAAACGTGAAAATGTTTCAGGAAGTCTATTTGCCCTGAACATGAACAGGGACCTTATAGAAACTATTGTACAATATTCAGGCGCAAGGGACCAAGACGAAAAGAATGATATTGTGAATATGACTGGAATGCAGTTTTATCACGAAGATGAAATTGTAGAAGCGCTTTTCCAATTTTGTTTTCGAAATAATTTAGTAGAATTAAATCATGACATAAATAAAACAGTTAAAATTGTAGATGGAAAAACATATCCAGTATTAACTTCAAACATGCCTAAGGTTTATTTAAACTGCGCTGGTAAAAACTTTGCAGGATTTGACAAGAAATTCTTAGAGAAGTTACCGAGATGGAAACAAGTCTTTTCAATTCGTAGTCGAGTATTGGACCCAGGAATCCTGTTTGTTGATTGGATTAATGACGAGAGTATTCCAAGTCTTGGTGAATGTAAAAAACGTGCAGGAATCGACGGTATAGTAACTCACAATGCAGTCGAAGATGCAATGGATGTAGTAATGTTACTTAGACAATGTTATCAACTGTAAATCATGGCAACATATTTTAAATTAACAGAGAGGCAAGAGAAGGAACTCAAAGAATGGCAAGAAAAGATTAAAGACCTTTTCGGAGAGTATGGGCTATATGATTATACATTTACTCCAAATGGAATTGGAGAAGGTGTAAAAGTTAGAAGCCATAAAACTGGAACAACATTAGATTTAACCCACGTAGAAGATTGGTAAGATGAGAGAGAAATATGTAACAATAGAAACAGCTAAATTAGCAGCCGAAAAAGGATTTGACATAGAAACCAGAAATGCGGACTACATGGTGAATGGAAACTATCCAGGAGAAGTTGGAGCATGTGTTAGTTGTACTGAATATGTACCGTGTCCAAATCAGACGTTACTGCAAAAATGGTTGCGAGAGGTACATCAAATCTATGTTGATGTTGATATTGACCAAACAACCTATCCTAAGTTTTGTTATATGATTAGTAGGTTCATTGGAAATCCTACAAATTTAGCGGCTGAGGAATGGGATTGGGAGAACTACCCGAATGGAGAAAACTGGAGTCTTCATAGAAAATGGGAAGATGCTCTTGAGGAAGGATTATTTGAAGCACTAAAATTAATATAAAGATATGGAACCAGAATTAGACATTTTTGACCAATGGGCCGAAGAGCGCGAAAAGAAATGGTGGATTACCAGAAAACTGGAATTAATTCCTCTTTGGTGGAACCATGAGGGAAGATATTACCATAAAATGTTCCGAACTGGAGTAAAAAATTTGGTGTATTGGTTTCCTATCATTTGGAAGGACCGCAACTGGGACAGTCACTACATCTTTGAGATTATGATGCATAAGCTTAAAGCCCAATCAAAATATATCGGAGAGCGAGACATTCATACCAGAGCCAAAAGGGATGCAGAAGTTATGATGACATGCGTCAATTTAATGAAACTGGTTCAAGATGAGTTTTATTCAGGAGAGTACTCTGATTATCACAAAACCAAACATTGGTTCGAACCCGTTCCGGATAAACCAACTCTATCTTCATGGGAGAGCAAATTACTTGAAGAGAACTTCGATGACTACTTTAAGAAATATCCACTGATATACAAAAGAGTTCTTGCTGGAGAAGGAGTTTTTGGTAGAAAAGGTCGCGAAGAGGACAAACAAATTATTGCAATGAACATCGGACATATTAATCATGACCGAGCAAGAAAATTGCTATTCAAATTAATGGAACAAAATATTGAGCGATGGTGGGACTAGGATTTATAATTTATTTTGTAGTAGTAGGAGCTTGGACTGCCTATGAATTATATAGGGCTCCTCATTTAGATGACAATGGGAATGAGATTAAAAAAGAGACTAAGACCGACAATCTTCTAGATTTTGACGAAGACGAAGAATTTCTAGGTTAAAACTTTAACATAATTTTAACACTCCAGACTTTCGGGTTTGGAGTGTTTTGTTTATATTTACACTATAATTTTAAAACTAAAAATAATTATGGAAGTATTTGGAGCACTATCAGGTTTGGCGTTATGTGTTATTGCGTTAGCATTTCTTATTCATGGCGGAATTACAATCACTATTAAAAAGAAGTAGGATGACCCGAATTAATGCCCACATCCGGCCGATAAAACTATGCGACCAGCATCTTGTTGCAGAGTATCGAGAAATCTTGAGAACTAATGCACTTGCAATTAAAAGGGCCAGGAAAGAGGGAAAGGCCATGTTGGGTAATATTCAACAATCCTTTACACTTGGAGGTGGACACGTTACATTCTTTTATGACAAATTGTTGTATATCCATCTCAGGTTTAATGCTCTTAGAAGTGAACTGGTGAATCGAGGAATGAATCCCACTATTGAATGGCAGTTGGATGAGCTCGAGGAGTTCAGGTGGTTATATAATGACTGGCCGGAAGAACCAATTGCAAATCAATTAATTGTTGAAAGAATCCTGGAGCGTGCCAGAGGAATGAAAAAGATTTCATACAATTCTAAGAATATTGACTATGAAACATATTGTGAAATTTTAACATAAATTTAACACAAAATAGTTTCCGGTTTGATAGATATTGATTATATTTACATATCTAATTAAAACAAAGAAATCATGTACAACAAATTTTCAACACTACTTAGAATTTATTTTTACTCTGATGCAAACATGGGATGGGGAGACGCAGGTTCATTCAAATATGTAAAAGTTTCTAAAAAAGATTTTACTAAAGAAACTATTGAATACTTCAGTGGAAAAAAAGGTACTAAACATAATCCTACTCCTGAATTGATGGAAAAATTAAAATCTTTAGGTTATGACCGTTTTACAATGGGATTTGATTTTAGTACTGAAGAAAAGTACAATGACGAACTTACACAATTAAGAGCTAAATTAGAAAGATTAGAAACTATTTAACATAATTTTAACACAAAATAGTTTCCGGATTCCATAACATTGATTATATTTACATATCTAATTAAAACAAACATATTATGATTAACTTTGCACCCTTCATTAATTTATTACTTAGAAAAAAAGGAACTTCAACTAAAAGAGAACTCTCATCTAATGATAAAAAAGAGTTGAAAAAAATAAATGAAATGGGAATGTTCGAGGCCATGGATTACTTAGCCAAAAAAGATACCGGAGCAGGATTTCAAGGAGAGAATCAGGGAGATGGTTTAAGTGGATTCAGAGGATAATTGTTAATAACTTTTTGAAAATAAATTAAAAAATGTTTTCAAGATTCAAATAAATTGATTATATTTACATATCTAATTAAAACAAAGAAATCATGACAAAAACATCAACAATCGGGCTAATTGAAGTGACTAGCCAAACTCAAGCAAATAATGGTACACAATGCTTTCATGACCCAATCACCGGTTGTGATTATTTAAGTTACGAAAGCGGTTATGTTCGCCGTAAATATTCTGGCATAAATTATCGTGGATATGTACAAAGCACAATTTACCAATTGAACAAAACCCGAATGGTTCCATTTACTTACACTTCTTATACTGGTGAAACTCGTACCGCTGAACGCATTGAACGTATTTTAGAAATGGACCCGGAAAGTAGAATTGACATAGTTGTTAGAGCAGCCGTAAACTATCGCAAATATTTAAGAAAATTTATAAAAAACTAATATGAAACTATACACAGAAGAACAGGTCAAAGACCTATTAGAAACTCAAAGAGGTAATTGTTATACTGCAGTTCTTTCTTTAACCAAATTACCAGAAGTTGCAGAATTTGTATCAAAGGCACCCCTTCCTGGAGGAGAACAATTTGACCAATTCTATGGAATCGACCCTGAAGCCCTATTCAAAGAGGACCAGGCGGACGGAGAACTACAGGAGAACTTTCAAAGTTTTCAACGTGCAAGAGAATCTGCAAAGACCTCTTATAATGCAACAGTTCCGACCCTCAATTCAATGATTGATAAAATTGTTAACTTAAAAGAATTGATAGTTACTCTATCAGTACAGGGTCTTCCAACCGAGAAGGTGGTTAAAAGACTTGCAAAACTGGATGACAGTTTTACCGCTCTTGCAAAAAAATCTGATGCGTATAAACAAGAATTGGACAGACAGGACACCTTGATTAAGAACTATAAAGACTGGACTGAACGCAAATTGTTCCTTCATTGGAGATATTTAACTCACTTCGGAGTCACTACTGAACCTTGGATGGATTGGAAGAAACAGTTTGTTGATACAATGATATAAATAGTAGAAGAACCTGCTACATAACACGGCGCCAAATTAATTGTGACATGTACTATCTGGAAGGTCAGGTCAGGTTCTTTAGATTTACCAATGCTCGCTGTTAATTGAGAGGTAGAGCGCATAATTTCCGAACAAGGGTTAACAGTAGGAAGACGTCGCCCATTGCACTCAATCAGTAACCCTGCTCTTGTTCTTCTAATGTGAGAAATCCTGTTAGTTAATAAGAAAGACACAGGTTGGTAAATTAATCGGTTGGTGTAAGATCTGGAGTTCCAGGCGATGGTAACATGGGCGGCCCGGTGCTGCTATGATAAGGGTTCGAATCCCTTACCGATTTCAAAAATAAAACGGCTCTGCAGGGCTAGGGGAGGTTTGGTTAAAGCTGTACGGTACAAGCACGAGGTTCGAATCCTCGCTCTCTACTAAAAACTACTTGAGTAGGTGGGAGTGGTCAATCAACAACCCACTGAAGTTTCAGGTAAACCAATATGACAAGCGGGAAGTAGTACTGCCTAGAATACAGTAAGGGTACAGTTAATGATTTTTTTAGAAGGATTGAATAGTTTTTAACATTAACGAATGGTGTCAGGTGGAGGAATTGGTAAACTCTCGCTTCAAGGTGCGGTTAGTCAACGAAATGTAAAGCTAACTTACAGGTTCGAATCCTGTCCTGACCACAATGAGTTGATTACTCAGATGGATTCATCTGTCCTTAAAGATGACGACATACTCTTGGGCGTGAGGCAAGAGCGTTATTTGAAATTCGGTTTTAACGATATTAAGAATCGAGCTCGGAAGGCAACATATTTCGTGAGGTTTAATCAGCCATAATTGCAAACGGTCAGGTGGCGGAATGGTAAACGCACTCATTGTGGAATTTTCCTAATAAAGCTGAGAGATTACAGGTTCGAATCCTGTCCTGACCACAAACTTTAAAATTTAAAATAATGAAAAAAGTATTAATGACGCTTGTGCTAATGTTATCGATGAACTCGGCATTTACACAAAACAAGGCAGTTATTAACCATTGTGTTAATAATTCTGAAATCCATGGTCCAGCTGGAGTAATCTGTTCAAACGAAAATAGAACTAAATGGTTTACACTAACACCAAATTATAAATTAGATGGCACCAGATTATTTTGTACTGGGTTGGTAGTAATTAAAACAAGTATCGGAGATGTTAATAAAACGGGCACTCTGGTATTTACATTTAAAGATGGTAATAAAATAAGGTTGAAATCCGGAATCATTCCAAACATTGATGGCGCTCTCTATTTTGAATTAACAGAATTGGATTTTATAATCTTAAAAAGTAAAGAAATAGACACCGTTAGATTCATTAATGGAATTGACAATGTTTCTTTTCAGTATAAAATGGTTGGAGACGAGTCAAATTACTACATAAATCTTTTTACCAATTACACAATCCATCAAGAGTATTGTAAATAAAATTGTTAATAACTTTTTGATAAAAAGTTTTACCGATTGAAATATATTGATTATATTTACATATCTAATTAAAACAAATATGAACTTACAAGACATTCAAAATTTCGTTACAGAGTCGAACCAAACTAACTCTAATACTGACAAATTAAACGTACTTAAAAAGTATGCCAAAAACGATTCAGTACTTCTTGCTCTTAACTACACCTACAATACTTTCAAACAGTATGGTGTAACTTCAGAGAACTGCAAAAAGAATTCCAACTTAATCAAGTATGGTTATACTGATTTGGCCCAGTTACTTGATGATTTGAATGACCGTTACATTACCGGACATACTGCAATTAGTTATGTTAATGGATTCGTCGAAGCAAATAAAGCTCACGAGGAGTTGATTTTTAATATAATTGATAGAAACCTTAAGACCCGTTCGACAACCTCTATGGTTAACAAAGTTATTCCGGGATTGATTCCTACATTCGATGTTGCCCTTGCAAATTCTTACGATGAGAAAATGGCAAAGAAAGTAGACTTTAATGATACTTGGTTTGTTAGTCGTAAACTAGACGGATGTCGTTGTATTTGTATCATTGATGAGAATGGAGAACCTAAATATTTCTCAAGAGCTGGAAATGAGTTCATGACCCTTAAGAACCTGGATGCTGAGATTATCTCATTAGGACTTAAAAACATGGTTATTGATGGTGAAATTTGTATGTTAGATGCTAATGGAAATGAGAATTTTCAAGGTATCATTAAAGAAATCAAACGTAAAGACCATACAATTGAGAACCCATTCTTTTACATGTTCGACTTATTAACAATGGAAGAATTTGTTAATAAAGAAGGTACAACACCCTTCTCAGTTAGAAATGTTCAATTAGATAACCTTTTCTTTCAGAGAGAATTTAATCATATTGACTATCTGCCTCAAACAATCTTATTGGATGAAAGAATGTTAATGTATCATATTGGAAATGCAAAAGACAATGGATGGGAAGGACTTATGTTACGTAAAGATGCTCCATACCAAGGAAAACGTAGTAATGATGTACTTAAGGTAAAACAATTCTACGATGCAGAATATGTTGTAGTTGACATCGAGAATGCAGTCAATAGAGTTATTGTTGACGGTAAGGAGGTTGAAGAGATGATGATGAGAAATGTTGTAATTGAGCACAAAGGAAATAGAGTTCAAGTTGGTAGCGGGTTCTCTCACGAACAAAAAAGATATTACTTTGAGAATCCTAGTGAAATCATTGGAAAACAAATAACCGTACAATACTTCGAAGAATCATTCACCGACAAGGGAATTAGTTTAAGATTCCCAACTGTAAAAGCAATTTATGAAAATGGAAGAGACGTTTAATATATTTGCAGATGGTTTCTTAGATAGAAATGGATTTAAGAATGTTTGTCCAAATAAATGGGCAAATGAAAAATGTTTGGTAACCGTCCTAGAAGACTGTTATCAAATACAATTCACCAATTTTGATGGAGATTGGGAAATGTTTACAGATTCATGGTCAATCATGCATTTGGTAGGATTATTAACTTGGCATGATTTATTAGACCGTAACTATTCAAAATAATTAAGATGATAACAATAGAAAATTACTTAAATCACATTAGCTATCAAGAAATTTTAGAGAAGCGAGCCTATGAGGTAGCAAACCTATTAAATGGGTTAAATTCTAAAATGTGGGAAATGTTTGCCGATTCTGGTGAATTCTATTTCTATGACAATTCAGTTTCTTTGAATACCGCCGAATATTTCAGAGGTAGTTACGACTCAACTTCAATGAATTTTAATTCGTTATATTTAAACATGACGGATGAAGAAATTACATTAGATGCTAATAGAATAATTGAAGAAGCCGACGAGAAGGCTAGAAAAATTAAAGAGTCTTTTGAAAAAGCAGCTTTAATAAGAGCAGAAGAAAAGGAGAAGGCAGAGTATGAACGCTTAAAATCTAAATATGACAATTAGAAACTATAAGAAGGCATATTGGATTGGTAAGGACTCTTTTGGTAAGATGATTTATGCCGGAGATACTGTTGAGGTTTGGTTACCTTGGGAAACTCGAAGTCCACATCAGTCGAAGGTTCTTTGGAATCGTATTGATGGTGCTTTTATTGAGGCACATCCAGCCCATAACAAAATGCATGAAAAGGTTCATCACCGAGACCTACGTTCGTATCTTAATCAAGAACCAGTTCCTATTTGGAATTATGATGAAAATGACGAAGGAACTATCACTGGGTACAAGCAGGGTTATGTAAAGAAAGTCAAATCATTTTATACTGAATAATATGGCAAAATATAAATTATCAACAGGATTACGTACAGTCATTGAACAACCTGAATTTGAAACTGATAAAGAGGCTTGGGAATATCTTCGTTTAGTTATTGAAGATGCATATGCAACTCTTTATAAAGAGATAGAGGTAGATGTGATTAACAACAATGAAGATATTTATGTGCCTACATGGAATGCCAAATACGGACCAAAACCTATAGGGTATGGATCTGATTCGACTATTCCAAAACAAATTGGTATTAATCAAAAGCATAAAGTTTGGGTACCTATTTTAAATGGAATAACTAGTCACGAATATAACATAAAATAATATGGCAAGAGAAGTATCACTTACAATATGTTCTAATTGTTTAGACGATTTTCCAAGTAAGGACCTTTACACAGTTTCCAGGAAATCACACAGAGGGGTTGAAACCAATCATGACGAGTATTATGCACCGTACTGTACAAAGTGTCTAAAGGACAAGGCATCCTATATAAAAATTATTAGTGAGCCTAAAAGTATGAAATTGAAACAAAAGAAATAACCCAAATATAATTATTATGGAAGAGCAAGGAACCCTATTAGAAGAGGCAACGTTTAGATTCTCACAAGATGGAAATTGTTTATCAAAGAGCGATCAATATGAGTTCTTAGAAATAGAAGCCCATTCAAGTCTTGGAATTGATAGAGAAAATGACTGTTTTTTTGTCCTTAAGACAGAACAATGGTCAGTAGATTCCGTAGAAGACCTTGAAAAATTATTTGATAGAATTAGAAAAGTAATAAAAAATGAAATTTAACAAAGAATCAAGAATTTTAGCGGCAGTTGCCCTAATGTGTATAACCGTTTTTTTATTCAGTTTTACAAAGAAAGAGAAAGAGGAAGTAGGTTCAAGATACCACATCGAAAGATGTTATTATGACGGTGCAACGTTTCTTGTACTTGTCGATGCAGGCGGCAACCCAGTTAATTTTATGTACAAATAGATGAAAAAAGAAAAACTATACGTCGCCCAAGAATTTCGGACCAATCCATTATCTGCCGCTCCAGGTGGAAGTGTAGTCGAAGTACATTATCAGGCAGGAATTAAAGTGTATGATAATATTAAGAACCCAAAAGCCTATGTTAAATACATTATGGCAAATAGTCCTGATGTTGTCCAAATATTAGTTGATGGAAAACCATACAATTCTTGAAACTTTATTTAAAACTCATATATAAATTACAAATTTAAAAACTATAACAATGGAAGATTTATTAAATCAAATTGTAGAAACTGTTGACTCTATTAGAGTAGACGCTGCTAAATTTGAAGAAAAACAAAATGGCGCTGCTGGAACAAGAGTTCGTAAAGCAATGCAAACTATTAAGACCTTAGCACAAGATGTGAGAACTCATATCTCTGAAGCTAAGAATGCTTAAAAACAAAATTAGGTTCCTTACAGCAAATTAATTCTATAAGGAAACTGGTGTCGAAAGACGTGTAGGTTCGAGTCCTACCTCTCCAACAAAGTTATAAAACATTCGGAGAGTGGTGAAATTGGTAGACACACCGGTCAAAAGAACATGGAACCTGTTAAAATATTTTAAAGGATACGTTCAGCAAATTACCAAACTTTGACTTTTACTCAAACCATAAAGTTATCCTGTAAATTTAAAATGCTTAAAACCGATGATATATACATAAAATATCACCGTAAAAATGGCAATCGTATATCAACATAAAACTATTAAAGACGGTACAATATTCTATATAGGAATAGGTACAAAAATTAATAGAGCATACCATTTTAAAAATCGAAGTAAATTTTGGAAAGATTTTACCAAAAACCATGAATTTGAAGTTGAAATATTGTATGAGAACATTTCATATAATGAAGCTAAAGAAATTGAAAAATCATTAATACTTTCATTAGGTAGAAAAGATCAAAATAAAGGAAATTTAGTAAATCAAACTGATGGAGGAGATGGGACTCTTGGAGTTATTAGAAATCATTCAAAAGATACTAAATTAAAAATAAGTGCTAATAATGGAATGCACAATGAATCTGTTAAAGAAAAACATAAAAATTCTTTAAATAGACCAGAAACAAAACAAAAGCAGAGATTAGCAAAGTTAGGCGTACCTAGAAAAAGAATTTTATGTACAAAATGTAATAATGAAATCTCTGACAATAATTATACAAGGCATATAAATGTCTATTGTAAGCAAAATAGCTAAGGATGTAATAACATCTGAAACCGATTCGCGTTCAAGGTGAAGTAACAACGTGCGGGACTATGTAATAGTAGTTGAGTCTTTTAGAACAAGACATAAAAGAATTCGAAACCTCCATACTCTGGAAAGTTACCATTGAAGGTGCTATCGGTGACCTTCTAAAACCAAAATGGTGTCTCGGTCCGCTCTGAAGCAATTCAACGACGAGGTCTCGGTAGGCAGAAGGCCTCTGACCTATCCACAAAAAGAAAGGGACCTTACGGTCCCTTTTTTAATTAAATAAAAATAGCCAGAGATAAAATAATACGGTTAGAGAAATAACTCCAATACCAACCCAATAAAATATCGAATCAATCATTGGTGTATAATTTTTACTAGAAGTTAATATTGGAACTTGGGCTTTAAAGGTATTTAAGTGAGCCTTTAAACCGAACTTTGCTGTTTTTCTACCATTCCAGTTTTTACCCATTGTTACAAGTTTTTCACTATCAATATGAATTGAAATAATTTCAGGTAGTAGTTGTCTTTTTGCTCTTGGAAATAATTTTGCAAAAAGTACATCAGAACGGTCAACAGAACCATGCTCTTTTGGATATTCAGTTACTCCAGAGCCTTTAGGATTCCACATTTGAAAAAATCCAATTGGTTCCCATCCTTTATTCTTGTATTCTGCGATTCGTACTCCTAATGGAAATGCGGTAGTATGAACGTAAATCCAACCTTCATGCAATGGTGATGGGTTATCAATAAAATCCATCCAGTCTCCATAAGTAGGACACATCATTCTGTCGATTCCATATAGGGTTTGGTCGTCAAGTTCAAGATTCTCAAGAATTGAACGAGTAAGCGGTGGTAAATAAATGTCAGCATCTAAATGTACAACCCATCCGTCTCCGTCTAGGTGTTTTAGACCCTCATTAATTCCTTTTCCTTTGTTTATGGTGTTTCCATTTTCATAGAAAGCGTCAGTTTGAACACATTGTACGTTATAGTATTCACACAATTTTTTTGTTTCCAAATCTTTTGTGTCAGTGACAATAACTATCCTGTTAAAGTGATTTTTGTTATGGGGTAGGGTATGTGCTAAAAAATCACTATAATTAACACAAACTACAACGGCTTCGATTTTCATGGTTGATTGGTTTGTTTACTTTATATATAAGTAGAACATCGTATTTTTAAACAAAAATCAAAACTAAAATATAATATAATAAACATATATTATGAAAAACGCACTGTTATATTGGCCTCGATTCTTTAAAGAGGCATGGATTACCCGCAAATACTACAAAGCAGTTAAGGCAGTTGAGCCGGAACTTACCGAGGCTGGGCTTAGAGTTGACTATATTGGTCGAATCTATGGTGTTGTAGAAATTCAGAGCGAATTTTTAAATCAACCAGATCTAGTACAGCAATCACTTGTGTTTCAACAATTAGGTCCAATTAATGATATTCTAGTCAAATACGGACTTTCAGACCTTTCATATCCTGAAATAAGTAAAATACCCGGAAGTGCACAATACCTTGTTGTGTTATATCCAGACAATGATTATTTTACATGGACTGCCGTGATTAGAAACCTATTATTCGCCGGAATGGTAACAGCGGTTGGATTTTTTATCAATTGGATAATTTCCATGTTTTAATGGAGACTATTGAACGTGTAGAAATTAATGGCCGTCGATACTATAAAGTAACCGCAAATGGACTGGTGCTTGGCACCTATCCAAGTATGACGACAATTCTTGGAAATACAAAAGACCAGGGAGGACTTCAAGAATGGCGCGATAGTATCGGGCATGAAGAGGCCGACCGGATCTCAAATCTATCAATGAATCGAGGTACCATTATGCACCGCCTCTTAGAACTTTATAAGGGTCTCGAAGGTACGCCGAATCAACGATTATCCCAATTGATATTCATATCAAAGACGGATGCAGAAGTCAACCAGTTCAATGAGGATCCCTTAGGGGAAACATGGTTGAAGGCTGGTTGGGAATTCTTTCTCAAGTTCTGGACACATCATCCGGAATTCTTTGATAGAGTGGTTAAAGTACTTGCAGCAGAGAAATTTATATGGTCAGGCCGTGGTTATGCTGGAACTCTTGATAATGCTTCCGTAATGGTTGGAAACAAAATCTTAATTATTGACTATAAGAATAGTCGAAAGCCTAAACGGGACGAGTGGATAGAAGATTACTTTTGTCAAATTGCAGGATATGCTATCGCATTTTGGGAGAGAACCGGACATGTTCCAAATGGAGGAGAGGTTTGGATTGCTAATGAACTGGAGGACAAACCACAAATATTTACCCTGACTCAAAGTGATTTAAAACATTACTTTAAAGAATTTATGAAACGATTAAATCAATATAATGAAGAAAACAAAACAATTGAAGAAAAATAAGGAGTTCTTATATAACTACCTTAATGCCTATTCGCCAGTAGCCCAAGAAACAGAGGGTCAAAGAATCTGGGAAAACTACGTTAGACCATTGGTTAATGGAAATGTAAAAACTGATGCCTACGGTACATCTTATGCCCTACTTGGAAAGAGAACTACTTCTGAATTTCCAGTTAGAAATTGGACTCCTAAAGTTGTAATTGAAGCGCATTGCGATGAAATTGCATGGATTATTACACACATTGAAGGTGATGGAATGATTAGAGTTAAAAGACATGGAGGAAGTGACAATATGATAGCACCTTCTAAAACGGTGATGATTCATACGCATGATGGTAAAAAATTGAGAGGTCTTTTTGGATGGCCGGCAATTCATACTCGAAAAGAATACACTTCAATGGGTTACAGTCCAGAGGAGTTATGGGTTGATATGGGTCTTAAAGACAAGGAGGCTGTTGTAAAAGCAGGTGTTGAAATTGGAAACTTAATCACATTCGACACTCAATTAGAGGAGATTGGAGATTACTACGTAGGACGTTCATTAGACAACAAGATTGGTGGTTATATAATTGCTGAAGCCCTTAGAAAACTTGTAGATGAAGACTTTAAATTACCTTATGATTTATATGTAGTAAATTCAGTTCAAGAGGAAGTTGGATTACATGGAGCCACCCTAATTGCAAAAACATTAAAACCAGACTTGGCACTGGTGCATGATGTATGCCATGCGACTGATACTCCTAAAATTGACAAAGCAAAAGATGGAGATAATAAAGGTGGACAGGGTCCATGTTTAGAATACACTGCGCAAAACCACAGAAAAATTAACTCAATGTTAAGAGAGGTTGCAAAAGAGGCTAACATTCCAGTTCAATTAACAGTTGGTTCAATGGGTAATGATACTATGTCGTTCTTTTTAGAGGGTACACCAACTGCAATTCTTGCAACTCCACTGAGATATATGCATACAACAGTTGAAATGGCCCACAAAGAAGACGTTAAGAACTGTATTAAATTATTTGTTGAGTTCTTGAAGGTCCTAACACCTGAAAAAATAAAAGAGATAAATAATAAATAACAAAAACAACAATTATGAACAAAATTAATCAATTTTTTGCAACTCATGGTTCTAAAGTAATTGCAGTGCTCCTAGTACTTGTATATTTTAAATCATGCAGTATCGATTCTGAGGTAACAACCTTAAAGAAAGTTACTAAAGCAAACACTGAAATTATTAATCAACTTCCAACATCAAAAGATGTTAAAATTGAAGGATTAAACGCTGAGAAGAGAATGATTCAGGCAACGGACAGAAAAATTCTAGATGTTCAAAGACAAAATCAAATCGAAGCAGAAATAGAAGTACTGAAGAAATCTAAGTAATGGCTATTGAGAAAAAAACCCATGGATTTGGCAGCGATCTAGCGAAAGCTGCCAAACTCATTAAAGCAGACATTGCAGCCGATAAGATTGCAAAGGCCTTGGGTTATGAGGATTGTGGATGTGCCGGCCGAGCTGAGGCCCTAAACGATCCAAATCTATTAGTTAATAAGATTTTTTATAAAAACCAAAAAACCGATGAAATCAACGAAGAACAAGACAGTTAACGCATTTATAATTGGAACATTCGTTTCGCTCTATTTGTTAGTTAGTATCATATCAACAATTCACGTAATTGACTTTTTTAGACTTTCAAATCCAGAATGGTTAGCAATATCATTGGCAATTGGATTTGAATTAGGAGCTGCCGCTTCCCTAGCTGCTCTTATTACCCTGGACAAAATGAATAAAACCATGGTATGGGCCCTATTCATCGTAATTACCGGAATGCAAATGCAGGGAAATATGTACTATGCGTATACCCACATTGCAGATTATCAGGGTTGGGTAGAATTATTTAATATTGTAGAATGGGAACCTATATCACAAAAAAGATTACTAGCGGGTGTTTCAGGAGCAATCTTACCACTTGTAGCACTTGGGTTTATAAAATCATTGGTAGATTATATTAAACCAGAGGATGAAGTAACACCAATCCGGGTTGAAGACTTAGACGTAATTGCCGAAGAGATTAATCATCCTCAACCAACTATTGAGGAAGAGGTTGAATCAATGAGAAGGGTTGTTGATTCGTACGATTCTCTACAAGAAGAGATAAAAGATTGGGATGTTACTTTAGGAGATGGAATTGAAGATGAACTCGAAGAGGAAATTGATGGCTTAGAAATGGGTCAAATCATCACTGAAGAATCCACGCCAATAGAAGTCGATGTTATAAATGTCAGTGAAGAAGTTTTAGAAGGACCTATAGGAAATAATGGTCCTGATGATTCTGGACTAATAAATTCTATTGAAGCTCCAGAAACTATGAAAGTCTACGACAAAAATACAAATAATTACGTACCTATTAAAGAAAAGTGGGTATGCTAGCAGAAGTCCTATTTGAAAAGGTAAAACTACCAAAACCATATATTAGCAAAAAACTAGAAGCAAATACACTCAGAGCAGTTTTGGATTCAACGCACCAAACCGCCTATAGACTCTATATGATTGCAAATGGAGTTAAAGAACTTCAAAAATTTGCATCAATAACAAGTGACGAGTATATTCTAACCGCAAATGTTGTTACAGAGTGTGGATTCACTGGAGAGGCCAAAGACCAAATTTGGAGCATATTACACCTACAAACTCTCTTACTTAAAAAACCAAAGTTTATTGTAAGATGTGAATTGGTTCATTTGATGTCAAATAAAACCGTCTACCGATGTGTATTTGAACATAAAAATCCTGAAGAGATTTACAATCAGGTACAAGAGTGCATAGATAATTTAAAAAACATATTAGAATGAGAAATTTATTAAAAAGAGGAGACACTGGCGAAGACGTTAAGTTGTTACAAAAAGCCCTAGGTGTTAAAACTGACGGTACATTTGGACCTGGAACGGAATTGGCAGTTAAGAATTTTCAAGGAAGTCATGGATTACGTATCGACGGACTTGTAGGTCCTACTACACAAAAAATGATTTTTGGTGAAGAACTTGAAAAACATTTGGACAGTGAAATTACACTGAACAATTTTGAAATTTATTATCTTGAGAAAGATGAGTACCATGCAGGTCCAAACAAGCCAGAGTACTTATTCCTACATCACACCGCCGGTGGAGAGAATCCATTTGCAGTAGTAGACCAATGGAATGATGATACTCGAGGTAGAATTGGAACTGAATTTGTAATTGGAGGACCATCAGTTAATGGTAAAAGTACAAAGTATGATGGCGTTATTGTAAAATGTATTCCAGACGGAGGATTTGCAGCCCATTTAGGAGACAATGGTTCCCAAAGTATGCATAATAATTCAGTTGGAATTGAAGTATGTAACTTTGGACCCTTAACAAAGGTTGGAAATGTTTTCAAAACTTATGTTGGGACAATTGTTCATCCGGATCAAGTATGCGACTTAGGATTCAAATTCAGAGGTTCACAATATTGGCACAAATATTCAGAAGCACAAATTGAAGCACTTAGAGAACTAATACTATTCATTAAAGATCGTAATGGTATTAATATCAAAAAAGGACTTGTTGAATGGTTGAACTCTAAAACACCAACCGAAGCATTTGAATACAGTCAAGATGCATGGGCTGGAAAGGTAAAAGGTATGCTAACACATACAAATACTCGTAAAGACAAGACAGATTTGTCACCTCAACCAGAGCTGATTAAAATGCTAAAATCAATATAGGGTGAAACTATACTAAAAATATTAATATAATAATTTTAAACTAAAACCAAATTAAAATGGCAAAACCAAGTGTATTAGACCAGAATCCAGAATCTGAAAGAGTTTTCACTGAAGATTCAGTTTTGGCAAATGAAGGACCTCAAGCTGATTATCCAGAATCTGGACCTGAAGTTGAACAAGTAACCCCGATCTTCGAACAAATTGAAGGTATGAATCCGGGTGGTGCAGTAAATGTATTAATCCAAGCTGCTCAAATGGCACAATCTGCTGGAGCTCTTACCTTAAGAGACTCTGTTATGGTTGCTCAAGCAATTTCAGTTTTACAACCAGGTTCTATATAAGAATCTGTCCGGATTAGATTTTAGAAAAGACCTTAAGCAATTAAGGTCTTTTTTGTTTTTAAATTGTTAATAAATATAATGAAACAAATAGGACCAAACCTATATAAATTATAAATCTAACGAATGGAAACTATTAAAACCACCGTCAAAGAATTCTTAAGTTGCTTCAATCAATTCAAATTTAATGTAATTAATAAAGAAAAGACTACTGAAAAGACTAAAGCGCCTAGGGACACTGAATCGTACAAGCAATCTGATGCCCATTTGTATAGAATGTTACAAGCCGCAAAGAAGGAATTATCCGCTGCAAGAAAATTATGCAAACATGGTAAGATTACTACAGATGAACTTTTTGATTATGAATGGAGAGTAACAGAATTGGAGCAAGAAATCAAAGACCTAAAAGATTTCACAGATAACGAGAACGTTTAATTTTTAAATATTACATAAATGATTATAGAAGAAACATTACAAGAAACAGTAACTAGATTTATCAATAAAGGTGTTTACCAAACCAAAATATTATCAACTGAATTACCGTCCGTTGTTATTTGGTCAAAATCTAGAAAATGTCTTGTAGGTGGTAAAGGACAACCTGATTCTCTAGAAATAGTCGATGATGGTAAAGGAAATAAAAAAGCTACGTATGATAATAATATCTTTGTCTCATTACAAAATAGAAGCGAATTAACTGAATCTGACGTGAAAGAAATAAATGAATCTGAAGGAATTATTGTCACTAATGCAACTTATGGTAAACCTTACTTTAGATTTGGATTTATACCAAATTAATAATAATGAGAACGTTTAATTTTTAAAACATATATAATGGTTAACAAAATCAAGGCAATCTTTGCCGCAATTGGCTCTATTGGAGTCCTAATGTTTGTAGTTAGTTGCATCCTATGGCTTTTTACGTACTACCCAGGCCCTACAATAGAATTCCTTATTGTCTCATGGTTTGCATATTGGGGATATAAGGCATACAAATTCTTTCTAAATTATTTTAACAACGAGTCTAAAAACGAACAAATCAATAGTTAAATGGAACTAAATAAGAAATACATTGAATTTATGCTAGATAATGTTATTGGCTCTAGCATAAAGGTTCAATTGCCAAAACCCCAAGAGGCTGGAAAGGTGATGTGGGTTAAACTTGGCCCTGTCGTTTACATGAATGTTGACCTGGAAGTTATTGAAAAATACAGTCGTTCTGTTAAATTCAAATTGAAATTTGACAAATACGAAATTGAGGAATTGATATTCCTTCCTGTAGAATCGGCTCCAATGAGCATCAAATCAAAGTTAATTAGCAAGATTGAAAAATTGGTTTTTAAAACCTTTCTTGACGATGGAAGACGTGATGATATTGTAAAAATGTACGAAGACAAGAGGGCTAATATGTTTACCAATATATCAAAGTTGACTGGTAAAATTATAGAAAAAGATGCTCCAACATTTCAAATGTTGAAGTACGCTGACATTAAACATTGCCCACATATAGGTCTCTTAAACTTTGAAGGTGACCTTTTTAGAGCCTATGATTTATTGGATGGTAGATTTACAATAGTAGACGAAAAACATAAAGATGTAACCACTACGGATGCCCATGGAATCTTAGAGTACATGGAAGGCCCAGGAAAACCAATTGTAAATTATGATGGAAAGACTTGGATTATACCGGAACAACACGAGAATGCCAGACCAACCAAGGATGCTCTTTACAAATTTCTTAAGTTAGAACTTTTAGTAGAATAAAAATGAACAAACTAGATAGGCAATACACAGACCTCTTACAAACCATCCTAGAACATGGTGTTGATAAGAAAGACCGAACTGGTACAGGAACAAGAAGTATTTTTGGTTATACTATCCGACATAATATGAAAGATGGTTTTCCACTTCTTACAACCAAGAAAATGCCATTCAAAACAATCGTAACAGAACTTCTTTGGTTCCTACGAGGTGATACTAATATAAAGTATTTGGTTGATAATAATTGTCGCATTTGGGATGGTGATGCTTATAAACGATATGAGAATAGTTATGCTGCTTGGGTTGTAAATTCTTCGTGGTCAAATAATGCTGAGCCTTGGGATATGGAAAACTTTATTCGACTAATAAAAGAAGACGAGAGGTTTTGTTCTATATTTGGTGAGTTAGGTCCAATTTATGGTAAGCAATGGAGAAAATGGAAATCTAATAGAAAAGACACTTCAATCGAATCTGATAATTATATGGAGTTTAAACAAATAGACCAAATCCAAAACCTAATCAGCGACCTTAAAACAAATCCAGACTCAAGACGTTTAATGGTTAATGCTTGGAATGTTGGAGAGTTAGACCAAATGGTGCTTCCACCATGTCATTATGGCTTTCAAGTTTATACAAGAGAATTGACTGAAAGCGAAAGAATTAAGTTATTAGATATTAGAGAAAATGCAAATAGAAATACTTTTGCTGAACGAGAGGGCTTTATGTCGTATGTTTTAGATAAACATAACATTCCAACCAGAGCAATCTCTCTAATGTGGAATCAACGTTCAGTAGATACATTCTTAGGTTTACCATTCAACATTGCATCTTATGGATTGTTATTGGAAATTATTGCAAAAGAAGTTAATATGGTTCCTGACCAGTTGATTGGAAATTTAGGTGATGTTCATTTATATTCAAACCATATTGAACAAGCCAAAGAACAAATTGGAAGAAAATATACTCACGAGGAAAGAACAGAATTGTTAAAACAAGCGATGGGTGAAGAAAATTATAATAAAGCGGTTGATGAATTAATGCCGTTCGGAGGAGGATTAAGCGGGTACTATGAATCTTACGGGATTCCTTATAATACCAGAGAACCTTATGCATTACCAACATTCGACTGCCCGGCAATAGATGAAATTCCTCATACAACATTTGATGAGTTAGTTTTCAAATTACAACCATGTGATTTTTACATGGACGATTATGTTGCACATCCAACTATCAAAGCACCCTTAAGTAACTAAATATGAAGAAAATTTTAAACACAATTGGAATTCTTGTTTTGGTTTTATTACTAATCTTTGGAGCATTCGCATTCGGTCATGAATTAAAAAAAGCAGCAGAATTAAAAGAGCATAGAGCGCATGTAAGATTTGAAAGAGATAGTTTACAGGTTGAAATCTATAAAAAACAACTATTAAAGCACCCTTAAGTAACTAAGATGAAAATCAAACCTAGAAAAATTTATAAAGAATACAAAGACGCAACTGCTCTTGAGATTTGGGAAGGTGTTAGAGACAATTTTACGTTTGCTTTCATTGGAGCCACTCTAGTTGTATTTATTGCAACCAAAACTGATATTGCAGTCTTATTTGGTTATTTGGCGTATTATGCATTTATGGGTCGAATATTGAATAGACCTAAATATGTTACGGACCTTGGAAAATTGATAGTGTTTCCAGTTCCATCTGCTATTGGAGCCTTTGTTGGTTATAAATTAAGTTACATCATATTAAATTACATATAATGGCAAAGAAACCACAACTTACCGAATTTCATTACCATGAGGCTCTTGATAGAGCCTATATGATAGGAGATATTATTGATCGTCACATGATACAGCATCCTGTTTGTAAACTTGACAAAGAGGTTAACCAATTGGTTGAAGAGGCCGCAATGAAAATCTTTGAAGCATATCAATTATTAGGACATCGTAGCGTTGAGCTATTTCCTGATGATATATAATACATGAAAACATTTAACGAATTTATAATTGACGAGTCTAAAACAATTGGCTTAGAAGAGACAGAACCTAATAATGAAATTAATCCAGTTGAACCTGGAGATGGTGAAGATGAAAGATTGGTAAAAATCCGACAATTCAAAGGAAAGGTTTCTGACTACGCAAGCTATTGGGAAGACCGAATTAATAAAGGCTAATATGAAAATTGATGAATATTTTGACAAAGTATATCTTCTCAATCTAAATAGGAGAAAAGACAGACTTAAAACATCAACCAAAAAACTTGAATATTGTGAAATAGAATTTGAAAGATTTGCAGCCATCGATGGGCAAGTACTTCAAAATGTATGGGAAACTTTTAATAGTAAACCACACAATCTACAAAATCCAAACTATTTGGCATGCGCAATTTCACATCTATCAATATATAAAGATGCCCTAGATAATGGCTACTCTAAGATTCTTATTATTGAAGATGACTGTAGTATAAGAAAGAGTGCAAATGCTGAATTTAACAATATTGTTGATACTCTTCCAGACTGGGAATTATTGTACTTTGGATTTATACCCTTAACAGATGATTGTAGTCAATGGACCTATAACGAATTCAATATACCAATAAAAAATATAGCACAGTCTAAAAACTTTTGGGGATTGTATGGTTATGGAATAACTTCTGATTTAATGCAGGAAGTAGTTGAAAGATACAATGCTGACTTTTCTATGGAATTAGACCGGTTTTTTGTAAAAGAGATTCAACCTCGAGGAAAATCATACGGAATTATACCACAGATTTTTGCAGCGGAAGACGGATATTCAGACAATAGTTTGACAGTAGAACGTGGAATGATGGAACGTTCGGTAGACAGGAGATTTGGAAGTCTAACTGACTACTTATAAAATATTAATATAAAAATGGCAGAAGAGACGGTAAATACAATAATACAAACACTTATTGCAGAATGGGGATGGACCATCGCAGTTGCAATGATTACTCTTGCCCTAAAAGATTCAGTTCTTAAACTATGGGAAGGGTTAATGTTCCTATATGGAAATGATTTTAACATCGATGACATTGTTTGGATTAATGGAAACAAAAAAGCTAGAATTGTCCGTCAGGGAATATGGAAAACCACATTTTATCTTTACGACCACAACCGAAAGTTCTTGGTACCTAACGATAGAATTTGGACACTTAATATTGAAAAAGAATTACCTAAAGACAGTCAACAAAACCTATTTTAACAGATATATAAATTGGTACTAAAGCCTAAAATATCTTAATACAATGGAGTTTATCGAAGAAGAAGCCACTTTGATAGACATTTCAAGGGTTAAAGGAAAGATTAATGGGGATCAAATTAATGAAGTAGTTCACCATGACTATGGATTAAATGATTTAGATTATTACGAATCAGAAGACTTGGTAATGTTTGGAGTTGGCGGTCCGGGTTAAAAGAATTAAGCGTACTTATGGTACGCTTTTTTATTTAAAAACATATCCTGAAGAAACTTTTTAATTAAGGGATATATAAATTATAAAAAAATAAATTAATTTATGGTAAATCCAATCACTCTTAGTGATGCAGTAGTTAATGCTCTTAACGCCAGAATTGGTGACGAGTATACCGCACACTATTTTTACAATGCAGCATTTAATTGGTGCTCAGACAAAAACTACAAAAATGCAGCCGCTTTCTTTGCTGCAGAATCTATGGCTGAATTAGAGCATGCCCAAAAACTACAAAAGTATTTAGTAGATTGGAATTGTACTCCAGTTTTACCATCTGTTGAATCAAATTTCAAATTCGCTACATTACCTGATATTGTTGAAAAAGCATATCAATTAGAATTAGACCTTTTTAACAAGTACGTTAAAGACTCGCAATCAATTTTTGCAATTGACTTAGCGACATTTGATTTCTTACAAGGTTACAGACAAATCCAAACGGATTCAGTCATTGAGTACTCTGACCTATTAGCAGCGTTGGAATTAATCAATGTTAATAATAAGTTAGACGTTCTTCATTTCGAAGAAATATATTTTAAAGCATAATCGAATAACATGGACCCCGATAGTGAAAATTATACCAAAAATAAAAATAACCAAATCGAATCTGGCAACATGGTGCATGATGTTAGCTCTATTTTTCAACCCTTTGGGGTTCGACGCCGTCCAATACTGGCTGATAGGGATGACTGGAAGTTTGTTACGAGCGAATTTCGCTTTGTATTGTATTGCGGGATCATTCTTTGGGCTCTCTATGGTTTTTCGAAGATTGTATAAAAGAGAAGAAAGAAGACGTAACGATAAATACTGAAATTTTAACAAAAATAATCAACCTGACATTTTACCGTGTCAGGTTTTTTGTTTATATTTACACTATAATTAAACTACATGAAAAAAATACTTTATATTGACCTTGATGGCGTAATGGTAGACTTAGAGAGTCATGCAATCCGTAGACATGGACCAAAGGCAATTGAAAAACTTGGTATGTTAACATCAGTTGACAAAGAACTTTTTGAAGAACCAGAGCCGATGCCAGGTGCTATCGAAGCAGTTAAATACCTTTGGGATAAATTTGACATTTATTTCCTTACAACTGCCCCTTGGAGCAATGCAAACAGTTATTCATCTAAACGCAGATGGGTACAAAAGAACCTTGGCAAATATGCGCACAAGAGACTAATTATATCACATCGTAAAGACCTTTGTATTGGAGACTTCTTAATCGATGACCGTCCAAATAATGGTGCTTCCGAATTCCGTGGAGAATGGATTCAGTTTGGACAGCCAGGATTTGAGGGGTGGCCACAGATTATAAACTATCTTGAAAATCTTGATATATAAAACAAACATAATATATTAATACTATGAAAAAAGTAAAACTATTTGAGGAATTTATCAATGAAGGAAAATCATTCCAATTCTCTTTTGACTACAATACTGATGAAGATGATGTAGAATATATCCAAGACATTTTAATGAATGCTGGAGTAGATGCAATTGCAGAGCCTGGTACATTTGACGATGAAATGATAGTTAAAGCCCCAAATGCAGTTGAATTGCGTAAGGCTAAAAAAGCAATCCAGGCAGATGGATTTGAAATTAACGAATCGACACAAATGCCTAAACCTATGAAAGGTTTAAAGTACGAAGTAGTTAAAGCAAAAGATTTAAAAATTGGTGACGAAATATCAGATGGACCAAAAGAAACTTGGGAAATTTCTAAAGTTGTTTCTATTAATCCTGTTAAATTAGAAGTTGTTGAAACTATCGTTCCCGAAGATAATCCAAGATATAAAGCACCAGGAACTCTTATTAACATTGATTTTGGTCCATATGCAATGATGTTTAAAATAATCAGATAATTATGAAACATACTCAATTATTTAATGAGTTCTTAAATGAATCTCAGAACTTTATCGGCGAATCCAGTATTGGAGACATTCATATTATGGCTCAAGAGGCAGATTCTTTCACTGCATTCCGAAAAGAATTCATGGACGAATATGGCAAACCAAAATCAGTTAAAGAACTTAAAAGTTTAGAGGCTTGGTTGCAAGAAATTTGGAATGAAAACCAAACTAATGAAAGTGAATTACTTGAAGCTGAAAAGTTTCAAGCAATAGACATTCCTAAAAGTGCAGCTGCTGGTATAGAACGTATGATTAACACAATTGGAATTAATCAAGCTATTCGTGATGTATTAGGATTTGATAAAGTTTATCAGAGTTCTGTTGGTATTAACAAGAATAACATAGTTATAACTATTACACAAAAACCAAGAAAAGGATAATGAAACACATTAAACTACACGGAGAATTTATTAACGAGGCCAAATCTGAAGTATATCCAGAAGAGGTTCAAAATATAATTGATGGACTTATTGGTATTGGTATGAAAAAATATCAATTAGCAGCTCATACTAACTATGGAGTTTGGTTTATTGAATTACCATTTACAGCAATACATATTGGTAATTTAAAGAAAATTGAAAAAATTATACCAGACTTCAACATTGGAATCTGGAATGGTTATTCAGGACTATCAATTAGAACAAATATATCTGTATAATGAAAAAGGTAAAACTATTTGAAGAATTTATCAGTGAAACATTATCGATGGACGCTGTTTATATTCACCAAATCACTGGTTCAGGCCAGGACGCTGCACAGAACTTTATTGATGATAATAATATAGATTCGGCAAAATTAGTAGCATTTCTTAAACAACATAAAGACTCAAAAGAGAAATATGATGTTAGAGACATGATTAATGGCACTAATAAGAATAAAAGATTTATGAAGCAATTCATGAATGAGTCAATGAAGGCAAAAGACTACTTCAAAGACCCAATGCACCTCGCAGACGCTAAAGGATGGGTCATAAATCTTAAGCTATCTGATGATGAGATAAAAGCCAAGATAAAATCAGTAATGAAAGATCCGTCTAAATTTAATAACTTAATGGACGCAATGACTGACGAATTAAACCTAAAGTGGAAATAATTATGAAGCACATAAAACTATACGAAGAGTTTGTTAATGAACTTGAAATCCCGTCGAACCGTTGGATTGAGCTAGATTTAAAACAAATCGATGCAGCTGGTATGGAGAGTATATGGACTATGTACACTGATACGTATTTAGGTGCGGGTATGGACCTATCGGCAAATGATTGGCCCGAAATGCAGGCAAAGTACAAAGCAACTGCCCTAAAAGACGTTGATGGTGACCATTTTGCGGATGCATTTATTATTTATAAGCCTACCAGATGGGGTAACAAAATCGCCCTATTAGGAACCAATGGTAAAAAAGAGGCAAAATCTGATGTGGTTAAAAAATTACTGCAATTGGTTAACACTAAAGGTTGGTTTATCGAAGCAAGTCTGAAAATGGAGGAAATCCTCTCTAAGTCAGGAGCTCCAGTTATAATGGATGAAGAAATGATTAAGGATGTAGTAGGAGCAGATAAAAAACCTGAATTTACAGGCGATGGATATTACACCCGATTCCTATCAAAGGCAGGTAAAAGAATAACAAAAAGAATATACGGTAAAATATGAAAAAAGTAAAATTATTCGAGGAGTACATCCAAGAGGCGACTACTTCATGGAGCAAAATGATGAAAGGTGTTAAAGACGGAGAAAGCGGACCTTGGACAATAGTTGCTATTGAAAACAATAAGGTTGTTGGACAAAAGAATATAGACATTAGAGACCTTTTACCTGCTGCATTCGAAGAAATGCGTAAAGAATTTCCAAGAGCCAAGTTTCATATTGAAGATAGTACAGGCGGAGTTGTTTGGAATATATAAATTGTTATGGGAGTTATAATTAAAAATGCTATTAATAAAGAGGAACATGAAGCGCTACTTCGAGGAGATACTTCATTTGTTCATATAGCAGGAGAAACTAATCCAACAATTTTAAAGATTATTGGAATTCTTAGAGAGCATTTTGATTTTGTAATTAAACCAGAATCATATTGGAGAATAGAACATACTCCTAATGGACATGATTGGCATATTGATACTGGAACAAATAACCACATGATGTGGTGCCAAGTTGGATGTTCAATATTGTTAACATCAACCAAAGAATTTGAAGGTGGTGAAACCTTTTACAATAAAGAGGAACCTTACACAGTGGAACGAGACCTTTATGACATTGCAGCACATACATCGTCTGAATGGCACATGGTTAAACCACATACAGGAAATAGAGTAGTTCTGCTACTTTTTATTTAATAAAAAACAAAGACATGAAAAAAGTAAAATTATTTGAGCAGTTTGTCAATGAGGCAAAAGATGCTACTAGAGATGAATTAATGGACCTAATGGAAACCAAATACAAAATTAAATCTGTTAGACCTTCTGAAGATTTTGACGGTCAAACTGAAGGAATTTGGATTGCAGCTGATAATGAGGAAGAGTTAAGTGGTAATAAAATATTTGACTACTACAATAAAAGTGCTAAATACAAAAATGGCGTACTTAAAAGTGTAGTAGATGCTGTAGAGAAAAAAGGTTGGTGGTTTTCATGGAACGACCCAGGAACAATGATGTGTTGGCCAAAAAATTAATAAGATATGAAAAAAGTAAAATTATTTGAAGAGTTCATTGATGAATCTGCGACAGTTCTTCACCAACACGATTTCTTAGGAATGCAGGCTCAAGCCGCAAATATGTCTAGGGAGGAATGGATTGCTCACTACGGATCACCTGAAATTGGCTCTGGAATTGATGAATCAAAGAAAGGTATTTACACAGTCTATTTTGAAGACAGGGATGGAGAAATATGGGATTGGGACGTTCCAGCTAGTTCACCTGAAGAGGCAATTAAACTAGTACAGGACGGAAAGGCCCTAGGACCTTACGACCAAACACTTCCAAGAGGAGCCCGTAACTTTCACGCAAAGTTTTATAAATAACCCTACATACAACATAGTAAAACCCACATTGGGTCTTTTTAGTTTGATATATAATATAGACTAAAAAGACCCAATTGTTGTAAATGAGCACAGAGAGAACCCCACAAGAGATGATTCTTGAACTATATGACCTGTTTTCTTCGTTTAAGAGACGAATCGAAGACCCTAATTATATTCAAATAGAGAACACCTTAGAAAAATTGGTGGAGAATCAAAATGAAATGAAAGAAGAGATTCGAGGATTGAAAAAACAACTCCTGAATCCTTTTGATGGTGTAATTGTGGAGAATAAAAAGAACACTGAATTTAGAGAGGAACAAGAGGCTTGGAGGGTTGAAAGGGATAAACTAATTGAAGAGCACAAACACTTAATGCGATGGAAAAACGGCGCTGTTAAGGTTCTAATTGCCCTATTAACCGCAAGTGGTGCAATAGTTACATTCTTTTTAACAAAATACTACCAATAAATGATACTTGATAGAATCACTCTTAACGTTGCCTTAAAATACTTGGACCAAATTCAACAGAATGAGGGTCCTGTTTTCAATATACTTTTTTCATTAAAAGAACACCATAGCGATGTTACAAAGACTGTTAAATTTGAAGACATTGATGTTCTACGAGCATTCATTGAAAGATGGGCAAAACCATCTGGATTTGAAAATTTAGATTGTAAGTCACTTAATCTTTTTGAGTTAAAATCATTTAGTTTTGATAAAAACAATACAGACAAGAATTTAGTCTATAATTCTGGACAGGAGTTTTTTACAAAGACCGCAAATGTTAATGGTATTTCAATATTAAACTTGAATAAGGGATATTTGATTGACATGATAGAAATCAAAGAACTTTTTGATACATTTAAAATTGACGATTATATTCTACTACAGGAAAATTACATCGACTGCGGTTATATTGCACTACATTTTCAAAGTTCTGTAGAAAAACTAAAACAACTATACTATAAATATAAATAAAAAACATGCCACAAGATAATTTACAAAATTCTGGTGAAAGAGGACCTCAGGGTAAATACAATCCATTGTATCCTGGAGAGCTTGGAAGAGCACTATTTCACCCAGAAATGGATTACAACTTGGACCTTATTGGACAAGTAATTCATGGATATAGAGTGATGGGAACCAACAATGATGGAACCATTAATATCAATGATGATGTTGATAAGGTACTTAAATTACACTTGGTAACTGTTGATGATACTGCCCTAATATTAGCTGGAGCTGAAATTGGTGACTATGTTTGGATTCCAATTGAAGTTACGCAGAATTTAGGACCTCAAGGATATCAAGGTCGTCAAGGTGCACAAGGTCGTCAAGGTGCGCAAGGAGCACAAGGAGCGCAAGGTAGACAAGGTACACAAGGAAATCAAGGAAATCAAGGACCTTCGGCAGTAGGTACACCCGGATCACCTGGAAGTGCTGGACCTCAAGGAGCTACAGGACCTCAAGGGGTACAAGGTGCTACCGGACCACAAGGAACCCAAGGTTTAGTTGGAAATTACGGTGGAGACAGTTTACGATTCTTAGTTGGAAATTATAATGGAAGTTCTGCGGCTTCTGGAGCAATTACGTTCAGTAACATACTTACTCCACCTGCACCGAACCTCGATATTATTGTAAGTAATTTTGATGCAGATGGCGCTAACACATATGCTTGGTTTACTAGTATGGTTTCACAAGGAGGTCGTATAAGAATTACCAGACCAGGTAGAACAACAGAATACATAGACTACACAATAGATAGTGGAAGTACGGGAGGAAATACAACGCTTAACCTATCATACGTTGGAGGGACTATAACTGCAATCGGATCGGTATGGCCAGTAGGTACTGAACTTATAGTGTCCTATGCAAAGTCAGGAGAACAGGGAAATAAAGGTGGCCTCTTATATGAATATAACGGAGGAATGTCTTTTAATGATCCGGATGCTTCTTTAACCACAAGTATTACGTTTAATGAAATTACTGAGGATGGCGCTAATGTTGGAGACTACATAAATAATTGGTATGTTGGAGGAACTCTTTTTATACAGAGTAATACCAATGGAGATTCAACGTATACGATGTTCAACGTTACAGGAGTAACAATTGATTCAATATTTCCATCAGGGTTTCAATACATCGTTGATGTTAATTATCTTGGAGGTAGTGCACCTACAACTGGTGAAATATGCGTTGCTAATTTTAGTCCGGCAGGACCTCAAGGAGCCCAAGGTGTTCAAGGAGCACAAGGAGTCCAAGGTGCTCAAGGTCGTCAAGGAACACAAGGACCTCAAGGAGTTCAAGGATCAGTAGGAACTGGAACAACAGGACCTCAAGGAGACCAAGGACCTACAGGTTCAGGTTCATCTTTTACGTATGCAAAAACTCTTTTTGTTGACCCTAATGGAGATGACAGTATCGCTATTCCCGGAAGATTAGACAGACCGTGGCAACATATATCCGAAGCAATCCAATTTCTAGAAGCAGATTCTAGAGTTGGATGGACTATTTGGGTATTTCCAGGTGAATACACTGAAGACACCCCGTGGACATTTTTTGCTTCTAGCCAAACAACAGTTAAATTAAATGGAGGTGTTTCTATAGTATTTGACCTAAAGAATTATTCTGAACATGTAATAGAAGGAAATAATGATTTTTCAATAATTGGAGACGATAGAAGTATTGGCGGAGGTTTACCTAATGTAAGTATTACAACAAAAACAAGTAGCGAAGTGTTTGCTCCACCTATAATGTTAGTTAAATTATCTAGAAAAGATAAAAAATGTAGAATTTCTAATGTTTCCCTTATAGGAGGTGAAAGTAAATATGCATTTATGTTAATAAATGCAGATAATCAAATCATACACGTTACAGATTGTTACATATACTCACTGGAAAATAACATTAGAGTCTTGGACGAAACTCTTATTCCAAAGGTAGCAATCACTAATAGTATTCTTGTAAATGGTGATATAAATAATGCAAATCAATTTGCAAATATAGTTACTAGACAAAATTACACAGTAGATCCAGGTGATACAAATTTTAATGGTATTTGGAACTTTGAAAATGTAAGATTTGTTATCCTTTGTATTAAGGCAGGTTCAATAGCTTATACTGAAAAGGGTCACATATTTTCAAATAATCAACAATCAACCAAAGGAGGTATGTATGTTACGTTCAGTAGTTGTAAATTTTATTGTTCATGGTGGAAATCAATTCAAGGAAATTGGGCTGATGAAGGAACTGGTGGAATAAACTTTATTGAAATAGTGGGAACAACTCTATCTAATGCAGATGCAAGTTACTGGACAAGTGGAGTTACATGGACTGAACTTGGAAATATAGGTTTTATAGTTAATCGAGCTGATATAATCGATCCAACCATATTACTATTATAATACTAAAGGCCCTTAAGGGCCTTTTTTAAACTTTTTAGGACGGCTTCATATAATATTAAACAATTGTATGAATCAAAAAGCACTAGACCGTATCTCTTTAAAAATAACCGATGAGGTTTTTGCACACTGGAATCTTGACTGGAATTTGGGCAAAACCCATTCAAACTTTTACAAACAAATCAAGAGAAAGGGACTTGAGTTTGATATTGATGCAACCATTTATTTTGATAAGGTAGAAGACCAACCAATTGAAGGATTTATTTCATTTGACACTACAGGAGCCGACTCTAGAGACTTTGATGATGACGGCAACCCTCAAACACCTTTTATAATTATCGACTTTGGTATTGAAAATGGTTGGCTACCTCAATATTTTACTGAACTCTATGCACATCTTGTAGACGTTGTCCGACACGAGGTGGAACATATAACCCAAGGTGGTGAGAGTATTGGTAACTACCAACCTGGCAAGCCCTCTGATGATGATTCTATAGAACGTGAATTGATACACCAAGGGTTTCTTCCTCAATCAACCTACTTAATGCTACCCAAAGAGGTAGATGCAAATCTTGAAGGACTGCGATTAGAATCACAAGTTCGCGGAGAAAAGATGATAAATACTTTAAATAGATATTTAGACTCACAAGGCTTAAACCAAGACGAAAGAATACAAGTGGTCCAACTTTGGAGAAATCGAGCTAAAAAAATTAGAGCAATTCCGGAATTTTAAATATCGATAAATATACAAAAAACCAATGAATTTAGTATTTCAAGGTACAATTGACGTATCAAGTGGAACTCAAATAGATTGTGCGTATGACAATATGCTGATTTCCTTAATGGTTATCAATAACCAAACCGGAAATTATACTCTTACGGTTAAAAGACTAGAAACTGAGGCCGGAGGTTTAGAAACACTTCTTTATAAATTTCTATTAGACAATGGAGATTCTGTTAGGGACACAACCCAATATAAAATGTCTAAAGGTGATTATATTCATCTGGAATCTACTCAAGCCGACACAACTTATTATATCTCAGCAGAAGTAGAATGATACAAAGACAGGACAAATATGGAAATACCAGCACAGACCTTGGTCCAGTATTAGTTTATGACAAATATGGTAAACTAAAAAAGATAGGAGGATCCGGAGGTTCAGGAACACAAGGTCCGCAAGGACCTGCAGGTGGACCACAAGGGGTACAAGGTGCTCAAGGATTTCAAGGTCGACAAGGTGTTCAAGGAGATATTGGTGCTCAAGGGTATCAAGGAGACCAGGGATATCAAGGTGCTCAAGGTAACATAGGAGATCAGGGAACTCAAGGAGTTCAAGGTGATATTGGACCTCAAGGACGTCAAGGAACTCAAGGCGTTCAAGGTAACCAAGGAGTTCAAGGTAACCAAGGAGTACAAGGAGCATTGGGACCTCAAGGAGCCCAAGGAACTCAAGGTGTTCAAGGTGTTCAAGGAATACAAGGAGCATTAGGACCTCAAGGTGCCCAAGGAACACAAGGTGTTCAAGGTGTTCAAGGTAACCAAGGAGTACAAGGAGCATTAGGACCTCAAGGAGCCCAAGGAACTCAAGGTGTTCAGGGAGTTCAAGGAACCCAAGGTAACCAAGGAGTTCAGGGAGACCAGGGAAATAGTGGTATCTCAGCAGGTGCCGTTTATTACTTTAATCAATCTCAATCTTCTGATGTTTCACCATATAAGGTATTAGCAACACAACCAAATGGAGCACAACAAATAGTTACAACTAATTTAACAGGTTCTCAACAAAATGTACTAGTTTCACAATTTTTAACACCTCAATTAGGTTTTGCTGTAATTCCAGGAGGAACCCAAAGATTCCATTTTCATTATCTTAAACAGGCTTCAAATGATAGTATTGAGACTTATGTAACAATACAATTAGCCAATTCTTCCGGGGTTGCAATTGGACCAGTTATTCAAACAGGTACTGATTTAATTGGATGGGTTGATGCATCCACTCCAGTAGAAATTACATTAGATTTAACCCTATCTACAACAGCAATTGATCCGACAAATCGAATGATCGTTAAGATATATTTAATGAATAATGATAGTAATGCCCATGTTGTTAATTGGTACACCGAGGGAAATCAATACTATGCATTTGTTATGACGTCTGTTGGTGTTGTTGGAAATCAAGGAGCTACAGGACCTCAAGGTTCTCAGGGAACTCAAGGTGTTCAGGGAGTACAAGGAGTCCAAGGTGATATTGGCCCTCAAGGTGTAATAGGACCGCAAGGTGCACAAGGAACGCAAGGAGTTGCTGGAGCCCAAGGTACAACAGGAGCCCAAGGACCACAAGGAGTTCAGGGAACTCAAGGAGTTCAAGGTGTCCAAGGAATTCTTGGTAACTTTGGAGGAGATTCTGTTTTAATGACAATGAATGGTTACACTGGCTTCTCCGGAGGTATGGCACCCGGTATTATTGAATTTTGGAATGGTACAAATCCTGCAACAACTACTCAATTAGCTATTAGTAATACTGATGCACAAGGAGGTAACATTACTAATTGGAATAATGCCCTGGTAAGTAGTACTAATCCAATTAAAGGTAGTTTAAGAATAAGTGTTAATGGTTCTTCAAATAATTATGCAGATTATCAAATAAATTCAGGAACCAATAGCACAGGTCGTGAAGTATTGGATGTTACTTATATAGGAAGCAATGGTACTATATCTACAGGAGATTCTTTGGTTGTTTCTTTTGCTAGAAGTGGAGACTTTGGTCCTCAAGGACCTGGTGCATCAATTGTTGCTAGTGACTATGTAATGAAAGCAGTTAAAGGTGGTAGTACGCAAACAATATTAAACAACAATAACAATCAAGTTATAACATTTGTTGATGATTTTGACCCTCAAAACTGGTGGACTTCTAATAAGTTTCAACCAACAATCACAGGTTATTACATTTTGCAACTTGCAGTATGGTGGGATGCTGGAGCCATTACAACTAACCAAACAAATATACAGTTGCAAAAGAATGGTAATACTCAAGTGGCTATTCAACAAACTCAAATTGTTACTGGTGCAGGATACGGACAAGAAATTGATACTATAGTATATTTTAATGGAACTACTGATTATGTTGAAGCTACGGCATACACTGGAAATACAACATCACAAAATATAAATGGTACCAATACAGGTACATGGTTTACCGCATCACTAATAACAAATGGTACAGGACCTCAAGGGTTCCAAGGACCTACTGGAGTAACACCTTCAATTCCAAGAAGTTTTGGAATTACAATGGACGGTGCAGGTACGGTTATATCAACAGGAATCCAAGGAGACATACAAATACCATATTCAATGACTATTGACTCTTGGAGCCTTATTTCCGATGTTGTTGGTTCAATTGTGGTAGATGTTTGGAAAGATACTTACGCAAATTATCCAGCAACTATTGCAGATACTATAACAGGTTCAGCAAAACCAACAATATCTTCTAGTAATAAAGCCCAAAGTTCAACACTAACAGGATGGACAACATCTGTTAATGCTGGCGATATAATAAGATTCAATGTCGATTCAGTTTCGACAATAACAAAAGCAACCCTAATAATACAAGGCTTACAAGTATGATAGCAATATATTTGAATAGATATGATGATTTACCATTAACCTATTTTGATTTGGCATTTAATGAGAATGACGTTCAAACGCTAAGACTTGGAGGAGTTCCTTTCAACGAAGGATTTTCTGAACAAGATATGATTGATAGAGCAACAGAGATATTTGAAGGTAATTTTTCAACTGTAGCATATCAATTAACTGAAATAATAACCCAATAATGGCCACACTACTATCAATACAATCTGGTAACCTTTTAGATGCTTCTACATGGGCATTAGTTGATTCTACTTCATTTCTAGAAACCAGAACTACTGAACAAGCATTAACTACTGTCCAAACTAATGCAAGTGCTGCATTTATACCTGGTACAATAACGGTTGCGGGAGTAGCTGTGCAGGTAGGTACTAGATTGGCTGCTCCTACTGGGACAATGACTATAAGATTATACAATAATACGGCCGCTGCAGTTGTAAAAGACGTAGTGATTAACGTTACAGATTTGCCAAGTACGAATGGTACACTAAATGGATGCATTGTTGGTTGGACTTATTTTAAATTTGACACTAGTGTTACCTTAATTGCAGGAAATCAATATTCAATTAGGGCATTTTCTTCGGTAAATAGCCAAGTAACTCTCTATAGAAATGCTGTAACTGGTAACTGGAACAGGGCTCTTGTTACTACTACAACACAGGCACCTGTTGCTGCCGATGTTTTAATAACAGCAGGTGCGTATACGTCTGTTGGTGTTAATTCCAGCGTGACTGTTACCATGAATAGTACTTCTTTAGCAACTCAATATGGAAACTGTTATGTTGGAAGCAATGGAACCCTAAATTATGGAGTTGCGCCATCTACAAATTATGGTTTAAGATTGGCTGGAGATTTATGGATAGGTCGAGGAGGTACCTTTACGATTGGAACAGCCGCTAATCCAATACCTGCAACCTCTACTGCAATCCTAGAAATAAACTGTACTACACCACTTCAATATCAGATAATTCAATTTGGTACTCTTGAAACAAAATACGAAACAACAGTACTACATAGAGCACTCCTAAATGCAGATATTGCAGTTGGTGCAACTTCAATGACGACTGATGTTTCTACTGGATGGAAACAAAACGATGTAATCGTTATTCCAAGTACGACAAGAACAACAACACAATTTGAAAGAGTTACACTAAGCGCAAATGCTTCTGGTACTTCGTTATCACATAATGCAACAACATACGCGCATGATGGGAATGCTGCAATTTATATACAAGCAGACCTTGCTAATCTTACTAGAAACATAAAAATAAGAAGTGTAAGTAGTACAAATAGAACCCGTTTTCGTCCGGGTTTATTAGGTGTAACAAATTTATTTGATGTTGAGTTTTTTGAAATGGGTTCTAATACACATGCATCTGGAACCGCGCAATATACTGGAACTTTAAATGTGCAACAATGTACATTTTGGCAAATAGCGTCTCCAGGTACAACAATATTGTTTGCAAACATTAATATTACTACATATGACGTATCTAATAATGTTTTTTATAATTATTCTGAATTCACTTCAACAATTAATAATAATAATTTAATAATCGGATTCACTGGATTTGCCGCAATTAGCCAGGCTGCAATTGGTAACAATAATGTTATATCATCATGTAGCCAGGCAGGATACTCTGGAACTATGTACGGATCAACAACAGGAAATCGATTTTATGCAACAGCTGGAAACGGAGCTTGGTATGCTACAAGTAATTCTCTTGGACATACTATTAGCAATACTGTATTTTTTAATAATTCTCAAGCAATACGATACATACCCTCAACTGCTACAACTGCTTCAGATAGAACAGTATTTGATAAATTTGAAAATTGTTATTTTTATGGAAATGTAACTAATATTGATATAATTGCTTCCGGAAACGTAACAAATATGAGGAGATTATGGTTTAACAATTGTTTCTTTTGGGGAGGTAAAACAGGACTTTTAACAGCAATAGGGTATGCTCCATTTGCCGGAGACTATACACATTTTTCAAATTGTACATTTGGAAGAATGCCAATCGGAACTGATAGTTTTTTTACAACTTCATGTTTAAGAGGCGGTCATTATGGTTCTACTTTAACAAATTGCTTGTTTTATGGAACACAATACTCTTTCGTATCGCAAAATTTTTTTAGTACGGTTCATGGTTTTAATGGACTGATATCTCTAAAACATAATGGAACAATCAATGAATACCGACTTGCTCAAAGTAACGGTCTAATACAAAATGACAACGTAATTACGTATAATGGAAATCCAAGTATAAGAATAACTCCTGCAGTATTAACAAATAAGACATTTTCAAGTCCTGTTAGGGTTGCTATTAAATCAGGAGAGACTTGTAATGTCTCAGTTGCAATTAGAAGATCGGTTCCCGCTGATGGTAGTATATACAATGGAGTTGCGCCTCGTCTAATGTATGCTTTTAATCCTCTTGCTGGAAATTTAACAGAAACTGTCGGAGCATCATATACAAATAACAATTTAATTAGTTATACACAAACTCTTGTCACAGGCTGGACCCAATCACAGTGTTTTGCTACACAAAATGCTACAATTGCCCCGAATGGTGAATTAGACGGTGATAAAATAATTCCATTTGGGACTACATCAGAACATCCTCTTTATCCAAATATTGGATCGCCTGCTCTAGGTAATACTGAAACATACAGTGTATACGCAAAAGCTGGAGGATATAATTATCTAGGATTAAGGGTTCAGATATCTGGCGTTTGGAGTGTATCTTTTTTTAATTTAGCAACTGGGGTAATATCAACATCAAGTCCAAGCTTTATTTCAACAGATATTACAAGCGTTGGTAATGGATGGTACCGTTGTTCAATAACTTATGCAAATAGAAGTGTTGCCGGATTCCAAATTATACCAGCCCCTTCGGAACTGGTCACTTTTACAGGAAATAGTGTTGATGGTATCTTTGTATGGGGTGCAAAACTAGAAGTAGGAACATTAACTGATTATGTACCAGATGGAACATGGGAGACCCTGTCATACACAACACCTCCTGTCAATAATGATTCAGTTTTAGAATTTTATGTAGATTGTGATGGCGTTACAGGTTGGATTAATATTGATAACTTTAAAACAACAACATCAAACGATACTAAAAGTATGAATTATTGGTCAACTGTTGGAGTTTATGCAGAACCTGATTGGAGAAAACCAGGTGGAACTGTAACCTTTGTAAATTAAACAGATATATACCTTATAAAAAATAATTAAACAATAAAGATGGCAACAAAAGTTTGGAAGGTTGATAATCAACTAAGAATAGAAACAGATGGTGTAACAACCTATGGAAATGCAGCACTTTACTCAATTTTAGAATTTACCGCAACATCAGTTACGTTAATCTATTCAGGAGTTTCTAACATCTCTACAAAAACTACAATTAATTTTACAGATTTTCAAGATGATGCTGAAGTACCTTATACAACAGAAGCTGCCATTGCAGATTATTTAGCACCACTAATTGGATGAGACGTATAATATCATCAAGAAGAAAACAGGGACAATTTACTTCCGCTCCGGTAGTAAGTGGGAATACAACAATCGGTTCAGTACTATCTGTAACTAATGGTGTATTCGACGGACCGTCATCAACATATACATACCAATGGTTCCTAGACAGTAGTCCAATATCAGGAGCTACCAGTAGCACTTATACACTTCCAGCGCTTAGCAATGGAATATTAAGATGCATTGTTAAGGCAACAAATGCGCTTGGTACCGTTAAATCTACAAGTAACTTTTTTACGATTAGAAATTCCTTTAATTTTGTAGTTAAAACTGATAATACTTCAACAGGGAGTAGTACTGTAACTCAGTTCAAATTACCATTAATTAGTACAGGTACTTACAACTTTACGGTTTACTGGGGAGATGGTACTTCAAATACAATAACAACTTGGAATCAAGCACAAACAACGCACACATACGCAACTGCTGGAACCTACAATATTTCGATAACAGGGACTATAACAGGATTTTGTTTTAATAATGCAGGTGATAAACTTAAAATTTTATCAGTTGGATGGTGGGGTCCTTTAAGACCTTCTAATAATTCCGGAACTTTCTTTGGATGTACTAATTTAACACTAGATAATGTTAAAGATGTTCTTAACCTTACAGGTATGACAGCTCTTAATAATTTCTTTTATGCATGCTCAAGTTTAGTTAAAGTTAACCGCATTGGTGAGTGGAACACGTCAAATATCACTTCTTTGAATAGAATGTTTGAAAACTGCTATAATTTTAATGATAATGTAGGAGGATGGAATACTTCTAATGTTATAGATATGCAAAATGTTTTTGCTAACGCTAGAAACTTTAATAATGGAGGTAGTCCAGATATTGGAAATTGGGACACTAGCAAAGTTACTACATTCAGATTTTTATTTGGTTCTGATGCGAATGGTGTATATCATAGTTTTAATCAATATATTGGAGACTGGAATACTTCAGCCGTTACAAATACATCATCAATGTTTGGAAGAAACATTAAGTTCAATCAAGACATTAATACAAAATCCGTTACAAAAAATGGAGTTACCTATACCGCATGGGACACTAAAGAAATTACTAATATGGGTTTCATGTTTAATGGATATGCAGGAGATGGAAACTACGGAGTATTTAATCAATATATTGGAGACTGGAATACCTCTAAAGTTACTACAATGGGATCTTTGTTCCAATCTCAACCTAAATTTAACCAAGATATATCAACAAAGGTTGTAACGGTTAATGGAGTTACATATACTGCATGGGACACTTTAAATGTTACTAATATGGGTTATACATTCTATGGTGACTCTTTTATTACTCCATCAGAATTTAATCAAAACATTGGAAATTGGAATACTTCTAAAGTAACAACGATGACTACTATGTTACAATTTAATACAAGTTTTAACCAAAATATTGGAACAAAAACAGTAACGGTAAATGGAACTACATATACTGCATGGAATACTTCTCTAGTTACAAATATGAATTATATGCTTGGTGGATGTTCAGTATTTAATAATGGTGGAAGTTCTTCAATTAATGATTGGAATGTTGCAAATGTAACAGGTATTACACAAACTTTTTGGAACGCGTCTGCTTTTAATCAACCTCTTAATTCTTGGAACACTGTAAAAGTTACTAACATGGGTGGAACATTTTATAATGCAGCTAATTTTAACCAAAGCTTAAGCAATTGGAAAGCTAATTTAGTTACTACATTTATTGAAGGTAGTACTAATTTTATGCAGGGTAAAACATTCTATGATTATTCAACTGCTAATTATGATGCACTACTTATTGGATGGGCATCAAGACCGGTATTGGCAAATAAGACAATCAATTTTGGTACCATTAAGTACACTTCAGCAGCCGTAGCCGCAAGAGCAATATTAACATCAGCACCAAATAACTGGACAATAATAGACGGAGGACAAATATGAGTTACTTTTTAGCACACAACGAAACGGATGTTTTTCATTATGGAGAACTATTAGAAGGCCAGGTAATAGAAACTGGGCAACCGCATTTAGAATATTTTAATGCATTGCAAGAATTAAAAGATAGATTGGCTTTTTTTAATGTAGAGTATATTGAAAATATTGACGTAGACCTTCCAGGTGGACCAAACGATGATTTAATAGAGTAAACAATCTTAAAATTTGATATATAATACTTGAATATATCAAATAACATGTTAAACGAAGCTTACACCACTGACAAAATCCTTATTTTCGATATTGATGATACTATCGCAATTACCCCTGCGAAAATAGTAGTCACTGACACAAAAACTGGAAAGACATTCGAACTGACTCCAGAAGAGTTTAACTCATACGAGAAAAACAAAAATCATCTTGTTAATTTCGACCAATTCAGATCACTAGAGATTATGAAAGCGGGTCGATTGATTGATAAATACTTCAACGTACTCACTAAAAACTACAAGAGTGGCGTTGCAATCGGTGTTATTACAGCACGAGACAATAGAGAAATGATATACGAATGGTTCCGCTTTCACTTAGGATTCCATATCGATAAAAAACTGATCTGGGCAGTTAATGACCCAGTCCATGGACTTACCGGAAATATACAACAACGAAAACAGGACGCAATGCGCTGGTTTATTGACCAGGGTTACACGGATATCACGTTCTTCGACGACGATAGAAACAATATAAAACTAATAAAACAATTAGAGAGTGAACTCGGTCAATCGATCAAGACACATCTTGCTAAACACTAGGAAATTATGGCAAATTTAGGAGATTTTAAAACAAGATTTGAAATGGCAGTTAATCAGGCCAATGCAGATCAACAAATAAATGAATCGATGGATTCACCTCTAAATGAGGCAAAAATTAATACAGAATCAATGCAAGGGGAGGTTGATAACCCAGGATCTATTCATGGAAATATGGCCCTAATTGATGCGCTTACAAAAGCTAAAAAAATTGATGATTATAAAACTTTTGCAAAAAACTATCCAAATGGAATTCCAACAACTTTTATCTTAAATCTTTTTGCATCACTGAATCCAAAAGAGTCAGAAGAACTTGCTAAAGATTTATACTCAAAATCAACTCCAAAAGACTTGAACGCTGGAATGTACTCAAATAGAAATTCAGTACTTGGAAAGTTATTTGACCAAAAGCCAACTGGACTTGGAAAGGGAGAAGCACTTATTGCATGGTTAATTAGAGGTGCAGTAATTCAAGGTGGAACAGAGAGTTATGATGTTATCATTAATGGAAAAGATACCTTTGAGGTTAAAGATTACAGTAAAAATAATGCAGCAATCCGAGCAGGAGTAAAATCAAAGGTTAGTAACTTTGAATTTTGGAGAGAGATTAGCGATACACTATCAAGAATCGATAAATTGACAGGATATTCTGCTGGAAAACCTAAATTTGATATAAGCAAATACTTCTCTCCGGAGATGACAACAGCAGCAAACTACCTAATGGGAAGAAGAGGTACTATCATGTCGGGTGAATGTAATAAAACCGATTTTGCAAATATTAACAAATTCTATGAAGAGGCTCATAAGGTTGAAAATAATCTACATGGGTATACCAATGTGATTTTAAGAGGACCAAATGCAGCTCCTATCGAGTTAAGTATTGACCTATTAGACCCTGCTGCGGTTAAAGGAGATACAATTACCTTTCATGTTGCAAAAACCGACCAAACTGCAACGTACATTCTAGCAGAATTGAAGCGATTAAAATATGTTAGAAATCCAAAAGACTTAGAAGTGGATATGCAAAAAGCGGTTGACCAAATACATTCAGGACTTGTGTATATCGTATTCCGTAAAAACACAATAAATATTACAACAGATTTTGTACCAGCTCAGGTATCAACATCATCTCTCTACTTTGTAGAAAGAAACATTAAAGACCCTATAATAGACACTACATTAGATGACTAATGAGGAATGGAATAAATACGTTGACACTGGTTATGTACCACAAAGGTTCATAAAGGAAATAGTGACCAGAATTAAACACAATATGACGCTCAATATGAGACACATTCAAGTGTATATGACTCATAGTGCAATTATAGAATTATATTTAAAAAACGGAATAAAAAATAAATAAAGCATGAAACATGTTAAACTATACGAACAATTCGTAAATGAGGCTAAAAGTTACAGTATCAAAGGAATGATAAAAAAGGCAACTACTGATAAAACAGACAGATTGCCATACGTAACACTTACATCAGATGTTGACCGATTTATTTCAAGATGGGCATATAGACAAGGTTTAGATGAAATTGATTTTACTCCAGAAATGAGAGCCGAATTTGAAGACGGAATCCGAGCAGCAGGCTATGATGTAGTTGATGCTAAAGACATTGAAAAGCAAAAAGTATTCAGTGCATTGATGAAGGACCTAAAAAAATCATGGGATTGGGATGTTAAATTGACTCCACATAAAGATGAAAATTATACCACAAACTCTAGACCCCTGATTTATATTGAACTTAGAGGCGGAAAAGCAGGAAAACTAGAGAATGGAGAACCGATTATCGATCTTAATATTGGTAACAAAATGCCTTACTATTTCAATGGCACTAGTGAACAATTCAGTACTTGGTTACATGACAGAGGATTTGCAATTATTAGTACTAATGGTCAAAAATTCATTACTGAATTAAGTGCTACAAGAGGAGAACCATCATACTACTAAATAAAAAATCATAACAATGAAACACATTAAAGTATTTGAAGACTTTGCAAATGAGGCAAAGAATAAAGGCCCGTTTATCTTTTACACGGCAGATGATTCAGTGATGAAATCCGCACAGTTTAAAAATAGCGCTGGATATGTTAAAGACATGGAGAAAGACCTAGGAGTCGATCCAAACCAAATTAACGACATCATAGTAAAAGAACTTGGCTCTTCAATTGATAAAGCATGTTACGTTACCGCTGACAACTATAATGAAATAACTTCACATGCAAAAGCTGCCATGATAAAAGGTATTAAATTTGTACAGCAAGGAGATTTTAAACTAAATGAACAATTTGTAAACGAGGCAATGGCACTAACCCAATATTACAGAAACTCTGACAAGGAGGTAAAAGATATTGCAAAACAAATAGATGCTATTATTAATACAGCAGATTTTGTAGTACCATCAAGTAAAGACAAGTTACTAGACCTGATCACTGACCTAACAGATGCATATCTAGCGGATATGCGTGACGAGGAATAATATATCACATCAACTATGTCCCGTATAATATTCTCTAACTAGAATGGACCCTCAAATCCCCCTACCGCTTCTATACTCGATTCCCCTAATAATGGGAATCATTATCTTGATAAAAGACAGAAAACACTAAATAACTATAACATGGAAAACATTACACTAGGACAGAAAAGGGTACAAAGAAACTTTAACCCTTCAGCAAACCCAGATGTCGAAAACATTAAAGAGCAATATGCTAATATTATCGACCATTTAGAAACCTTAAGAAACGACCGTAACGGTAGAGAGGTTTCAATAGCACAAACAGAGGCTGAAACCTCTTGTATGTATGCAGTAAAATCACTATTTGTATAATCATGAAACATGTAAAACTGTTCGAACAATTCATAAATGAAGGTTACATGGATAACTTTAAAGAGTATGAAAAGGAATTCAAAAAGAGAGGTTTGAATCGACACAGTGAAGGATGGTCAGAAGGTGGTTATGAGGACATTTGGTATACAGATTTCGAATTAGGCCGTTTTGTTGTTAGTTTCTGGGGACTAAATATGGCCCTAACATCTGACATGTCAAAAACCCAACGTAATAAACCAGAATACGAGTACAATGTATATTTCGAACCTTTCCCAAAATACAAAATGAAATTATTTGGTTTGATTAAAACTCAAGAGCGTCAATTAGGCAAACAAATCGACTTTGCTAGAGGTTACATCGATTTTTCAGAAGGTAAATTTACAACAGATGATAAAACATTTATGAAGTACCTATTTAGTGTAGTTGATGATGGATTAGAAAAATCTAAAGAAATTTCTAAAATTGAATACCTTTCTTTTGAAGACAGCGCAAAATGGGCACGTCCAGCAATCGATAATGTAAATAGATAAAACCAATTATGAAACCTATAAAACTATTCGAAGAATTCCTTAATGAGTCCCAAAAACAGGATGCTGCTATGCAAAAGGTGGAAGCACTCCCTAAAGGGTCAATATTTGATGATGCAAAACGAATAGACTCTATATTCAAAATTAACAATCGTACTTGGAGTGAAGTGGTTCAAGCCTGGGAAGAGAATGAAAAATCTGCAAAAAGCAAAACAATAAACCCTAAGGACGTACAAATAACCCAAAGGAATATACAATCAAGCAAGGTAGAGGAAATGATATACAGAAAGGGTCCTCTTAAAACCATTAATGTTATTGAATTCCCAGAAGGAATGGTAATCCCCGATGGACACCACAGACTTACAACAGCATGGGCCCTAGGAGAAACCAAACTAAAAGTTAACTACGTAAAAGCATGAAACATATAAAACTATTTGAAAACTTCCTAAATGAAGAAACCCAATTCCCAGCACAGTTTGGTATAGATGAACCAGTAGCTTTCAAAACCTCTCAGCAGGACCCTGAAAGATGGGGAACCGTAGTCAAAGTATCATTCACTAAAGCAAAAGTTTGGTATGATATACTGGATGATTATACAGCAACCGTAATTAGTGATGTAGATTCAGTATGGGTAAAATCATTAGCAGGAAAACCCCTACCAGAATCCTTCCTAAATGAAGGGGAAGATGCAGTAACCCTAAACGTAACTATTAGTAATATTGACCAATCTACAGCAGACGATTTCTTAAAGATGTTTGCATTCATGGAATATTGTGGAAACGTAGGAACTGCCCGAACGATGCAGGCTTTCTTTGATGGTGATGGACACTTCAGACCCCGTATCAAAGTTGAAGGCATCGACCTACAAGATATCGACCTAGGCCTAACTGATGAAGACAAGAAAATCGACCTAGACTTGGACTTCGGAGCCTAAACCCCCTAAAACAAACCAACTGCAGAGGACCCAAAAAAAGGTCCTCTTTTTTATCGAGCCCGGCACGTCCGACAACCCCGTCCCCCACAATAAAAAACCGATAGAAATAAAAATCTAAAACAAAAACATCTAAGACACCTTATAAATCTATAACAGATACAAGATAATCTCTATATAGATAAGGATATAAACCCCCTAATAGAACCCCTATAAGGTATAATACTCCCCTCCCTGACCCCCGTTACTGTCCAGTTTTTAAGCCCTCAATTGCCCTTCGTACCCGTACCCGTAGGGGCCAATCCCCAGTCAACCAGGTACCCCAGTTCTACCTTTCTTAACAAAAGGATATATACCCACACTCCAAGCCCAGTAGGTCTCTCAATAGTTCCCTTCATGTCCCTCTAAGGGCCTTAAACCTCTCGTCGAGTTGGGTCACCCTCCGAGGCACTCCGGACCCTCTTTTCACTCCTGGGCACCTCCAAAACCATCCACCAATCCCAGTTCCTACCAAACGGGCGTTTGGATGCACCAAGTGCTAGTGCCCCTGCGGGCAAAACAATTCTGCCTTGCCCGGCCATTGGTCTACCGCGAAACGCACGAAATCCGGGAACACCACACTCCCGGAAATCGCTATCTAATTAAGGCAGTTTCGGGTGCCGGCCGTTATATTATAATTCTACTACCGTCTTTAATTCTTCTGGTATAGCGTCCTTGTCGAAACCGAATAATTTGTCGAAGGCATTACTTTCCCCAGCTAGAGCCTTTCTCTCTTCAGCTAATACCTCGTCATTAAAAAGGTCTCTTGTATATCGGCCTTCGTCAAAGGAGACTCCTTCTGATAATTCGTAATATAGTTTTTTACCTACCTGACCGGTACGGTTTTTAGAGAACTCCATGAATCTTCTACCGCTATTTTCAGAACCGTCCCAGTCCAACATCATCATCGCGGTCGTCATGTGTTTCAGTTTATTAGAACCAACGAAGTTACCACCTTTAGATAATTGCAGGATAGTTACGAAGGTTGTGTAAGTCTTAGTCTTATTACCACCTTTATTATGCTGGGTCATTAGGTCTAGGAACCACTTTTCAGTTTTTGAACGGGTCATGTTACATTCCTCCTTGATAGTGTCATTAACCTCTGTATAAGAGTCGGTTAATACTACGTCCCATCCTTGGTTAAGTACACCTTCAATGACCCCTTTTGGACAAGACTCTGTATAGTCAGAAAGGAATAAGATAGGTAATTGTCCCCAGTGTGGGAAACGTTTTAAGTAACGGGCCATATCTATCTGGTTCATTTCAGCAGAGATGAATAGGACACGTTTTCCAGATGCATGTAGTTTAGAAAGTAATTCTAATAGCACTGTAGTTTTACCGACACCAGGAGCTCCAGCAGCCATTATATTTGTTCCAGGTAGGAAACCACCTTCAGTTGAACAAAACTGGTCGAAGATAGTTCCAGTTGGAAGACTGGTGAATAGGGAATCATCGATATTTAAGTCGTCCAATTTGGTAAGTGTTACCTCAACTGGAGCACAAGGGTTAGAGGTTGATTGGGATGTTGAGGTTCCGTAATCGTTATTATAGTCTTTGTTACTTGTCCATCGCCCAGTTTCGGTGATGTTGATAACACGGTTTGCGTCTTGATTAGATATCCATTCGAATTTAGAGTGACCTGCTTCGATTAGGATGGTATTTGTAGGTGTCTTAGTGTTAACCAATAAGAAGTGGTTGTCTTGAGGGCGGATGATGTAAGATTGTCTGTTCATAATGTGGTGTTTTAATTAGATATGTAAATATAATACAATTTATGGAAACCGGAAACTTTAAAGTGTTAAAGTTTTGTTAAAGTTTATGCAACTTTCTGGGTTTGAAGAGCCTTACCCCAGATAGGAGCAAGTTTCTTAGCAATCTCCTTACCGTAAGCAGAGTATGCTATACCTTGGCTCCAAAGGAAATGCTCATAGTCATAACCATATTGTTCTACTGCACCTTCAGCGATCCAACGTAGGGCAGTAACCTCATCACCAGCACCCATTTGGATAGTATTAGTAATAAGGGTTTGGAAGGCCAAATCAGCTTCCATTTCGGCAACTAATTCCTCTTTACGGTTATCATCACAAACCTGTTCGAAACGGGCGAAATGGGCCTCTAACTCCTCAGTGGTTAAGGCATATAAATTAATAGTACGAGGACGGAAACCGTAGGCATCCTTATGAAAATCCGAATACAATAAAATCATATTCTCACGGTGAGTAAGTTCCTCACGAGAGTCTAACTTGTTAGAGATTGTTTCTTGTTCGGCGTAGTGTGCTTGAGTCATCATGGTGTTTCTTTGTTTTAATTAGATATGTAAATATAATACAATTCCATGAATCCGGAAACTTTAAAGTGTTAAATTTATGTTAAAATTTCACATAAAAAAAGGGACCTTTCGGTCCCTCTATCCGTCATGCAAACGGTGATTAGTTCAATAATGAACCAGTACGTACTAATTCTCTACCTCCAAAAAGGTCTGGCATAGTATTTTCGTGGTCAAATGATTTTTTACCGAATAGATTACCAGATTTAACCATTAGGTCAGATGCATTATAGTCTTGCATGTTGGTATCGATAATACCAGCTCCATGGGTTGCAAAGTGAGTAACACCATTGATAACATCCCATACAGAAGTATTAGATTTAGCATGTTTCATTTGGTTACTATTTAAGGATTCGAAACCTGCTTTGTAGAACATGTTCATGTTTTCAGCTAAAGGAATCCAGTTATCAGCTCTTTCTCCAGCGAATGGTTCAATAAGGTTATGTGCAAATTGTAATTCGTTTAAGGAAGCAGGAGTGTTATGAGCAGCTCTTACACGGTCAGCAAATCCAGTAGGTGCAAAGTTATTCTTACGTAATTCGTTCATGTTTTCGAAGAACTTTTCCATAGAACCTTGGTCCAAAGAATTAAGAGTATAAGCCTCTTGTGCCATAGGAGCAGTTAAACCGTTAGTACACCATTGACGATTAATGTAAGGTAGTACTTGGAAACCATCTTTAGGTGAGTTTTGGAAAGTAACTCCTCCAGTAAATACCTCATTTGATAAACCTTGTACTGCAAAGTTAGCATTTGGGTTAAATGCATTAATAGTTACAATACCAGTTCCTGGGTCTACTGACCAGTTTGTTACGTCCATTCCGTGGTTATCGATGATGTTTTCAGCAACTCCCATGAATTGTTGATTAGATATACCAAATTGGTCTTTCTTAGTGATAGCCACTACCGATTTACTAATAGGGTTAAGTACCAGTGTTACTTCAGAAAGTTTACCACTATTAGATGCCATTGCATTTTTCATAGTGTTGATAAACTGAGATTTAGCCTCTTTAGTAAAAAGAGATTCGAATTTCTGAGCGAATTGGTTTGACATCCCTAATAAACCTAAAAGGTTTTTGAATGCGTTCTTAGTCAAATTGATTTTTTGACCGTTATATTCGATAGATTCTCCATCAATCAAATTGATATCGCGGAAAGGTACTACTTTACGTAAGTTTTGAGCTTCTAAAGTAGCTACTTTGCGTTGTTCGATTAATGAGCTAGAAAGTGTTTGAATTGCCATAGTTATAAGATTTTAGATTTATATATTAATTATTGATTTTGTTTCAAGATTATTTGTTAACTTTTTCGAATGTACAGATTAATGACCCAGCGCCTATCATGAAGGCTACTAACATGGTAGCGGCTTCGTTAGCAGCACCAGCAAATGGTACAATAGATTGAAGAGTTCCAGTAGATATAGAATACGCTATAGCGAACGCGGATACGGCTACGATGGCTGGAAGGATGTTGATGGTGATTTTCATAAGTACATTGTTTAAATTAGATATGTAAATATAATCAATAGTTTCAAATCCGGAAACAAAAAAGTGTTAAAGTTTTGTTAAAGTTTCACCTAGTGCGGGCTCTTATTTCTATAAAGCAGGTCGGAGTCTACTCTTCCTCCCCTGGTTTAAAGGACCGCCCATGTCGAATCTTCCGATTCTTGGTGCTATACAGCCAATTATGTCATTTTGTTATTTTTCATATGTAAATATAATCAATTTCTATGAATCCGGAAACAGCAGGCCCAAAAAGTTATTAACAATTTTCGGTCCAAACTTTAACAAAACTTTAACACTTCAGATTTTACCATGTCGCCAAAAATTGTTATTTTTACATATCTAATTTAAACAGTACACCATTATGAAAAATCTAGTTAACATTGCCGGAATCAACACAGTAAACGTATTAGGAGCCTATGCAAATACCAAAGGTAAATTCAGAATCATTACCAAATGTAGAGCGGGTTGGATGACCATAGTAGATGCTAGAGAAAACGATAACGAATATTACATGACCTACCCAGAAGCAATCATCGCTGGATATAAGAAAGGTGCCTTACAAACAGTTGAATTCCAACCAGAAGGATGGAACACTTATTTAACAGTATTCGCCCGTAAAGGGAACAAAATCGTCTTAATAGATGAGGTTATCCTTGAACACCTAACAGTAGGTACTATCAACCAATTATTCTCAAATACAAATCTATACAACCAAGCACAGTATAGTGCAGTAGGTGCTAAAACCTGGGCTGACCGTGCATTCGTTCCTTACCAAGTCCCAATGGAAGCATAATATATAGACTATAACCAACACCCTATATTATGAACAAACTGGAGCAAATAGCCGAATTACGCAACCAAATACTGGAGGCTAAACTAAAGGAACCAAACAATTTCCGTAAAATCCAAAAACTACAACAAGAGCTGGATAAACTATATGAAGATAAGTCTAACTAGTATAAGTATAGGGGACAGGGTAAATGCTGCAAAAACAGCACCATCCAATACCGATACCTCATCAATACCGGGCGAAATTAACCCGTCACCTGGGGATTCAACAACAGCCCCTATAGATGCTGGACAAATTAATAAGGCCGGAAGTGATGTTAACCAAAAGTCCCAAGAGGGTAATCGCGCAACAACTGATAGTGCACGTAAGACTCAAGGCCAAGAAGCGTCTAAGGTACAATATGAAAATCAACAAGTATCAACAGATGACCAGGCACCAACTGCAGCAACCAAAGAGGAATTAGCAAACACTCCACCGCCAAAATCTAAGGGGTTCAAAGAATCTCTTATAGACCAACAAATGGCAAGTATGATGGGTGATAAAACAGGAGGTGACCATCCAGCACCAGATAGGGATTATGGACATGATAATGGAAATCCAAATGAATACGTAAAACCTCAACCAGAATCAGAACCCATAAGAAGGAATAAAATGGACCCTTATGATAATAGCGGTAATAAGGTAAAGGAACCTCAGAAATTCCCTATAACAAGTTTTGATAAGGAAAATGGTATGGAACCTTATAAGGCACCAGATCAAAACTTTGGTCCTGCCTATAAATCAAAAAATCTATCTGCCCCTAAGATAGCATTCAAATCTCCCCGTATCAATACTCCCCGATTTAAGTAGCCAGGATCAATGCCCGGCAAGTTGCCCCGGATCAATGCCCGGGATCAATGTACCAGGCAATGTCCCGGATCAATGTATTTCAATGCCCGGGCTCAATATATTCAATGTATTTCAATGCCCGGTGCAATAAATCAATGACCCAGGACAACATTTCAATCGGTATCAATGTTTTCAATGAGGACTCAATAATTGCAATATGTGCTATAGGTCAATATGTTGTACTACCTGCATTGAACCTATCAACAGTTGTCACCTGCGCAATAATTCAATGCCTGCACAATGCAGGTCAATGCAGGTAGTTAACCTACAGTAATACCAATAATATCATCAGATGCAAGTAGGACTACAGGTGCATAGGGTCCTATAGGACTATTGACCCTTAACACGGTGGGCCAGGTCTGCTGGGTGCATTGAGTCCCCTGGGGAGTTGCTATAGCGGCCAGGTCTATGATTTTTCAAAGGGCTCCAGGGGAGCAGAGCATGGCCTTCCATCACTCTCAGTACTTCCTAACTAATATTGACCTATTGAAAAATGTGTTTCAAATATGTCAACGAATTATCCCTGGCCGGAAATAGTGCCCTCCGAGCATTGACCGACCCAATGGTCCTCAAATGGTCCTCCGATGGTAGCCAATGGTCCAACTGGGACCCTATAAGCGCTCAATGTTGCCCAGACCGAAAAAATTACCCGGTTCCGGAGTGGCCAAAAGACCAATTGCGACCGATAGAATCGTTACCACCGTTACAAGAAAACCCTAAGGACTATAATTAACCAATAAGAGGGTACTCAATTCCCTATGGTTGGCTCAGATTGACCTGAGAGTACAGTGAAATACTTAGAGAATCTTGAAACTAAATGGTCCTATGAGAATATAAGAGATGTCCATGTCTCAAAGGTGAAAGGTAGGGCCATTCACCGAACTCTCACCTCTCTGAGGTACTCCAAGCCTTCAAAGGTCCTCAAAGGTCCCAAAAATATTCCAGTAGAAAAAAATAAATTGATCCCTATCCAAATAGTCCCAAAGGGGGCGGGGTGGGGGCGTGCTTAAGGGTTCTATTAGCGCTATGTATATTATAGTATACAAAAGGTTGAATTGGTATTGATAATGTATATTATAGTATACAAAATCCGTTATTAATAAGAGGGATAGGAGGGACACACCCACTCTGATACTCGATAGGGGGAATCAGAAACATGTGACGACCAATAGTCCAATAGGTACTGTGTCAGGCACGAAGTGTACTTTGAGGGCTAGGATTGGTCCGCCCAATGGTTCTCAATGTACTTCAAAGAACCTCAACGGTTCAATCGTTCTGGTAGATTTTTTCCATTTTTTCGTGATTGAAACCCAAATTTTCCCACACCTATTGGAGGGTGCACTTGGGTAGGGAATTACAGAAATAAAAATTTTCATCGAACCCAAAGAATCTTCAAGTCTACCCTGAAACAAATGGGAATTACTCAATATAAATCTAAAATAAGAATACTATGTGGAAAACTAAAGAAACTGAAGTTAAAGGCCGTAAGGTCGTATCGATGATTTGTCAGAACTCCGAACCGGATAGGAGTAAATGGGCAGAATTTGCGCCTGAAGAGGGACCATGCGAGAACTGGACTGTTGTAGGAGCCGAGGCTACCGCATCACTTTGTCCTGAATGCGTCCAGCGTTCGGTTAATATTCGTATTCCTAACCAGTAACAGGGAACCGCGCATATTATGTTATTATAAGGATTAGGGTGTACAATGGGTTTGGGTTTTCAAATATATAAAGAAAAACCCAATACAATATGGAAGTTACATTTTGGCCTATGCTAAGAGACGGAATTATCAAATTCTTCTCTGATATGAAATTCTTTTTTACGAAAGATTTTATCAAACAAAACTACTACAAACATTTTTTATATTCTCTAGTCTTAACCATTCCATCGATTTGGTTCATGTATGAATATATGCACCTTAAAGATACTGGAATTGGATTTACGGTTTTTATTGCCGGATTCGGGGCAAAAGCGGTAAACTTTGTACGCGAATGGTATTATGGAATTAAATACAAAGCACCATGGAGCGACGAAGATATTAACTTTGGTACTTATGGTGGAATCATCGGTGGTATTATCGCCGCATTAATATTTTAACCGGTCATGAGAAAGTTTTTAGTAAAACATTTTGTACTTGATTATACTGCAAATATATTTGGATGGCAGTATAATGCACCTAGAGCAAGTCGAATCATATTCCCATTAATGGTATTATCGGGATGGTTTTCAACTACCAATCCTGACTGGCCTACCCCAACACCGCTAGTTTGGGTTTTATATTCTCTATTGGCAACATCCCTATTTTTTGGATTTGTCTATTTTAGATTCTACCCTGCAAAATGGGAAGAACTTGATAAGTTTCAGAAATTCCAATATGGAGTTTTTAAACAAGAGGAATTATCTCTAGAACAGTTTGAGGAATGGAAGCGAATATTTGAGGAATTAGATATTTAATTTTAACATATTATTATGATTAAGCTGGCTAAAAGGTCAGCTTTTTTTATGCTTATAAATATAGGAACGCACGAAACAAACCTCAATTTTTCTATAAAATAATAAATTAATCTACACAATATGACCAAGAAGACAAATACTCCTTTCATTGACCAATTCGGAGAGGACTTAACCAAACTAGCGATGGATGGGAAACTTGACCCTATCATCGGAAGAGAAAAGGAAGTATATAGAATATGCCAAATCCTTTCTCGTAGAAAGAAAAACAACCCAATTATTTTAGGGGATCCTGGTGTTGGTAAAACTGCACTAGTTGAGGCAATTGCCCAAAGAATTGTCGAAAAGAAAGTTGCAATGACTCTTCTTAATAAACGAATAATCGCCCTGAATATTGCAAACGTGGTAGCAGGTACAAAATACCGCGGAGAATTCGAAGAGCGAATGAAAAACATCGTCGATGAACTTAAAGAAAACCCAGACGTTATTGTGTTTATTGATGAGATTCACACGATTGTAGGAGCTGGTGGTGTAAGTGGTTCATTAGACGCTAGTAACATCTTAAAGCCAGCATTGGCAAGAGGACAAGTACAATGTATTGGTGCCACAACAATCGATGAGTACCGTGAAAATATTGAAACAGATGGGGCTCTTACCCGAAGATTCCAAGAAATCTTTATAGACCCACCATCTCTTGATGATGCAATTGAAATCCTGGATAGAATCAAACCGAACTACGAAGACTTCCATTCAGTATCATATACACCTGAAGCAATCAAAGCATGCGTAATGCTATCTGACCGATACATCACTCAACGAGAATTACCGGATAAAGCAATTGACATTATGGACGAGGCAGGTGCAAAAGTCCACCTTAAAGAGGTTAAAATTCCGGAAATCATTAAAAAACTTGAAATCGAGGCTGACACTTTAAAATCTCAAAAATTGAAAGCTGCCGACGCGACTGATTATGAAAAAGCCGGTAAATTCAGAGACCTTGAAATTAGCAAACGAGAAGATATAACAAAAAGAACCAAAGAATGGGAGGAGACGCTTAGACTAAATAAGAAAGCAGTAACTTATGAAGATATTGCTGAAGTAATTTCAGAATCTACTGGAATTCCGGTAACAAGAATGACCGACGATGAAAGTAGAATTGTTATCGACATGGAAAACGAATTAAAATCTATGATTATTGGACAAGATACTGCGGTTGAAGGTCTATGTAGAGTTATTAAAAGAAGTCGAACTGGTGTAAGTTCATCTAAAAAACCTATCGGTTCATTTATGTTTATTGGACCTACTGGAGTTGGTAAAACTGAAACTGTTAAAGCACTTTCCGAATATTACTTCGGAAGCGAGGATTCTCTAATTAGAATCGACATGTCAGAATACCAAGAAAAGTTTAATGTAAGTAGACTTATTGGTTCTCCTCCGGGATATGAAGGACATGAGGATGGTGGACAGTTAACCGAACAAGTTAGACGTAAACCATATTCTGTAGTTCTATTTGATGAGGTTGAAAAAGCCCACCCAGATATTTTCAACATATTGTTACAAGTTTTAGACGAGGGTCGTTTAACCGATACTCTTGGTAGAACTATTGACTTTACGAATACTATCATTATTATGACTAGTAACGTTGGAGCAAAACGAGTTGCAGAATTCGGAGCTGGAATTGGATTCTCAAGTTCAAGTTCTACTGCTACCCATAAAATGCAAATGGAAACAGTTATTCGAAAAGAACTTAAAAACAAATTCGCACCGGAATTCTTAAATAGACTTGACGAAATTGTATTGTTCGACGGACTAAAACAAGAAGATGTTGCTAAAATCGCCGAAATCGAAATCGAAAAGGTAATTGAGAGAATGGCTGAGCAGGATTATGTTATTAAAGTTGCAAAAACTGCGATAGTATTTTTGGCAGAGCGTGGATATGATGCCCAATATGGAGCTAGACCTCTTAAAAGAGCAATTCAAACATACGTCGAAGACTTATTAGCGGATTGTATATTATCTAAAGAGGTAGTTAAAGGAAGTAAAGCCTACACAATATCGCATAAAAAAGGAGATGAGAAACTTTCTGTTAAATAATCATATAATATAATAAAATTATAAATATGAAAACATTCTCACACCAATTCAAACATATCATTTCAGATATAAAAATTCACGGAGAGGTCTCTAAGCCAAGAGACCTCGAAGTTACCGAATTACTTTATGCCGGTTATCAAATTAATCCTAAAGAACCATTTGCTAATTTTAATAGCAGAGAGTTTAATTGGAAGTATTTTGCCGGTGAATTAGCATGGTACCTTAATAAAGATACCAACATTGATTACATTAATAATTTTTCTGGATTCTGGAAAAACATAACAAATCCTGGAACAAACGAAATTAATTCAAATTACGGTTCTCTTCTTTTCGGAGAACAATTACAATGGGTAGTCGATTCTCTTAAAAAAGACAAGAACACTCGCCAAGCAATTGCTTTCTTAAATCAGCCAAAATATCAGTTTGAAGGTAACAAAGATTTTGTATGTACTATGTACCTAAACTTTTCAATCAGAAACAACAAGCTAGATATGAAAGTTCAAATGCGTTCTAATGATATATTTTATGGGCTTACATTCGATGCACCATTCTTTGCATTTGTCCATCAACATGTTTATCTTTGGTTAAAATCAACCTATCCTGAATTAGAACTTGGAGTATACCACCACTGGGCAGATAACATTCATTTTTACGAGAGACATTTTGAACTAGCCGAAAAAATTGTTAATGAGCCTCTCCATGAAAAACAATATTCAATGGAGTTAATTGAACCACTTTTCAATATTGAAAATGGAATAATGCATTTGACTTCTCACGGAATTTCGATGATAAATAATATAAACGATACGATAGATAACGTCTTGACTAAAGAAACATATATTAACATATTATCAGAATATCTTAATATAAGAGAACTATGATTGAGTGCATGAAAACCAAACTAAATATTCCAGAATTCTATATAAATGGTAAGAATTTCGATTCGATTACGAACGATTGCGAATTCCATAATAGAATTGTCGATTTTATCGAGATGAATATTGAAAACGAAACTGAAGATACTTTGCTTTGTTATTTTGTCCATGAAAACGGAGCTATACAATACGCAGATCTTCCAAAAAGCTCATATAAGCAATCAATACTAAAAAGCCTGGAATTCTATACATTCCATGAAAAGTACGAGAGATGCGCTCAAATTAAAAACCTATTAAAGAAATTATAATGAATCACGGAAAAGAATTCGAAAGATACGCAATGCTAGACAAGGGTGTAAGTTCAATGAACATGCACTACTATAAAAAACAAATCGAAAATTCAATGACTCCATATATCTTGGAAGAGAGAGAAATGAGAGCAACTCAATTGGACATTTTTTCGAGATTAATGATGGATAGATTATTGTGGGTTGCAGGACCTGTGAATGACAATATGTCAACTATAGTTCAAGCTCAATTAATGTTTTTAGATAGTACTGATGACCGAGATATAACGATGCATATTGACAGTCCTGGAGGTTCAGTAAAATCTGGACTTTCTATGGTCGATGTTATGGAATGGATTAAATCCGATATCAGAACTGTAAACACTGGTATGGCTGCTTCGATGGGTTCAGTACTACTAGGAGCTGGAACCAAAGGTAAAAGAAGTTCACTAAGACATTCAACAACGATGTTACACCAATCTTCAGGAGGATTCAGTGGAAATATACAAGACGCTGAAATCGACTGGGCAGAATGGCAAAAAGTTAACAAAGAACTATTTAATTTATTAGGAGCATATTGTGATAAAAAACCAGAACAGGTTATGAAAGATGCGACTAGAGATTTATGGTTAAACGCCGAAGAAGCGCTTAGCTATGGTATAATCGACGAGATTATTAATCCTGGTAAATTAAAATCTAAAAAATAGATGAAAGTCCATATATATGTACACGCCGAAGAGCTTGAATACTTGAACAAAATAATCAAAGGAAAGGCAGAAGCAGGAGAATACAAAGTTACGATATCTCCAATATACTTTAAAGATTCATACTTAATTGATATGCCCTATTCCGATTTTGTAAGATTAAACGACCAAAAAACATTTACTTCATTAATTTCATTATGACGAACAGAGAAAAACAAAGAGAATTATTTGTTGAATTAATTAACCATCAACTCAAGGACCACGGCGTAACATACGAAGATGTTAAAACCAATCCATCATGGTACATGGAATATAAGACTACTCCAGAGAAGGAAGAGGCATTTATTAAATATGCTGTCGAAAGAATCAGAGAAGTCCTTAAAATTTCAAAAGCTGCTGCCGAAAAAGAGGCAAGCTGGTTTATTCTACAATGGGGACTAACAACTGTTAACCCTAGAAAAACTCCAAACAAGGTGCAAACTGACGTTTCTAAAAGAACCAAATCTTAGATTATAGTAATATAAAGAAGGAATACTCATACCACCTATTATTCTTGAGATAAATACAGGTATGAACGTCTTTGAACCTAATTGGCTAACTGAGCCTCCTCATGACTATGAGCTAAAATATTACAAGTTATTAGCCGGAATCGATAAAATTAAAAAATTGATTTCTGCTAATAGTTTGTATTCTGCTATTTTAGAGGTAGAGACCGAACTTGAAAAGTTATACAATATCAAATACGGTAAAGACGAAATTGAAAGCAAAACTAGAATAATCACTGGAATCGATGTTGATACAATGTCACTAAAATACGATTATCCAGAAGAAAGCGAGGCAATCAATTCAATGTATGATGTATGTGATATTGCAATTGATAAATTAGAAGACCTATATCGAGTTATCCGAGATAAATGGAGACTTGTAGAATCTCAATGCACAATAACTGAAATTCCTGATAAAAAGCATCTCAACACTAAAGGGTATATTTTTTACATTGACGTTACCAGTCAAAAAATCCACGTCTATTCTTATGTGGAACCTTCATCTTTTAAAATAAACTGGAGCGAGTTTCAACTAAAAAAAGTTGAAGAGCTAGAGAACTCAATTAAAGAAATTTCTAAATTCATCGAAAAGGCAGAATTGGAAAGCACTTCTTATAGATTCTTTAGATTCGATACAAAATTTAAAACAGCCGCCCCACCATATGCTGATTGTATGTTACCAATTATGAAGAGCATGCTCTTCAACCGAATCAAACATGGTATCTAAAATATATAAACTAGTTTCATTTTTATAATATAACTAATATGAAAATTAGTATAATAACGCGATGTACTCGTACTCAAAATTTGGAGATTATTAAAGAATCTATTTTTAATAACGTTCCAAATGGATTCAACCTGACATGGCACATTTTATTCGACACTGCCGTCCTTAAGGACATCGATGCAGAACTATTAAGTCGACTTAACACTGATAATATAGTACTCCATTTTAAAAAGGGAGATGAATGGGGAAATTGGAATCGATTAAATGATTTAATCCAACAAATTTCTGGATGGATTTATAATTTAGATGATGACAACATCCTTCATGAAGATTTCTATCAAAAAGTTTCTGAAACAATAGCCAATAATCCAAAATGCTTGGGTTTAATATTCTCACAAAAGGTTGGAGGAATCGATTTTTCAGGAGTTGATGTTAGAGAAGCAGACCCAAAAAATACAGTTGTCCAAAAAATTGATTTGGCGCAATGGTTAATACATTCAGAACTTCACTTAAATAATCTATATGGCAGCGGTTACCGAGCAGACGGTGAATTTATAGAATCTCTGTATAAAGAGAATCCGGATTCTTTCGTTTTTATCAAAGACATATTATGTTATTATAATGCATTAGAAAAGAAGTCAACCGCAAAAGTTCCAAAAATTCTTTATGTTGGAACTGATAAGCCAGAACTTAAGTCTTTAAAAATATTAGACTATGAGGCAGACAATCTTGAAGTACTTCATTTAGAATCTGATGAGAATATTGGAGAACATTTGGCATCATTTAAACCAGATTGTATAATTACAAGAGAGGAACATTGGAACAGATTTAAAAACATGGCGTCAATGCCACTCCAGTTTCGTAGAAAATGGATTAATCTTTCTGAAAATGAGTCAATTGAACATGTCGGGCAAATAGCATACCAATGTTCTATGGAGAGTATGTTGAACCCAGATGGATTGGAAGACAGCTCAATGATTTCATATTTTACCCCAATATATAATACTGGAGATAAACTATTCAATACCTACCAATCCTTGGTGAATCAAACGTACAGCAATTGGGAATGGGTAATTGTAAATGATTCGACGGATGGAGGTAAAACATTAAAAATAGCAGAATCTATCGCGGCAAAAGACCCGAGAGTACGCCTTTACGATTTTAGAGAAAAGAGTGGTGGTAATATTGGTGAGGTTAAATGGAGATGTTGTGCACTTGCTAGAGGGTTTATTTTAGCAGAATTAGACCATGACGATTTATTAGTTCCATGGTGTACCGAAGACCTTTATAAAGCGGCTAAAAAACATCCAGAAGCTGGATTCTTTTTTAACGATACGGTTGAAGTTGACGAGAACTGGAATTCTTTAACATATCCTGATGGATTTGCTCTTGGATATGGTTCATACCGAAAGGAAGAGTATGCTGGAAAGATGATGGATGTTTCTAATCAGCAAAATATTAATCCTAAAACAATTAGACATATAGTTGGAGTTCCAAATCATGTAAGAGCTTGGAGACGTTCTACCTATTTTGAAATTGGAGGACATAATAGAAGTCTTACAATAGCCGATGATTACGAATTGGTTGTAAGAACCTTCTTAAAAACAATAACATGTAAAATACCAAAACTAGGATACGTTCAATTCTTGTACAATAATGCAAATGGACAAAATACTCACAATTTATCCAGAGCAGATATTCAAAGAAGAGTTCGAACAATAGGTTACTACTATAACGAGCAAATTAAAAAACGTTTCGAAGAGTTAGGATTAAAAGATTGGGCTTATGATGAAAATCCAGGAGCACCGTTAAATACTGTTTCAAGATATGGCCAAGAAGAGATGGCCGCAAATATAATATACAACGAATATGACTGATACTTTTGTAAAAATTTGGGTTCATAATAGAGAATCTGATTTAATGATGGATTTTTTATTAGATAGAGTTTCTGAACCACCCCACTACATAATTGACTATAAAGAGGTGCCAAAATCTATCACAGGAGGGTGGATTGAAATGAATATAACGTATGAAAGGTACCTTAAACTTCGACAGTCTCATGACCATGTAGATACTACTCACATGTAAACTTTTTTATTTTTTCATATATAATTAGTATATGGCAAAAGATAAAAAAGAACCTAAAATGTATGTAGTTAAACCAAAGATTGGCGAGGACTACTATTTTAAATTCGCTGGAAGTATCATGTATGGTCCAATAGTTTCATTAAATGAAGCATTGACTAAAATCCATGGAGTTCCTCACTATTGGCTGACTCAAAAGTCAGATAAAAGTGCGAAAAAATGCACATATCCAGTATCAATTTATAAGATTTTTAAAGATTTAAACGACTCAAAGAATGTATAATACCACCGAATTAAAGTCAATGTTATTTATTGACATTGAAACAACTTCAGAATATCCAACTTATGAAGAATTTTGTTCTAAAAGACCGGGAGCAGTAAAGCACTGGGCAAAAAAAGCAGAACAACACAGAAATTCTGAATCCCATTTAGCAGAACTTTCAGATGCTGAAATGTATACTCACATGTCAGCTCTTAGTCCTGAATTTAGCAAGGTTATTGTAATTTCTATGGGACAAATTAAATTTCTAGATAATTTTATAACATCAAAAATCCGTTCGTTTTACGGAGATAATGAGCGAGAAATTCTTAAAGAGTTTATGGGTACGGCGCAAGCTGTTTTTAATCAAAGTCCTTCAATTCAATTTACTGGACATAATATTAAAAACTTTGATTTTCCGTATCTATTAAAACGAGCTATTGTGAACGGAGTTGCGACACCCCATCAATTTCATTTACAAAAGAAAAAACCATGGGAAAACTGTCTTGTAGATACCTATGAAATTTGGAAATTTGCAGGTTGGAATAGCGCATCTCTAGATTTGATTTGCGATACTCTAAATATTCCATCTCCTAAAACTATAATGGAGGCAAGTAGCACTACTGAAGAGTATTGGAATGGTAATCTTGAAAAGATAAAAACATATTGCGAAGGAGATGTTAAAGCAACTATGAACGTGATGCTTAAAATATCCGGAATGGATATGGTTGATGAAGTACCATTTTAAATTGTTAATAACTTTTTAAATAAAAGTTTTACCGTGTCAGGAATTTGTATTATATTTACATATCAAATTAAAACCTTATAATCATGGACGAAAACTTTGACCTTTTTGAAGACCAAGAAAACGAAATCGACACTATTAAAAAAGAAGCCGAAATGAATAACATAATGTATGATTTGAAAATCAAACTTGCAAATGAGAATTATGATTCGATAATTTCTAAAGGAGTTGATTTTAAATTAATGGAAAGACAAAACATCGAGATTGAACCCGTTGTTAAAATTCTCGGAGACATGTTAGAGCTCTTTGAAGAGCTTGAAGAGTACGAAAAGTGCGCAGAAATAAATAAAATACTTAAGAAAGCGCCGGTCCTATAAGACCGGTTTTTCTTTAATATATAACATACTAATAAAGTATATCAATATGGACGAGGAAATATTAAAGAAGATTGCGGACAGTCTAGAAAGAATCGCAATTTGCATGGAAAATAAACAATTGAGAGAGATTGCAACCTATCGAAAAGGTCAGGCTGCCCTTATTGCTGAGAAAAAAGCAGATAATAAAAAGCAGGCAAAATCTCAACCAATTATTCCAGTAGTAAAACAAACAGTTAGAGTTAGAAAATCCAATTAATAAACTCTAATGAATTACTACGAAACTCTTAACGTTTCAAAAGATGCCACTCCAGAAGAAATCAAAAAATCTTATAGGAAGCTTGTAAAAGAGCATCATCCCGACAAAACAGGGGGAGACGATTCAAAATTTAAACAAATATCCGAAGCATACGAAACTCTTTCTGACCCTGTCAAAAAAGAGCAATATGATAATAAGTCTAGTGGATATTCCTCATTCAATAACTTCCGCAGAAATCAGGAATACACATCAGCTTGGCAAAGTGCATTTTCCGGGTTTGGTGGTGATTTTAGTGACATGTTTAATCAGTCATTCGGCGGAGAGGCAAAAGGATATGACGTCCGAATTTCAATTAGCATAACTCTCGAAGAATGTTACGAAGGTGTTAGAAAGTATATTGACGTCGGGACAGGTGGATTTAATATCAATGTCCCTCGAGGAATTCCAAATGGAACAAAACTTAAGATTCCAGGTAGAGGAGCTAGCCATCCTATAAATTCATCTGCACCTCCTGGTGATATTATTCTGACTGTCAATGTTTTACCAGACCCTGAACTTATTGTTAACGGAAGTGATATTTATGTTGACTTAAACCTAAGCTGGATTGACCTCTTACTTGGAGGAGAATTTGAAGTCCATACCAAACTAAATTCCATAAAAATTAAGGTTCCTCAAGGTTCCCATGATTCAAAACTCCTGCGAGTTGTTGGAAAAGGAATGCCAATATATAACGCAGAAGGATTCGGAAATCTTATGGTAAAACTTAGAACACTTCCCGTAAATTTATCCGAATCTGAAATAGAATTACTCAAAAAAATAAAAAATCAAAATGAGTAGCATTGAAGAAAGTCCGGAAGAATCTAGAAAATTTATAAAAAAACTACACGAGGCCTCCAAAGAAGACATGATGGATGCAATGTACTCCTCTATTATTAATGGCAGAATGGGTGCCTTAAAGTATGATGGAAGTATTAAAGAAAAAATAGAAGGAGTCCAAACAGTTCTTAATTTTTTTAAAGAGAATGAAGACTATGAAAAATGTAAAGAACTCAAGAAAATTATCGATGACCTATCGGTAATATAATATAGTAACCTTTTTAGGCCGGTTATACCAGAAATAGCCATCTATTAATATATACTATATGCAACAATTGTTGCTTTAAAAACATTACGGCAAGATGGGAGATATAACAGGGGAGGAAAGAGATTCTCTGATGAGGTCCAGCTACTACATACTTACTAGAAATTTTACAAAAACCATTAATAGATTTGTTGTTTATAATGATGGTAGTCACACAATAGACATTCCGCACGGAATCGGGCAGCGAAGTAAATTCGTAGATGTCCTAATAGAATATTTTGTTGAGTTAGAGGAATATGAAAAATGTGAATCGCTCAAAAAATTAAAAGAGCTAGTCATGATGACTGGCGACTAAATATATACAAATTTGTATGCAAAAAAGAACGGTGGAAAGTAAATCAAGGTCAACTAAGGCAAAACCAAAAACTACAACTTCTAATCCGGTTGGAAGACCTAAAAAGACAGTAGTTAAAGAATTAGATTTGGTAGGAGTTCAATTAAAACCAGGACAATATGATTATTTTGAAAAAATTAAAAAGAATGAAATAACATTCTGTTCAGGTCCAGCAGGTACTTCAAAAACATTTACTGCATGCTACACTTCACTATGGTTACTAGCAACTCAAGCAGTTTCAAAAATTATATTATGTAAGCCAATTCAAGAATCCGGAGAAAAACTTGGATTCTTACCTGGAGATATTGCAGACAAGGTCGACCCTTACATGCAATCATACATTTCGAACTTTAAAAAAATAGTAGGTGACGAATTAACAGAAGGACTAATTGCTTCAGGCGCTATTGAATTTAAGCCACTTGCATTTATGAGAGGTGATACATTTGACGATTCATTCATGATTCTAGACGAAGCCCAAAATGCTTCATTTAAGCAATTAATGTTATTTACAACCCGTATGGGTAAAAATTCTAAAGTTCTGGTAACTGGAGATGTTAGTCAATATGATATACCAAAAGCAAGTGCCGGACTTCCAGGATTCATGCAATTGATGAAAGGAATTAAAGGAACTGCAGAACATGTTTTTGAGAATAAAGATATTGTAAGAGCTAAAATACTTCAAGACGTTGTAGACCGATACGACAAATGGAGAGTTGAAAATCCTGAAAAATAAGAAACTATCTGGAATCCATCTATATAATACTTATAAAATATATAGATGGAAACCAGACAAATACTACTAAAGCACTCCTACTCAGGAGACGAATCAATCATAGAAATTGGTGTTGATGAGGCCGGCCGAGGTTCACTAAGTGGACCTGTTACGGTTGCCGCATGCATAATGCCATTTGGATTTGAAAACCCTCTAATCAAAGATTCAAAACTATTAAACGAACAACAGAGAAAAGATGCTCGTAGAATCATTGAGGAAAACGCAATTGCGTATCACATTGAACATATCTCTCCTGAAGATATTGAAGCAACTAATATCTTAAAAGCAACCTTAATTGGAATGCAAAGATGTTTAGAAGGGGTACAAAAGACAAATCAATTTAACTTTATTTTAATCGATGGCGATCAATTCCATGGATTCGAGGGAATTCCTTTTGAAACTGTGGTAGGAGGAGACAATAAATACATATCAATTGCAGCAGCCAGTATTTTAGCCAAAACTGAACGGGATTCTGTAATGAAAGATTTGGACATTGAGATCCCTGGATATGGTTGGAATTCAAATAAAGGATATGGGACTAAGCAACATATTGATGCAATTAAAACATTAGGTCCTAGTAAACAACACCGTATGAGTTTCATTTCTCATCTACTAACCGAAACTGGAGCCCTATTTTGAGAGCGCTAATTTATGGTATTCTTTTGTTCTTGTTCGGACAATCGTTTATATGGTTTCAAACGAATGGTCAGTTTATTTGGCCATGGTTTAAAAAGAATCCGCTCCTAGTTGCAATAATAGGAGGTTCAACAATATCATACGTCTTTATAGTAGCGACTAGAATGATTGCAGAATATTATGATGGTCAACTCTGGCCTGGTAGATTTATTGGATTTGCAATGGGTATGATTTCTTTTTCAGTCCTAACTTATTTGATAATGGATGAACCTTTAAATGCAAAGACCATAATTTGTTTACTACTTTCACTTGTTATCATTTGTGTCCAGTTATTCTGGAAGTAAATTGTTAATAACTTTTTTAAATTATTTGCCCGGCATTTTCATATGTCGGGTTTTTTGATTATATTTACATATCTAATTAAAACAAAAAAATCATGACACACACCGAATTTATTTTAGTAGCAAATCAAGACATTAAAGAATTTAGTAGAGGTATTGAAGTAGTAAGTATTGCAAAAGGAAGTAGTATTACGGTTACCGAAGAGGTATTTAATAAACTACAGAAAAATGAGACCATTAAAATCTATACTAGAGAAGGTATATTAGAGTATGATAAGTATATGTTCGAAAATGAGGTCAATTATACGGCAGTAACTATTGAATATGGTACTAGAAAACTTGGACAAAGAAAAAATAAACTTTAACAAAACTTTAACACTTAAAGTTTTCCCGATTCAACAATATTGATTATATTTACATATCTAATTAAAACAAAGAAATATTATGAGTTACACAAATTTTGACAGACACGAATTTATGGCCGCTGAAACTAGAAGCGAAATCATGGAAATCATTAGAGAACTTAGAGATAACAACAGCTCTAGAAACTTAGAAAACATGATGTACGGTTTATTTGATGGATATTTGTATGATAACATTCAAATTGAAGCCCTTCAATTACCTACCGAATTAGCATCAAAAGTTATGCGAATCTTTGATATCTGTAACCGTTACCCTAAATACGAACCTCAAACAAATTACTAATATGGAAACTTTCAAAAAAATAGAAGTAGTAAAAGAATTAGTTGTAAAATATCTTAAAGAAAATGGTGCGCATGCTGGATTATCCGAAGCGGATTGTCAAAATGACCATATTGTTCAAATCGGAACTTCAATCTTATGTACTAGATGGGAAATTGGTTATGCCGGCGGCGGATTTGTTCAAGCTGTTGTAGATAATGATTTACAAGGTGCAATTGCTCGAGCAGATGGTACTAACATTCGGGCTCTTAAATTCTATTGTCAATTGATGTATAACGTTGGCATGCCCTATTTTGATGAAGATACTTTAGACCCGATGGAGCAATTTATTAAAGATATCGCAAATGATTATCAATTCGACAAGTCTCATTCTGAATACTGCGGATTCTTAAACATTAATCCATCTGAGCATATCATGGGTACATCTTTTGTAAACCAATTTAAAACACAACAAGTTACTGCACTATTACGTAAATACGGAATCTGGTATGAATCAGTACCTAACTTAGAGGAAGTGGTATTTATAGAACTATAAACTTTTAAAATTAACTTAATATAATATACATGGGAGCTAACTACGGATATTGTTGCATAAATTTAACTCTAGATAAGAGTGGTATTAAAATCGGACGTTCAATGATTAAAAAAACTTTTGATGCAAAAGGTATCAAGTACGCTGGTGAACTTGCCGAAGCAAATATCCGAGACATGATAGAAATCATTAAATGGAACCACAAAAATGGTGTCAAAGTGTACCGTATGTCTTCAAGTATGTTTCCATGGATGTCAGAGTACGAACTTACTGATTTGCCAAATTGGTCAACAATCCAAAATTTACTAAAAGGTGCCGGTTCTCTAGTACAAAAATACGAGCAACGTGTTGGTTTTCATCCTGGTCAGTTTTGCGTACTTCCAAGTCCAAGTCAAAAAACAGTCAATGCTTCTATCAAAGAACTTGACCAGCACGCATTTATCATGGATACGATGGGCCTTCCGGCAAATCATTACTATTCTATGAATATCCATGTTGGTGGTTCTTACGGCGACAAAGAAGCTGCAATACTTCGATTCATCGAAAACTTCAAATTGTTATCACCTTCTGCTCAGTCTCGTTTGATTCTAGAAAATGATGACAAGCCAGCACAGTACTCTGTTAATGACCTTTACCGAATCTATCAATCAATAGGAACACCAATTACATTTGATTACCATCATCATAGATGTTACGAAGACCCGATGCCAGAAGAAGATGCACTCCGTTTGGCAGCATCTACCTGGCCTAAAGGAATTCGTCAGTTGTGTCACTATTCAAGCGCCAAAAAATTACACGAGGATGCTTCTGTTATTATCAGGGCCCATGCTGATTACTTATACGAATCAATCAATACTTATGGTATGGAAATAGATATCGAAATCGAGGCCAAAGCAAAAGAATTGGCCCTACAAAAATACCAAAAAGAATATATACTCTGTGAAAAATAAAAAGATTGAGTTAGAAAATCTTAAAAAAGAAGCTAACTTATTTTTAGAGGCTCTTAAAAAGGAAGGCATTGAAACAAAATCAATGTCTAAACTTGTAACTACATGCTTGATAGAGCGTAGAAAATTAACAGACGAAGAGGGAAAGAAGTTTGCAAAGCAATTAAAGAATCTTGTTAAAACGCTCGGACTGACAACCATAATCCTAATGCCAGGAGGTTCTATAATTTTTATATTGATACACTATTTAAAACTTCGGGACTACTTCCTATCGGACAGTTTCAGTTATTTAAAAAATAAAGATATATAAAATCTAAACAAAAATACAAATAAAACTATGGCAAGTATTAAAAAATTCGAGGAATTTGTTTCAGAAATGGACAGAGCCGAGGAAATAGAACAAGAAGTTGTTGACAAAGGAACTCCTGAAGTAAAATCTGAAGAGGAAACTGAAGAGGAAGCAGAAGAAGTTCAAGGAGTAGATGAGGCTGGAGAAGCAATCATCGGAGATGACGCTGAAAAAATTAAAGAGGAAACTAAACCAGTTGCCGACATGTTAAAAGCATGTTACGAAGCGGTTATTAAAGAGGCTAAAACTTGGGAAGAAGATGCGCATGACGAACATACCGTAGAAACTTATATGGCTGAAAACGCATCACTTGTTGCTGGTATGGCAGCTAATTGTGTTAAAGAGATGAAAGAAGATATGGCATCTGAAGCATACGAAGCATGTTTAAATAAAATGAGCGAGGCTTTCACTAAGAAAATTAATGAAAGCAAAGAAGCTACTGTCGCTACTGACGCAGAAGATATTAAGTAATAAATCCGGTTCTACCGGTAAACTAAATAAAAAGTCTATATATAATAAACATATATAGACTTTTTTTATGCCAAAAATAAAACCAAAAATTCTAATTAAATTAGAATATATAATATGAAATATCATTATGTTTATATAATAACCAATTTAAAAAATTCAATGAAATATATTGGATGTAGAACCTCATCAATTTTGCCGGAATTAGATTTAGGACATAAATATTTTTCAAGTAGTAGTAATGTTGAATTTGTAAAAGAACAAAAAGAGAATCCTAGCCAATTTTTGTATGAAATATTATCGATTCATGCCTCTAGAGAAGATGCACTTTCCATGGAAGTTAAACTCCATAAAGAATCAAATGTAGGAAAAAATGACATGTTTTATAATAAATCAAATCAAACATCAAATGGATTTGACTTCGATATTACAGGAAATAAAGATATAGCTAAAAAAATATCTGAATCAATGAAAGGAAAACCTGCGCATAATAAAGGTTTAAAACAATCTGAAGAGACTAAAAATAAAAGATCTGAATCTCTTAAGGGTAGAAAATCTCCTATGAATGGCAGAACTCATAGCGAAGATACTAAATTAAAAATGTCAGAATCGAGAAAAGGTAAATTACATAATGAAGAAACAAAAAGAAAAATGTCTGCTTCTCATAAATTAGTATTAAGAAAACCGTGTAGTGAAGAAACTAAAAGAAAATTGTCAGAATCTCATAAAGGACTTCCGGGAACAATGTTAGGAAAATCACATAAAGAAGAAACTAAAAAGAAGATGTCAATTGCAAAAATAGGTAAAAGATGGGATCAAAATAATATTGAATGTCCACATTGTAATAAAATAGGAGGAGCTTCAAATATGAAAAGGTATCATTTTGATAATTGTAAACACTTAAATAAATAATAATGCCTCGAATAGACATAGAAAAAATATACATGCAAGTAGCATATCAATTTGCAAAACTTAGTTACGCCGAACGCCGAAAGGTAGGTTGTGTTATTGTTAAAGACAAACAAGTAATTTCGTTTGGATATAATGGTACACCGCATGGTTTCGAAAATGAATGCGAGAGTATCGAAACAACTGGATGGGATTTTCCAGAGCATGCAGAACTTTTAGAGGAAAATGGATGGACACTTTCAACCGATAATTTATGTTGCGCACATCGAAGTGTTACTAAAAGAGAAGTACTTCATGCAGAATCTAATGCAATTATGAAGGTCGCAAAATCGACTATGAGCTGCGAAGGTGCCGATTTATATACTACAACATGCCCTTGTTTTGATTGCGCAAAATTAATCATACAAGCCGGAATAAAAAAGGTATACTACACGGAAGATTATAGAGACATGAGTGGAGTTGAACTACTTGAAAGGGCAGGGATTGAAGTTGAACAAGTAATAGTTTGGAATGAGTATTAATAAAGTGTTTGTCCCGGAGAGAAAGTCACTTAAAGAATTTCTTAAACAAAATGGCAGCGAATTATTCTATTCAAGATACGCTAAAAACGTGGATGCCTTAATTGGTAGTTCAAAGTCGATAGACTACATCGATAAATTTATAAATAAATACAGAAATGAGAATGATTCAGTCTTTTTTAAAATGGACTAGGAAACATTTTTTTAAAAAACAATATAATTATAAAAATACATTAAAAATGGAACTAGTGAAAGATAATGTAAAACAATACCAATGGAAAGCTGGAGATAACTTCGGTAAAATAGTTGAAGTTGAATCAGTCGACTCGGAATTTACAAACTTTACTGATGGTAGTAAAATATACAATGAAGTTTTACCAGAATTTCTAGAACAAATCATAGATGGTGTTATTCCATTTCCGGGAGCTGATCAATTATCTGGAATATCACAAGGGCTTAATGTAACAAAGAATGCTCCTGTAAATACTCCAATAACCCCTGCTCAACCTAAAGAATCTCCATTAGAACAATTAATAAACAAACTATCTAAAAAGAATGTTGAACCTTTTGAAGCCAAAATTAATCTAAACATACCAAATAAGAAAGTATTTGATATGCTAATAGAAAATGCCGATGAAGACAGAGAAGAATTAATTAAGACTATTGCAAAAGTTGCAGTGTCTCAAATCGAGATAGATAAACTACAAGAATATTTAACTGAAGAAGTATCAATTTTTATAAACAATTACTATAATGGCTAAAACAGCAACAGTCTCTAGAAGACAAAGAAGAGCTCAATTGAGCGCAATGGGTTATTTGAAAATCAAAAACCAATTAAGTCCATTTTCTACCGAAGGTATTGAACTAAGAAATAGTTTAAGAGCAAACTCTAAGGCGGCAAAAGAAGCATTTGAAAAAAGAATCATGGACCAAATCGAAGAACAATTAGCTCAAAAGGCTGAAGGTTTAAAAAGTACCTGGAAGGAAATTGGGTATAATGATGCAGAAATCGAAATGCTAAGCGAGGCTTTCTTTACGCTATCTGTTAAAAATAAACAAACCCTTAAAGAGGACAAAAAAGCGGCTAGAAAATTAATGAAAGACGCAAAGGATTCACTAATAGGGAGATTAAATGCAAACAGTTAAGATAACACTAGCAGACAACGGTGTTATTAAAACGGTAGTAGATGATAATATTAATGCTGGAGGGGAAAGTTATGAATCAACAGTAGTATATGATTTCACTGACCAAATTTCCAAAATTAAATTCATTGAAGATTTATGCATCGACATAGGTCTTTCTTTTGGTAATTCCAAAAGTAAAAACCAAATCAAAATTATCGAAACATGGGGAAATGATTATATTCCAAATGACAAAGATAAAAATGAAAAAATAGAAGCTTTAAAGTCCGATCTTAAAAGATTATCGGGCGGCAAGTTAACAATTAATGAACAACCTACAAATTGATTGCATTTGGTGTCCATCACGCAGAGATTTTAATAGGTTTATAAAAGGTACAATAAAAGAGTCGACTAAAATAATCGACTTTTTTAGTATCAAAAATAAACTAGTGAAAGCTGACCCGTACTGTGGAGACCCTAATGACTCAATAATTGGTTTGACTATAATAAACGAGATTACGCGATGCTTACGATCCGATACAAAGGACGTAGATCGCGTAATTTACGTATTTAGGAGCCTCGATTCTGATATTGTAGGTAACTTTAAAAAATTAATTCAATCAAATACTGAAAGAGAATTCTCTATCTCTTTAATCGTTATCGATAAAAATAAAAAGATTGATGATACAATACTATCTCAATTCGACAGTATCAAATTAATCCAAAATGATTAGACATAAACTTTTTTCAAAGGGTGAATATATCAATGTTCTAATAACTAATAATAGATATAGCAATATTGTTTTCCCTGTTAAAGCAATTATCCACGATATTGAGTTTAACGATAAAATGCCGAGATACCAGATCAGAATCGTTAAATTCTATGACGACATAGACTTTCTTAAAAGATACATGTTTGATATGAAATTTGACCGAAATTTCGAGGGTGGACATACAATCTTTAGAATTTCTAGAGCAAATGTACCGAGTGTAAAAGAACTTCAGAACTATATTGATTCAAAATGGGAAACTTTCCTAATGGTTGTAGACTCGGTAATGTGTGTTAGAACCTATGATGAACTTAATGAGTTACAGAATAACATCCAAGACTTCCTGGTTGAAAAGTCTATTAGAGACCTTTATGAACTTACTACTCGATCGACGTATTCAAAGGGTAAGTATTACTATGAAAGTCGAGGAGTATTTGAAGCGCATATTAAAAAATTCTTGGACAAACGAGCCGGAACTCAAAAAGATTATTTTGATAAATTACTATATAGACCGCTCTCTGTCGACTACGATAATTTAGAATAGCCTGTTTCTGTGATATATACTTAAACAAATATATTTAATAGGAATGGCTGAAGAAAAGGGCTTTTTTGATAAAGTAAAAGAAAAGGCTGGATCGGCGTTTAAAACTACTAAAGATTCTTCAATAGGAAAAGGGTTTATTAGCGCTGTTAAAAATGTATCTGGATTAGACCTTGAAAATTTAGATGGTTCTAATCCTGATGGTGTACATTCTGGCTCAAAAGGTAAAGGAAAACCTGTTGCAAAAAGTAAACAAAGTACAGATTTAACTCAATTAAGAGCAGCCTCGCAAGATGCTCCTTTTGGTATACTTAATTCAAAAACAGGTTCTAAATATTATAGTGACATTGTTGATTCTGAAGTATACAAATCAACTCAACCAGGAACTGAAGGTAAAAAGATAACAGTTGGTCCAAGACCATATTCTGCTTTTAATAAATATTCTCTAATTAATTATAGAGGAAATCCGTTAGATTCTACTAAAGATGGATTTATATCTAACTCTGGTGGAACTACCGTTTATCAAAAAATAAATATCAATGACCTTCAAAATCCAACAGTAACTCAGATCATTGAAAGAACCTCAGCACTTACTGATAATTACGCATATAGATACCAATACTCAGATTTTGCATTGGCTAAATACTATGGAAAATTACCGAACAATATGCTTATTACTCTTCGTAGATTTGCGTATCCTGCCGCTGATGACATCGTAACACCACAAGCACTTTCTGCCGATGGGAAGACCATGGAAAAAATCCAGCAACCAGATATTGCGCGTGCAGTAACTTGGCTTGGTGAGGCTCCTGGTAATAACATGGCAGACATCCTAAAATTTTCAAATGGTTTCAATTGGAAAGATGCTGAAGCTGCAGTACAGACATTAAATTCTAAACAAGGAGCTTCATCCGGAAAATTTGGTAGTATTGTTGAAGGAAACAAAGTGCTTTCTGCAATGGCAAATGCCGGAGCTGGTAGAGATGCGGTTGCTGCAAATGCTAATAAACAAAATGCAGACTACGATTCATTCACTAACACATATCCAAATCACACATTCGGTCCATTAAATGTTATTAAAAATGTTCTTGTTAGAGAGCAAGGTCTTAAATTCGAACAGGAATTTAAACTTAAGTTTGAATATGAATTAAGAGCTTTTGAAGGAGCCAATCCTAAAATTATGATGCTCGATCAACTTGCAAATATTTTAGCATTAACATATAACAATGCTCCTTTCTGGGGAGGTTCTGTTAGATATATTGGAGATGGGGCAGTTGCAAAACCTCTAGGTAATTTAAGTAAACTTCGAGAAGGAGATTATCTTGGATTTGCTGGAAGTATTGTAGATGATATGGGTAAAATGTTTAAAGGAGCTGGAGCTGGATTTAGTGGAGCAGCTGGTGCATTAATGAATGGTGATGTGGGAGGAGCATTAGGAGCCCTTAAAGATAATAAGTTCCTAAATAATCTTATTGGAGGAGCCGCGATGGATATGTTTAATACGCCTCAAGGTGGACAAGCGGTCGCTTCATTACTTACAGGAGATCCGACAGGACAATGGCATGTAACAATCGGAAATCCTCTTAATCCAATAATGGTAGTTGGTAATTTATGTATGCAAGATTGTAATATTACATTTGAAGGTGGAATGGGAATTCAAGATTTTCCAGAACATATGACTGTAGAAATTACATTAAAACCAGGTCGACCAAGAGATAAAGCAGAAATTGAATCAATGTTCAACTCAGGAAGAGGAAGATTTTATGTTCAACCCGATGATGTTGCAGATATTAACAAAACAGTTGATGTTAGTGCTTACGGTAATAAAGACCGAAAAGGCGGTGGTAAAGACGTCTTTGTAAACAATTTCAGAAAATTAAGTAACGGATAATGCAGTTCAATACATTAAATGGTAAAAAATTAATAGATGGTAAATATAAATTTACCAAACCTACTCTTGTGTTTTTAGAAACAAATGAAGTAATTGCGGAGCATACTGTCACTGAAGACCAAGTCGGTAGAATTGATTTAATTTCACTACTATATTATAGAAGTGCAAACTACTGCGATTATATACTAAAATGGAACGGTATTTCAAATCCATTCTCTTTAAAATTCGGGGATGTTATTGAAATTCCAAATAATAGAGAGGCTCTTAAATCTGTTAAAGAATTTAAAGTCTTAAATTCAACAAACGAACCTTCAATTAGAGACCAATTCGTCGATACTAAAAGACTTCCAGTTAAAGACGCGAAGAGAATTGAATATCTACAAAGAAAGGCTGCTCAAAAACCAAATGGAGCAAAACAAATTTTGCCTCCAAATATCTTAAAAGAAGGAGATACAAATATTAAAATCGGTAACGGTAAAATCATAATCTAAGAATGGCATCAATCAATAATCATATTCTTACAATAACAGAACCGACTATTAAGTTAGATGAGGTTGTTTTTGAATCGTTTGGCGAAGGTGAAGGAGATGCAACTAAAGCAAATACCAGCAAGGGCTATCTATTAATGGTTTCCATCAATGGGTATGTTTTTAGTGATAAAGATGTTTTAAAAATGACATTGGATTGTAATGGTCCTCTTCCGACAATAGACCTTACTCTTTCCGATAATCAAGGACTATTTACAATTGATACCTTTCCTAGAGATGGAGATGTTATTAATTTTAGAATGGGTACGCTAGACAAGAACTCATATAAAGATATTCGAATTGATTTCGATATTACAACAGCTGACCAACCTAAACAAAACTCAAATGTTAAAGGAGGAAAGTATAACTTTTCGGGTAGAATAAAAGTTCCAGGTTTATACGCAGATGAATGTAAATCTTATGGGACTGGTACTTCATTAGACCATATTGAATCAATTGCAAATGATTTAAAACTTGGAGTTGCAACCAATATTGATTCTGCTGATGATAAGATGAATCTGATCCTACCTTATAATAGTAGATTTGATACATTGGAAGATTTGGTAAGACACTCGTACATTGATGAGGATAGTTTCCAAGTATATTGTATTGACCAATTCTATTATGTTAACTATGTTAATTTGAACACACTATTAGAATCAGAAGAATCTATTGAGGAAGTTATTGCTGCTTATGAGCAAGAACTTAATGATATGCCTGGAAATGGATCAGACGATTCAGCGAATCAAACCAAAAAACCACTTATATTAACTAACCATAAGAGGGATGCAGGTACAAACCTATTTATTGAAGCACAGTCTCTAGCAAATAGCGCTGGAAATAAAACCAAAAAGAATGGTTATAAAAGAACCCTTCAATTTTTTGAAAATGATTCTGATGAGGGACTGGTAAGTCATGACATTGAACCACTTGCAAGTAAAAAAATGTCAGATATCGAAGAACCTATGAAGGGTCGAAGAGATGAAGACCGATATAAAGGTGAAACTAAAACAAAGTATACTGGTAGAAAAAACTCAGATCCAGAAACTTCACATACTCATCTAAATTATGAATATGCTGCGATAAGTAATGCACAAAACTTAGACGAGGTTAAAAAAATGTCGTTAGAAGTTTCATTGGCATCTTTTAATCCCGCAATCCACTTGTACCAAAAATTACCGGTTGCAATTTATACAAATCAACAAGATAAATTAGGTGCGGATAAAGTAATTAAAGATGCTAAAAAAGAAAAGGGATTCGAAACTACAGTAGAAGAGGATTCATCAACTGTTGAACCTGGTAAATTTGTACTTGATGAATTTTTATCAGCGTATTATGTAGTTGGAGGTATTGAATATACCTTCAAAGCAGGGGATTCTTCTGTTAAACAAAAATTAAAATTGTTACGAAGAGAATGGCCAAGTAGAATTAATAACATTAATCCAGAGACTGTTGCGGCTCAACCAACACCTGCAACTGCTCCTCCTACTCCGCCACCTACTCCGGAACCAGTTGAACCACCACCGCCGCCAGAACCACCAGCAAAACCAGAGTATACTGTTAGCGGTAAAATAGAAAGTAAAATCAAAAATTGGACGGCAAGCGTGGTACAAGGAGAATGGAAAGTTACACCAGAAGGTTCTCCAGCGCCTACTAAAATCAATATTGAATTTAAAGACACAAAAACTAGTGCATACAATCTACAACCTGCTCAAGTTGCGGCAGACGGTAAATGGACTCTAAATATTGCGAAAGAACAAATACCAGTTGGAAGATATAGTGTAACTGCTAAATTAGAAGGCCCTGGAGGAGAAACAGCAGAAGGTACTTTAGGAAATACTTCAGTTGTTAAATGGACACCAGATAGTGTTATAAGCGGACCTGATGTTATTAGACTTGGAAATGTATTCTTTAGAAATGAAGTTAAAAATGGAAAAGAGCCAGACACATTCGTTGGAACGTACACTAAGAAAGGTGAAGCAACCGATAATGGAAATACTTCTCCAATGTCTGGAAAAGTAGAAGGAACTAGTTCACAACAAGTAATTTCAGACACCCAAGCCGCTATGAGGTCAGAAATGTCGTAATAAATAAAGATAAATAGTATATGTCAGATTTTAAAACACCCATGGATTTTAGAAAGGGTTCCTATAGGAAATATCCTTACCAAGATCCAACATACCTTTCTTTTGCTCTATTATTCGATTTTTTTGATATAGAGAGTTCACCTCTTCTTGCAGGAGGTGCTGAGGCATTTTTAAAACCATTGGCAGAACAGGACTCTTTTTATGCAGAACGACTTAATGACTTACAGAATTTTATAAAAACATTAAAGGAAATTAATCAAGAATTGCCATGGTTTTGGCAATCATTAAAGGGACTTGAAAGATTACAACAATACAACCCTGAAAATGCGTACATGGGAGGTGATGATGCAAAATTAGAAATTGAAACCTTAGAATCTTTGAATCTTACAATTTCAGGTTTAATGCACTTATACAGAAGAGCAATATTCGACGAGAGAAAATGGACCTATATTATTCCTGCCAATCTAAGACTTTTTAGAATGTGGGTATATGTTACTGAAGTACGTTCAATTGCAATTGTAGAAAATGTAAAGGTTAATGGTATACCTAAAAAAATAGACAAAAATGCAATTAAAGGATTTCCTGATAACTTTAAGCCATCTCTTGATGTTGAAAACAAAAATGCAGGAATTTCTGGAACCGAAGGTCGACCTTACTTTTTAGTAGGAGCAAAATATTGCGAGTTTGATTTATCCTCAGGTACCACTGTTTTTGCTGATCTTAATAAAAACCCTGAAATGGCAAAAGAAGCCCTTACTATAAAATATCAAAAAATAGAAAAGGTTGAAGCAAGAGTATTGAATGGAATTATTACGCAAAGTTATGCTGAAGCTCAATTGTCTCCAGCGCCAGATCAAGAAATGCTTGCAAATGAAAGTAAAACTCCTGCCCAGTTTGCTAAAGATAAAATTAAAGGTAGAATTGATAAGTTTGCGGAAAAAGCAAAAGAAGACCTTAAAGCCCTTGCAGATTCTAAGAAAAAAGAATTATTGCAAAAATTAAAGGATGAAACAATAAATAGAGTTCCAACATTTGAAAATGTATTTTCAAACATTATGAGAAGAGCAGATCAAAATTCTACTGCTGCCCTAAATGATGTGGTTGCTGGAAGAAACATAGGAGCTGCAATTCAAGCTAACGTTTATGGAATCCTACCAGGTACTACAATAGGACAAGGACTAAATAAAGCGGCAATTAATAACTTAGGTAACGTTTATACTAAATAATGGCTACAGATACTGAATTAGAAAAGGATAATCTTAGAGAAACTCACTGGCTAGGTGAGGTTGTTGATAATGCGGATCCTAAAGACTGGGGAAGATGTAGAGTTAAGGTATTTGGAAAGTTTGATAAACTGCCAAATGATGCCATTCCATGGGCAACACCAATGAATAGAGATTTTGTTGGATCGCACCACACCCCAAATATTGGAACAATTGTTGCCGTTCGTTTTGACAATGGAAATCTTTATCACCCTGAATATTGGTTTCAAATCAATCAAAGTAAAGCCCTTAAAGCAGACATTCTTGAAAAATCAGGAACTGCACATAATGTTGTTTCACTAGTTTATGACGAAGTAAGAAACATAAGAATCTATCATTCGCCAGAAGATGGACTTGTAATTACCCGAGGAACTGGAGCTAAAGAGAGACCATTGATTCAAATCGATGAAAAGGGATATATTAAAATTTCGACTAGTGAAAAGATATTTTTAGACTCTGGAAACGTATTCTTAAGTAACACTGGAGAGGCAAGCGAAAATGAAGATGAACCTACAGTACGTGGAGTTTCTCTAGAAAAATGGTTAAATAAATTATTGGATGACTATAAAGCACATATCCATCCAACGCCAACTGGTCCTTCAGGACCTCCTTCACCACCGACTCCTTCGACTGTTTCAAGTCTTAAGAGCTCACATATTACATACCAGCAAAAGAATAAATAATTGGGATAAATATCCTATAAATTAAATCAATATGCCTGCACAGTGGCCAATATTCATTAATAATCTTTCCAAAAAACTGGCCAGTAGAACTTCTAAGGGTCCAGATGATATTGGCATGTTTGTTGCTAACGAATATTATAAGGCCGTAAAAACTGCTCAAACTCCATTTGGAAACATCCATAAGTCTGGACAAAAACCAATTCTTGAAGAGGGATTTAAAAAGGCATTCAATATGCTATTCAAATCTCTTGAACCCCAATTAGAAGATAAATTTGGAAACCCACTATATGATGATATGCTTGAAAGACTTCCTGGAGTAGATTTAAGTGTAAATCCAGACTGTGATTTTGAGGAGTGGACTATTAAAAACAAGGAAACAATAGAACCTTTTCAGTTTTATCCGCTATTTCCTACAACATGTATAATTCCAAAACCTCCAGTTGTTGAAACAAATCTCTATGGAGATATTGACATTACTTCTGAAAATATCGACAATCAGCCAGATTTGAGATATGTCACAATGTCCGTTATTGGCGGGGATGGAACTTCTCCATACGAATTTACATATTCATTAAATGGAGAAATACAACCGGTATTGACTTCAGATAGCGCAGGAGTTGTAAGGTTTTTGGCTCCTACGGATCCTGGTAAATATGAGTATACTTTTATTAGTGCAATGGATGCTTCTAAAAAAGCAGAAATTAAAAATATAGATAGAAGTGCTTCTATTGAAATAAAAGAGGATTCAAAGGCGGTTGAAATTAAAGTCGACCCACCAAAACCACATCAACTTGTAAAACCAATGACTGAGGCGGAACAAATCGATGAAATCGCTAATAGAGTTTACTATCAAAATGATGGAAGCGAAGAGTATTTAGATTGGGTTGAAAGACTTCCATATCATGGTAAATTTGCAACTAAGGTAAGCAAAAAAGTTTTGGAACTTCTAGACAAAGAAACTGCAGATATAAAAAAGAGCACTGGACTTAGTGGAATACCTAAATCAAATGCAACTGGAACAGTAAGTGTTAATAGTTTTAATTATGAAGATAGAATACGATCAGCCCGTGATAGTTATCGAAAATTAAGAGAAAAGTTTGATAAGTTAAATGCAAAAGATAATAAGCCATCAATCGAAAAGCGGTATGCATGGGTTGAAGTACTTCAATCTGAAATTTTAATAGAAAGAATCGAATTATCTTATAAAAATAATACCAATTATAGTCAAACAGCGGCTTCAACAACGGATAGAATTGAAAACCTATCTAAACAACTTGCAAAAGAATTGGAATTAATTAACATAGAAACTATCAAAAAAAATGTTAACGAAATTAAAGAAGTTGATTCTCTTGACTACATAATGGCTAAGATTAAGTTATACCAAACTGAGTTGATAGTTGCCCGACTTGATAAAGATGAGAAAAAAATAGATACTTTAAATAGAGAGTTAACAGTGCAGTCGCTTAGAGTTCTTAAACTTAAAAATAAAATCAAAAAAGAAGCGGCTACAAACGATAGACTTTTCCAAGAGGAATACGATGATCGACCTGATAGTTTACCAAAATTTATAACTGCGAATTTGATTTGTATATTTTCGTATGTTGAAGGAATCGATAGTAATCAAAAAGGAGCTCCAGATAAAAATCCATTGATTGCATTAACAACGCCAACATCTACTTCTGGTTACAATAATATTAATAGTAACTTGTTTAACAATAATAAAACTCCAGAAACTTATAAAGAATGGGGCGCTAGAACAGAACCTGCTCGTTTAAGAGCAAAGTTGCTTAGATATGAAATTGAAAAAGTTAGATTCAGAGAACTAAAAATACGATATGTTAACAAAATAGCAGAAGATAATAAGAAAGCTGGAAATGCGTGTGGAGCTGATGATGCATATTGTGTAATGGCAAAATGTATACTTGACTATTGGAAGTCGACTGCGGCTCAGCCATTTGCAACATCACCCCCAATATTGCCTTGTTTAATACCAGATCCTGGAAGTTACATTCCAATATATTATGGAGATGAAGCAAAATTAGGAGGAGACTTAAGAAGAGCATGGAATTCCGGTAAAAGATTTAAACTTGAACCAAATTTACAAACAGCTACCAGGGTAGTTGCAACTGCGGTAGCAGTTTCTTGTGCAAAACATCTTAAAGACCTTAAATTCATATACAATGGTAAAATTCCTGCCGGAACTGGAACCGCTCCAATGATAGGATTTTCTCCATTGGCCCTATAAAACAAATATATAACTTATAATTTATTAACCTTTTAAAAATAAAAACAATGTCACAAGACGTTTTAACAAAACAAAACGAGAATCAATCAAACGATATCTCTAACTTCGATTGGGATGCATATTCTGCAGATTGCCCATCTACTCTTAGAAAAGTAAACAAACATGTTAAAGCACCTGCTGGTGTTAAAGTCTATTCTAGAGAGCCTTATGCTCAAGAGCTTCTTAATTTAATGGAAAGTCACTGGAGCGAAAATAACCAAACGCATGAAGTACATGCCGGAGAAACCCACACTGGTAAAGTCTACGCAGTAGATATGGAATGGGCATCGATCGATATTGGATATCGTGAAATGGTATATGTTCAATTGTCAAAGGAATCTGCTATTTCAAGAGCAAAATTAATTCCTGGAACTGAAATTGCAGTTGAAATTACTGCAGAGAAAAGTAAAAGTACTAGAGGATTCTTATTAGGGTCTGTTGAAGCTGGTATTAAAGCCGCTACTTTAAGAGAAATCTTAGCGTCTGCTGAAACTGGAAATACTGCCTATATGGGAACTGTAACAAGTATGATTCCGGGTGGAGGTTACTTTGTTAACGTACAAGGAGTTGATTGTTTCATGCCAGGATCCCTTGCTGGTATTAATAAACTTGCAGACTTTGGTTCTGTAATTAACACTCAAATGTACGTTGTACCTATGAGTTACTCTCCTGAAAAAGGAACAGTAATTGTATCTCACCGAAAATATCTCCAAGCCTTGATTCCAAATGCGATTGAAGACCTTAGAAATACTCCTGGAGAAACTAAAGAGGGTAACGTAACAGGTTCTACAAAATACGGAGTATTTGTTGAATTTGATAATTGTTTAACTGGAATGATTCATGCAAATGATTTAAACCCAGAAATGGCAAGAAAACATAAGGCCAGAGAAATTAACCCTGGTGATGTTATTGAGTTCAAGATTAAAGAAATAATCAGCAATGATAAAATAACATTGACTCAATTAGAGCATGTAGAAATAAATGACCCATGGGCTGATGTTGCTACTAAGTACAAAAGCTTTCCAGTTGAAGTCAAAGGTACGATAAAATCTGTTAAAGATTATGGAGTATTTGTAGATGTTGGAGATGGAATTGTTGGATTACTTCATGTTTCAGAACTTCCTGATAATGTTAAAGTTGATTCACTTGCAAAGAACGATAACATCACAGTTCAGATCACAAGAATGGACGTGGCTAGCAGAAAGGTTTTCTTAAAACTATAATTGTTAATAACTTTAACATAATTTTAACAACCCAGATTTTCGGATCTGGGTTTTTTTGTTTATATTTACATTATAATTAAAACAGATATATAAAGCATGAACAAATTTAAAACCTTCGGACAATTCATAAACGAATCTAAACAAGACAATATTGTTAATGTTATTTTAAATTCATTGGAGCATACAATCATTGAGATGTTAGCTGCAACTGAAAAATGGTTTGTTGAGACCTTTAAACAGGAATTCACCAAATATGACAGAGAGATGGCTAGAATCAATTTAACCTACGATATGGTTAAATCTATTGAAATGTATACATTGCCAACCGATTCACTGTTATCAATGAACGTACGTAAGAGCGTTAAAGGAAATATTCAAATTGATGCTCAAATCCAAAGAGGAGAAGAGACTTATAGTTTTTCTACCGAGGCTATTTATGCAGGAGGACACAATATCCAAAGACTTCACTATAGATATATTGTTAAGACAAACATTCTAAAAACTGGTGCTAGTGAAATTGCTAAAGAATACGCTGAGAAGATTAAGAAAATGTCTAAGCTTGAAAAACTTAATAAAGAAATCGAAAGTTACGAGATTAGAATTAAAAGAACCGAAGAAAAAATTGAAGTAAATTCAAAATTGAATGATGATGAAATACTAAATGTTTTAAAGTCTGGTAAAGATTGGTATGAATGGCCAACATGGTCTGAAATCGTAGATAGAGGTGCTGCTAAAAATTATGATAATGATGAAAATATATTCAATCAAAAACAAAAAGAGCATTTAGATTTCAAGATAAAATTCTGGAAGGATATGAATGTTGATTCACAAAGAAAACACCTTGCTGATTATCAAAAAACTGTTAAAAAATTACAAGTAAAACGAGATTCTATGGTATAGTTATTTTACTTGGATATATACTTTAACCTAAGTTTAATATATCCAAATTGAATGAACAATCTAAATGAATCTAATATTTTGCAAAATGCTCTGATAGGCGTTGAATTTGAATTTTATTCAAATTTTAGTGCTGAAGAAACTGCAAAAAAACTTGAAAAATTACTTGGCAAAAAGATTCATGTCGAGGACAAAGCACATAGTGATTTTGAAGTAACTCGCGACGAATTTAAAATAGAACCTGACATGTCAGGTGGTGCCAAACTTCTTGAATTGGTTACTGGAGCCCTTCCATATACTGCGGCTCGTTTAATGATAATTAATGTTTGTCAATGGATTCAAGAGAATGGATATACAAATGACAGGTCTTCGATTCACTTAAACCTTTCGTTTGATAAATCAAAAATTGAAAACAAATATCGTATCTCTAAAATGAACGTTCTTAAATTCATTTTAGATTTTAATGAAGAGCAAGTCTTCAAATTCTTTCCTAAAAGAGAAAACTCAGCCTACGCAAAATCTATCAAATTTGTCCTACCAAAAGAGGACACTTACTTCTTTGATGGAAAACATATCAATCAACAGAATTTTATTTACCCAGATACAAAATATTACGGGATAAATTTCGATAAAAGACACAAAAACTATCTTGAATTCCGATACATTGGTGGAGCAGACTGGGAAAAGAAAACAACTACAATTCTTTATTTAGTTGACCGTTTCCTACTACAATTATGGAAATCAACCGAAAATACAAACTTCACGGAATTAAATGCAATTGAATTAAAAAAGATAGTTGCAGAAAATCAAAGAATAATCGACGCTAGAAAGGACTGGAAGACAATTAAAGATAATTGGAAAAATGTCAAGTTCACTGTCGATATGAATGATGACCCTAAAGTAGTTGACCTTTACTGGAATGCTGTTAAAGAAAGAGTGATAAGACTATTTACACATGGAGACCTTAGCAAAGGACATATTAATTACGATTCTGATGCGGGTAGGGTTCAAGTAAATGGTGGTCGTTTAGAATATTGTGTTGACCTTAGAGGATATGAATTTGTAAGTTGCTTCCTAAGAGGAGAATTTACAGAATGTGATATTTATGGATGTGACATTAATGGTTCTGATATTCACTATTGTAATTTCTATCAATCAACGCAAATTACAAGTTCCAAAGTAGATGGTTCATATATTCACGGTACATGTACCGCAAATGATTGTTACATTTATGGTAAAGGAACGTTTAAAGGAACAATGAATGGCGGAATCTTTAGAGAGGGTTCATTTGATAAAAAACTAGCTAGATTTAATGACGTTGAAATTGTTAAATCTAGAGGAATATAAAAATAAAATAAAAAGATGGGTAATATATTAATAGGCGACGCGTCGTATCAAGAACATCCAGAATGGGACACGGAATGCTTTAACAATTTTGTAGATGAACTTGCTGCAGATATAACAGGTTCGTGTATGATACCGATGAACCTTCCAAAACAAGAGGTTCAAAACATAGTTAAAAGAGCAAAAAAATGGTTCTATAAAAACTATGAGTATTCAGTACAAGAAAACTTCTTGGTAATTCCAGCCGAGATGTTTGCATCAGATCATTTTAAATATTCTAGGTCTTTTACACTTCCTGGAATGGACCCTGTAACTGGAGGTGGTGAGATATTTTCAGTATTCGCAGTGCTTGAAAAAGGAAACACGTGGGGTGGAAGTATGGACATTAACTTTACTCAAGGAGATTTTGCAATCGAAAGAATGTTAATGGGTGGAATTTATGGTGGTTCTAAAACTGGACAAGCCGCAGAAAATTTACAATACTATGTTATTAATGAATCTTTTTTCGATTTAGCTCGACAAATTTTTAAGAATCCTTACAGTTTTCATTACAGCCAATTAACACATGAGCTAAAGTTCATGGGAGAAACTCCTAAAAAAGATACAATTTTAAAGGTGTATCAAACTATTCCGGAATGCGCACTATTCCAAGATGAGGCATTTTTTAGATATTGTTCAGCTAAGATTAAAATTTCACTAGGACAAAAACTTGGAATATTTGGATTCTCCCTTCCTGGAAATATTCAAATTAATCCAGATTTAATTAAAGGTCTTGGTGAAGAGGAACTTTCTGCATTAATCGAAGAGATTAAGAGCGACGAAGGTACTGACTGGATGTTCCATTCTTAAACAAATATATAATATTATGGAATTATACATAAAAGCGTTAGAAGACCCTAATTACGATGAAAATCAATTACAAATCGATGAGGATATTGCGCTGATAATATCTCAAATCGAGACATTGATATTTACCGAGAAGGGCGATGTGATGGGAGACCCTGATTTTGGGCTTAACCTTGAAGATTACGTGTATTCTTTTATGTATAATGATACAATGTTACAAGGTGTTGTTCAAAGTGCTATTTCAAGATACGTTCCATTAGCTGCAAAAATACCAGTCCACGTTACTGTTGAATTTGCTGAATTGACCGAAAAGAATATGGTTTTTATAGATATATCTATTGACTATAGATTTGGAATAACAATCGCTATATAAAAAAATAAATGAGATGACTGAATTAAAATTTTTATCAAGAGCCAGAATTAAGGTTACTGAAATGATTGCCGATACTCGAACATATATTTCAAGAGTATATGGTCGATCAAGCGATTTATTTACAACAGCTTCACCATATTCTCAAATACTTGAAGTACTAGCCGAACTTACCAATTTAAACTTCCTTTATATTGAGGATGCTGTAGTTGAACAAAATATCCTAACAGCACAGGACCCAGAATCTATATATGGACTTGCAAGACTTGCAGGACATGATGCATTTAGAGGTTCATCTGCTCTTGGAGAATTAAAAATAAGACTAAATACTAGCGCATTTAATGATATTGAAGGAGACACTCTAAATATTCCTGCAAACTGCGTAATCAAGGCAAGTAAAAATGGTCTGGAATATATTTTAAGAACAAACAATGACCAATTTGTAATTCAAAAAAGTAGTCCAGATTATATTTACATACCAGTTATTCAGGGTAAAATTGAAAAGCAAACTCTAACAGGTACTGGTGAAAAGTTACAATCATTTAATGTAATTACTAAAAAGAATACTGATAATGACTCAGTTAGAATTAGTGTTAACAGTGAATTGTGGACTAAATATGATTCATTATATGATATGAAAGTCGGAACCAAAGGATATATGGTTAAAACAGGAATAACCGGAGGACTAGATATTTATTTTGGTAATGGTTCATTTGGAATGATTCCACCTGTTGGTTCTTCTATTGATATTGAATACCTTATTTCAGAAGGAAGTAAAGGTAATTTGACAGGTTCTAAAGACCTTAATTTTAAATTTCAAACTGAAGGTTTTGATTCTCTTGGAAACGCATGCGACCTAAATAAATTACTAGAGGCTTCTTTTACAGTTGCACCTACAATGGGTTCTGATCCTGAGAGTATTGAACTTACTAAATTGATTGCACCTTTACAAAGCCACTCATTTGTACTTGCAACTCCGGACAATTATGAGGCATTTTTATCTAAATATGGAATGTTCTCATATCTAGATGCATACAACACTACAAATGACGGATATATTGATGACGACAATGTGATTTACCTATTCATGTTACCAGATACAAAAAGAAAACTGACTAAAAATAACGACTATTTTAATCTACATCAAGAGGAATTCTTTTTCTCAGAAGAGGAAAAGAACGGAATCCTTAGAACTTTAGAAAATTCAGGTAGACAAATGGTAACAACTGAAGTTAAGATTGTGGAGCCTAAAGTTCAATATTTTAGAATGGATGTTAAAGTTAGATATTTCGAAGGGTACAATAAGATTAATCTTTTTGGAGAGATTCGCACAAAAATTTCTCAGTACTTAATTAATATAACACGTAGAGACCGTTTACCAAAATCAGATATTATTGCACTATTAGAAGGTATCGAAGGAATCGACTCTGTTAATGTAAGATTTGTTTCTGAAAAGGAAGAGACGGCTAGAAGATTAGGTTACTATACAAGTGAAACTGTGACTGTAACTCCTTCAACTACAACACTTGAAGACATTGGAAATGGAAAACAAAAATACGTTTTCTTTAAAAGAAATGTAACTACTACTCTAGTTAACTTTGAACCAAATGCACCGCTTCCAGAGAATGTAATTAATCTAGATTCTTTTGGAGATATTATTTTAGAGAAAGAAGAGGTTGCACTATTCAGAGGAGGTTGGGTAGATCGTGAAGGTGCTACAGTACTTGATGATGCTAAAGTTGGAGAAATGGCGGCACTATCAGTTTACTTTGATGAACCTGCGGTACCAAATACAGTTTTTAGTAGAATTCAAGCTCAAAATAGAAAAGCACTATAATGGGTATTTTAAGTAATTTATTTAAAGTTCGTAAGGTAAAAAGTTATGATACTCGACTTTCGGCAATGGACCAAAGGTTACATGAGGGTAATGATTACCGAACAAATATATTAAGCAATTCATTATCAAAATACATACAGAGAAATGATACAATGTATGATTTTATTACGATGATGCAACATGTTGTCGCCGACTGGGTTGATTCTGTTTCTTATTTAAAAGCATACAAATCATATACAGTTAGAAAAGACGATAAAAAAGTTAAGTAAGAATGGCAAATCCAAATTTAAGATTTTTTGATAGCGAATCAAATGACCTAAACCTTCTATATAATTCAGAGACGAATATATGGGAGGGAGTTTGTTATTTACCGAAAGTATCAACTGGACTATACGAGACCCTAACAATATACATATTAGAACAAGTAGAAGGTGAACTTGGAGGAGACAAGTTTATTACTCCAATTGGATCTGGTAATTATAACAATAAACTTAAGTTTAAGTTTTTTAGTGGTTACGAATTTAGTGAAGACATATTCATGTACAGCGCTAAAAATAATAATGGAGTACTTGAAATTCAAAAGGATGAGGTTCAAATTCATAATATATTAGACCCAAGCGCTGCAGTAGGAACAAATTCAAATGGTTTTAAAATAATTGGTGATAATATTCCAATGGTTCCAGTTAAGTGTAATATTGCACTTATGAGTGAGGAAGATAATTATCATACCCGAATTCTTGACATTTATGAATATACTTCCGGAGAACAAGATAGTCCCGAAGTATTAATTGCAAGCATTAGAATTTATGGAGAAACCGAAGCTGAAGATGAAAGATTATCGGTTCTACTATCAAATATGGGAATGTCCCTATCTGAGGAAGAGTATTTGATACTTAAAGATTCGAACATTTTAGAGATGTCTCCTGACTGGATTTTAATGAATCAAAAGAGAAAAGAACTTCTCTTACAAGCTTCTGAAATAAAACCATTCATTGGTACTTATAAAGCACTATTAAATGCCATTGATTTTTATGGTTACAATAAAATAACGATCAAAGAATATTGGTTGAATATTAATGAACAGGCAGAAAACTTTGGAAAATTACAAGCAATTGCACTTCCAAATCAAGACACTGTTGGATTTCTTGCAAACAAAACCCAAGGAAACCAGTTGCCAAGTTCTAATTTAAAAAAGACTAGCAGATTTTCTCTTGTCTATAGATTAAATGAGGCCGATGGAAATGTTGACGAGTGGGATATCCCAACTGTGGTTGAATCGACCGATTATAGCCCAGATGAAGTGCTTATAAAACTATACGGACTTAAGAATAAATTACAAGAAAAATACTTGCCACTTCAGGCTAAAATCGTAGATATTACAGGAGAAGGTGATTATTTCGGACAATTTAATTTAAACGTTTGGAACAATCAGCATTCTATTAAAGACCAGACGGCTGGACAAAATGTTGATTTTAGCAGATACCCAAAGGATAGACAATTATTTATTGAAGACTTAAGAAAGGTTGATTATAGATTAACCGGAATTAACCAAGACTTTTCTGCTCTTAGTGTTAATAATAGAGAGGCTATCGCCAATTCTATTATTAATTTTTATGATGGATATTATCTTGACGAGTTGTCAAGCTTTAATACTCTTGCTGGAATTCCAGTAGGATGTCCTATTGTTTTAAATGCAGACTCATTTATTGGAAGCTGGGATTCTGCGGAATTTACGTGGTTAGACGCCGGTAAAGATTATGTAGGTGGTGCGGTTGGATATAACTTTTTTGATGATTTTCCACCACTTAATCCTCCTGCGTCTGGTGTCAGACCCAATACAATATGTCTTGGACCAACATGTCCTGTACCAGTACCTATTGGAACCGTACCAGTAGGGACAGCGCCAACAGTAAACTTTACCAATTGGGATTATTTGCATGCAAATGAACAATACGTTTTATGTACGTGGGATAATTGGTGGAGACAAGGAATCTACGAATTAGAATGGACAATACTTGGACCTAGAGGTTATTCAGAATCTTTTAGAGGACCTGTTGGATTCTATGATATTACCGGAACATTCCGCCCAAGATACCAACAATTTCCTGTAGTACTTCCGTACGCTGGAACCTACTCTGTTGAATTGTCTATATTTGACCTTTATAATGTTCGAAGTTCTTATAGAAAACCTGACTATTTTGAAGTTAAAAACAAAAACGTTGAGGTTTATGGAATATTCCAAAGAATGTTACCTCAATTAAATTGGAACCAATACAAGTACGATTACGATGTTGCAGGTAGTGACTGGGATTGGGCTAGAGAGAATACAATCGATGTTGATAGTGTTATCGCAACATATTATTTAACGTTAGACCGGGCCAACTATGTTCACGACGAAGAGAATGGTGTAGAGTTTTCTACAGTTCGAAGATATGTCGATCCAAATACAATCACTGGTTTTAATGAAACTGCTGGACCGTACCAGTGGAGAGCCCTAAGAACCCAAGTATGGGAAGATGGTGAAGAGATTAATTGGGATATGATGCGGGTTGGAGCAGACATAAACTCATCATTTAAGATAGATTTAAGACAATCGATGGGTTATAGTAATGGATATGAGTTTTATGTAACGCAATATGACGTAAATTCAAACCTATTAATTACTGATTCATACGAAATACAATCAACATATCCTGCCGACGAAAATGATTTGAATGCATGGATGGATATTGCAGATGAACTTTCTCAATTAGATCCGGTAGCACATCCAATCCTAACAAAATTTAATTACAATCCAATATTGGTTGACGTTAATTACGATGGAATTGAAGATGAATGTTATTATATTTTAGTAGTTGCTGAAGAACCTTCAAGAACTCATGATTATTCTAGCGTTGGTTTTAATAATATTGTAGGTGGAGAAGTAGTTGCAGGATCTGAACTTCATTTTGAAAGTTATAACCCAAACTATCAGGACTTATGCGTCATCGATAGTCACATGGAAGTTAAAAGATTAAATCATGTTACGTTTTCATACGATACTACAAATATGCCTGGTATTATTGGACAGCGATGGACGCTTAAAAATAATAACGAGAATGTAAATGATATATATTATAGTAATACATGGCTGACATATCTATTCAAATACAAAGGTGATTATACCATTGAATTAGAATTGACCGACGTGAATGGAAATAAAAACACAATAAATAAAAATATATTAAAAATCATTTAAAATGGCAAGTATAACAACAATCTTAGGAACCGACAGTGTTTCTTCATCTAGAATCGTAATTAATAACAATTTTGCTGCACTTAATCAAGAATTAGCAGATATCTCTACGTTGTTTAATACGACATCACAAACTCTTACGTTAACAGGATTAATTACTGGAGGTACTTTAAAAGTTAATAATGGAACTATTGACACGTTCAAGGTTAATAATGCCGATGCTGATGTAAACGTACCAATTAACTTTAATCAGGATGTTACTCTTAATAAGGGATTAATGCATTCAGTATATTATAATGCAACAACACTTCCTGCTGCAAATGCGTATGAGTATACGACATACATTTTAGATGCTACTGCACCTGCATTTTTTGGTAATTCTGTAGTTTTAGCAGATGCAGATCATGGGCAAGAAATTACGTTTATTGCAAATGGTGGAATGGTTGAAATCGATACCTCTTCTACTAACATCGCGGTTTCAAATTCAAGTAATATATCTATAAATGAAAATGGTTCTTTAACGCTAAGATATATTGATGATACTGGACTTTTCTATGTAATTTCTTCATCTAATTGCAGTGGAATAGTATTCTAATATTAATAAAAACAAAAACGATTAAATGGCAACACCATTAATAAGAATACCCCAAGAACAGGGAGGTACATTGTATGCATTTTCAAGTGCTGCTCGAGATTTGACAAGGGCTTATTATAATCCTGATATAAATTTTGAGTACTCTAAGTTTGCGTTAATCGATATTCCAGTAGTATCAGATCCAGGAACTAGTGGATTTAACTTTATTCAATTTGAAAATTTATACGAAGGTGGACTAGTTCCTCCAGGAGGACAAGCTCCTTCATATACTCCTGATGGAAATGCAAATGTCGATTTTGCACAGACTCTACAGAATTATGCTCTTAATTTCGAGAATTTTATTCTAACAGATGATGACTTTGACAATTCATTGTATTCTACCGATGCTGAAAAAATATTATTTAAGTGGTTACATCATATTGGTGCATTCGAGGTAAAAGCCGCGAATTCACAGCAAGTTATTAGTGGTTATTCTAGAGCAATAGAAAATGAAGACACTACAAATACCGGTAATAATTATTCTAGAGTTGTAAAGTACATTGGAAATATCGACGTTTCAAATGATAAAAATTATCAAGGAAATACTTACAATGAAATATTTGTAAATGTTCCATCTTCAGTAGGTTACACTCCAGAGATATTATTTAAGTCAACTGCGTACAACACAACTGCAACGTCATACCAACCGGGTAGTGAAATTAATGGTAGAAGTGGACAAACACATCCAGATGCTTTCTTAGGATTAGAATCAATTGCAGATAACGACAATGGTACTATAAGTTTAGATCCGGTAGACCTATATGATTATGGTATTGAATGGAACTCAACATTATATTCTAAAATTGCAAATGACCCGCAATTAAATAATTTTTTAGAGTATTCTAAAAGAGGAGGAGACTTTAGGTTTAATGCAATCCTTGTTTACTATGATTTATATTCAAAATCAAATGTTGCCAATAAATCAACCAATCTTTATGGCATATTGATATTAGATAACTTTAAAGATGACCCTAATACTACAGGATGGTACATACCAGAATTAACAAAGTATAAACCAAATGATGTAACAGGTCTTAATGGTAATGCGTTTGCTCTTAAATTAAATGTAAAATTTAACTCTTCATTAGATAATGTAGGTGTTGAATTAAACATCAATGACTACTCTACGTTTTCCATGGACATTTTCTTGGATACGACGACTGCTCTTGAAAATGCTGCTAAACTATTAGTTGACGCTGCAAATTCATATGCTTCAATCGCTGAAAGAGTAGCCTACCTAGAAAATTTAGTTGCGTCTAGTACTTCAACTGATTATTCTACGAAAATTTCAGCGCTAGAAACTGCAGTTGAAAATGCATCTTTAAATTATGCATCTTCTACTTCAATTTTAGATATGATTACTTCGGTAAACACAAGATTGAATCAGATAATAAGTGGAGTTATTCCAACTGAAATACAATACAATACAAATGTACTTTCAGCAGGTAATGGAATGAAAATTGACAAGTCAAACCCTAGTATGATTAAATTAGTCAATGACAATAATGGATATACATTAAATTCTGTTTTTGATTATGAATTTATACCAGAGACTACGGGTTCTCTAATCGCTCCAAGTAATTTATTCAATTTGAATCTTACGGCTTCTCATGGTTTAATTACAAGAATTCGACCATTTGATAATTTAATTCGAATCAATACTGATACTGGTACAATGACCGGAGACTTGAATATATACTTAGATGATAGTATTAATTCTTGGAAAAATGGCCAGACTATTAAGTTTTCTTTTAAAAATCAATTGCCAACCCTAGGAACTTACAAAATAAACATATACACAGATAAAAATAACAGTTATGTGTTAAAGGCTTCTATTGATAGCAATAATATTTTAAGCCAAAAACCTTACTTTGAATTAATATGTGTGGACGAAATAAACAAGACATTTGAACTTGAAATAATAAGATAATATGAGCGCTAGCAATTCAATATCACAATTACTTGAACAGTTTCTTGAGTTAAATACTAACTCACTAGAAACATTTGCAAGAATTAATGAGGCTATCACTACTGATAAGGAAACTGTTAGTATTGACCTTTTTAATAGTAAAACAGGCAAGATGGAAACTATTCAAATACCTGCATTTGGGTATTTGAAGAGAGAAATCGATCGTTTGAATAGTAATGTGAGTTCAATTAGTGGACTTGAAGGTTCGAATGCAAATGTAAGATTAAAAGACGGTACTTTTAGAACTATTCATACTTCTAGATTAAAAGGACCATCTCCTTCTATTACAACTCTCGCATCACCTACCCAGTTTTCAACAAAATTAAATGACTTCTTTGAAAACTTTTTAAATCCATTACTTACAATTAATTTAGATGTAAGTAACCAAATTCCGGTGGAAACTGAAAAGGTATATGTTGAAAGATATATCTTTAATGAAAATGACCTAACTTCAATTACTGCTTTCGATGAAATTTATAAAGGAAGTAGTGAGTTAGTTTACTCTGATTTTAAAACGCAATTGACTAATAATAACTTTGTCTATTATCTAGATTCTCAAGTTATTGATATGCCGATTAGAACGATCCAGTACACTGGATTTTTTGACGTTATTAAAATCGATAATGCCCAAAAGAATGTAGTTATTGACGGTACAACTCAAACAAAAACTGTTAAGTTATTTACACTTAATAAATTGAGTTTTAGCGATTCAACTAAAACATTAAAAGATACTGAAACCTTAAAAACTGGAGATTCTCTTATTGTAAACTCTGGTAATTATAGAACAAGATACCAAATCCTTTCAATTGATGGTTCTACGTCACAAGTAGAATTATTATTATTAGAGGGTTCTGAACCTATTAAACTTGGTGTTAACCAACTTGGAATTTATAAAGATGTTGATACTGATTTGAATATAGAAATCAATGTTGCATTTAACGAAAGACAGGTTATTTTTGTTAAACCAATAGACCCTGTTTCAAAAATACCTGCTGAAGACTTTTCACCAGGGGTTGGATTCTATTCTAATGATTTAGAAATGGTTGACACTACTGGTGCAAGAATGACCCTAGCAGAGTATTACAAAAATGAGGTTGCTGATTTTGGACAATTCCTTAAATCGCTAAAGGTAGATTACATTCCACCTGCAGCATCTGGAATTAAACCAACGCCACCCGTTATTAATGTTGAAAACTTTAAAGTTGTTCAAGTTAATAAACACTTGACTGATAATACTACAACCGATAAAATCAAACAATTAAAGTCTGATAAATCGGCTACAGAGCAATCATTAAAACAGCTTGATGAATCTATTAAACAGAAAAAATCTCTTATTAATACTAAGAAGTTTGCATCTCAAGCAGAAAGTGATACACATAAAAATGAATTAAGTGCATTAATTACTCAAAGAGATTCTGAGTCAAAACTTTTTTCATCAGTTGTTAGTGAAATTAAATCTTCAGCAGAATCTGCAGATTTACAAACAGCCGCTCCAAAATATAAAGTTAGAGGATTTTGGGCAGTTCCAGAACCTAAAACAATTGGAAACCAAGTATCTCAAGAAGTTGTACAATTTAAAATTAGATATCGTTACGTTTCTACATCTGGAAAAACTTCAAATGTTGACCAAATGAAATTCATTGATGCAACGAACCAAACTGAAAAAACAGCTGCTTTTTCAAATTGGATTGAAGTTGCTGGACCAGTTCGAAAGAGAGCGATGGATTCTAATGGAAAATACACTTGGATTCTAGAAAGTGAAGAGGATGCTGATGCAATAAACTTTAACTCTTTTGATATTGCAATTAACCCTGGTGAAGTTGTTGAATTTATGATTAAATCAGTTTCAGAAGCTGGATTCCCTGCGAATCCTTTAGAATCTGACTGGTCAGCAATTCAAAAAATAGAATTCCCACAAGGAGAAGTAAACACTGACACTTTAGGGAACGTTATTAAGACTAATGAACTTGACTTATTAAAAGTACAAATTCAACAAGACTTAGAATCTGCAGGTGTATTTAAACACGTTGGAGAATCTTTTAATGTAGGTAGCCAAACTTTTGCTCATAGTGCAAACACAATTGCTTCAGGATTTATAACTGATAATCAAGCACCGATCACCGTTTACGAAAAGTTATTGGCTCTTCAAAATGAGGTTCTGAGCTTAAGAGCGGTTATTGAGAAAACAACTGGAGAATTGCTTGTAAGAATTATTGATGAAAATGGAAACGTCACACCAGTAACAAACCATTCAACTGTACAGTTGTTTGCAGGTTACTATAGCCAAGAAATTCCAGCAGTTAATGGAAAAGGTGCTATCGTTACTAAAAACTTTAAAATTGAATTATCAAATACTAAAGCAACTGACCTTGAGTTAATTTCCAGAATTGTCGGAGACACTGCTCAACCTGCTCCTGTTTCTACAACAAACACTAAGTTTGGTCTTGGAACTGGAACAATAGACACAGTATACAACAGCGATTATTACACTAAAGAGGCTAGATATGATTTAGTTCCAGTAATTTATCAAAATATTAGTACGCTTAATGAATCATATATACAAAGTGGTCCAGATCAATCATCACAATTAAAAGGACAATTCATTTATTCTAGATTTAAAAACATTGCAAATGACGATAATCTATATGTAATTAATGAAGGTACCTTAGGAGATGGAGATATTAATACTGCAATTGATTATGGTACAAACTCTGCGTATGATAAATACGAATATGGAATTTCATATAATCTTAGTACAGTTCCACAGATTGGAACTACTGGATTTAAAAACTTTTCTGCAGTAAATGGAACTCCATATACAGGTATAACTACTAGTCCAAATGATTTTGTTTGGTCTGGAAGTTACAGTGGAATTACTCCTCAGAAAATTGCAATAGGCTCTCAAGTAACATATTCTCAATATTCAAATGGTATTTACTTACACGTTGACCATCCGCTTTTACAAAGTCCAGATGGCGTAAATCCAGGTAATACTTTATTAGAAATTGCAAGTAATGGAATGGTTGGAATGCCTAAAACAGCTTCTTTAAGAGCAACTGATTTACATGGTAAAAAACAAACACCTTTTAGAGTAATTGATACTATAAGTAATACAAATATTGCAGGTTTAAGAGAAACTGGTAAAGCTGGATTCTCCCCGGAAGACCAATACTTACTAGGTGGTCGTTCATGTGGGTCTTTCCTTTACATTTCTCCACTAAACACTAATTCATTAGTTGTAGATGCTTCTAATAAGAGTGGTAAAAAGATAATTCCTGGAGGAAGCGCAAACGCAATAACAGTAGATTTGGTATTCCAATATCGTATGACTGATTATTATGGACCTAAAGCATCTGGAACCGGTAGAATTGGTGGAGTTTTAGACAATACTTTTACAAATTTAAGTTATGCTAAAAAGATTGGTATTGATATAATCGATTTTGGAAATAATGATTTTAAATTTGATGTTGAAGTAACTGCTAAATACGCTGCAGAAGGTAGAAATATTAACAATGTAACTAGTACAATGTTAACTAATTACCAAAACAATTATGTTCCAGGAACTCGAGGAAGACGTAGATTTTTATCTGCAAGTTTCTTAAATCTTTCCTTCCCAGATATTAACCAGTACTACTAGGAACTCTACCTCTTATATTGTTCCATAATCTGGGATATATAATATAAATAAAAAGAGGTGTCCTAAATGGCTGCAATTAATACAAGTGCTGTAAACAATTCAATAGATAATAAATCTTTTGCTTTATTAAGAACAAACCCAAAGTTAACAAGTAACTCAAAGTTACTTGTTAACTCAAATGGTGATTTATTCTTGAGTTCTTTCAGAGCAAATAAAGAACTTTCTAAAATTGAGTATCAAAAATATGAAGTTAAATCTTCGGGAGTATATTCAATTGACATTGCTAATTTTTATAAACAACTTCCTCTAACTCAAAGATACGAAACTCTTCGATCATCTTCAGATATTACCCTATTTTCTGATTATGAATTTCAATATGAAGACCAGTATCAGTACGGTGCTATTCAAAACATTACTAAATTATATGACGAGCAGTACAAGATATTTGCTCCAATTTGGCTTGAAAAACAAATACCTTCTAAATTTGTAGTTTACAGAATTGAAGATGTTGATTTTAAGACTGATTATACTGAAGATACTGTTGGACAAAATTCTAGGATTTTAGAACTTCTTAAAAATGCAACAATAATTAAAACATTTGACTTGGGTAAATCTTCAAAAATTGGAGAATACTTAAATACACACGTCAATGATAAAAGATTTCCAAACTCATTACTTACAGTAAACTTTAAGGAGGGTTCTCAATCGACATTTAATGGTATTGATATTGTTAATGGCGGATTTGTTAATAAATCTGAACAATTAGATAGAGATTATATTCAAGTTGATTATCCTGAAATTTTTAGCAATCAAACAATTACGAATGGATTTGAAAGAAATGGAATTGTTTCTGCTAATATAATTAACTTAGAGTTCCTATTTGATGATTATACTGCAGAAAACTATAAAATCTACAGATACTTCGGTATCTATGTAGATGATATTAATGAAGGAAACTTTGGCTCTATAGGACTTGATAATTATGGGCAATTGAGTGTTGAGTATACTACTTATAAAACTCTTTATGACCTTTCTCAATCAATATTTCCTTTAACAGATATCGATATGTTCCCTGGAACTGATCAATTTCAAATTCCAACCTTACAATATCTTAAAGATAAATCTGGTAATTTTTATAACATTAAAAATTCATCTGCTAAATTAATTGATGCTGGAGACCCTGGTTTAAATATACCAGAAATATGGTCTTATAAGTTTTTAATATCTCCAAACAATACCACTGCTGAATCTTTTATTGGATGGGCAAAAAATGGTAAAAAAATAACGGCAGATTTAAAGCAACCAAGTTACAAAGGATTTCTTAAAGTAACTGTAAAAGATGTTCCAAGCCCTAATGATAAAATCTTTATTGGAGACAGAACTGAGCTTGAAATTTCACAATACAATTTAGGAGACTATGTTGTGATTGCAGATTCTACACTACTTCCAGGTAGGGCAGATGGTAATAAATTCTCAAATCAAGGAAGCTTACAACAAATTGCAATTGCTCTTGCGTCTGCAATTAACAATGGAGAAATCATAACTTATAAAACAAAGGTTGTTGACACTTCGATAATTATTGAAGAGATAGTTAATGGAAATAAAAGAAGACAGACTGGATTTGGAATATACAATCTAAATTTGGTTGATTGGATTGAAGTTGCAAATGGAGAGTCTAATGATATTGGGCTAAATGCATATATTCCTAATGACTGGAATATATGGACGACTATTGCAGGTTCAGTTGAAGGACAGGGAATCCTTGTTAAATCTTCAGAAATTGGAAATGTACAGGTTGGAGAATACTTAAAGCAAAAAGATTCTGATAAATTTGTTAGAATTATAGAAATTGACCAAGACCCATTTGACACTGACTACTATAGAGTTATTTTAGACAAACCTACAAAACTTTCGAATGATAAAGTATATGAAGTTTACGATGAATATAAAACAGTTCATGGTAGATTTGCTGCGTATGACTTTAAAGATTTTGATTTTGATTTTTACTCAACTAGAAATTCAAACTTAGGAGACCTTGTATATGATGTGTACAAAAATCCTGCATATTTAGGATGGCAAATTACACCTGAAGAACCAGAATTTTTAACAGTAGATGCTCAATCATTCTATTCAGGTCTTAGAGATATTTTATCAGGTGAAACTTCAAAGGCAGTTGTTAAAACTGAATTACTAAATGAGTATGACCGTCTTAAAGAAAACAGTCTTAAGGAAACTGCTCTTTTAAGTAGAATGGTTCCTACAATCTGTAAATATGAACTTAAAAATGCATCTAATGCTAGAAATTTACCATACATTTTAAATGTTAATGAGGCATTTGGAGATGACAATTTATCGCCAAATATAGAACTGGATTCAAAGAGAAATATTGAGTTCCTAAATATGGAGCATTTTCATCTAAATAGGATTCCAACAAATATATTAAGTACTAGAAGAGACCTAAATAATTATTTAGATTTTGCGGCCGATGGTGGACTAACGATTGATAAATTAAAAGACACTAATTTTAACTACTTTGATAAGCATTTTAATTGGACTGGTTATTTTGACCAATTAGCTTTAAACTCACAGGGATCTAATGGAAAATGGCATAATAATACCTATAAGAAATTATGGTCTAAGTTTGATATTGGTAATTTCGAAAAAAACTCATCAACTGTTTTTAGAGGTCTTCGATACGTATTTCAAAAAAGAAAAGAACTTGTTAATGAAATTCCAACTGAATTTTTAAAAGGAATTGACATTAGCGATTATAAATTTGGTTCATATCTTTCGTATAATACCGGACAAGACATTACATCAAATTCAATAGTATTTAACTGTGTTAAAAATGACAAGTTTAAATTTATTTGTGTTAACATCGAATTAAACGTTGTTCAAAATGATATAGCAGAAGATGAACTAAATAGATATTTATTATACACTCTAAATGATATTGAATTTGGAGGAATCACAATTAACACATTGATTCCTTTTCGTATTGATTTTGCAGGAGCAACCCCAGATCTAGATCCGGATGTTCCTTTTATTATCAAAGCATCAGATATATCAATTCAAGATGGAACTGCAAAATTTACTGAATTGATTAAAAGAAATTCTTTAGGAGAATATTCATGGATATATTTTGACTTATCAGGCGTAACTTATGCGGTAAAAGTAACCGATGTTATAGATGATACTTCAATACTGGTAAGTGGACATCCTTGGGAATTTGATACAAATTTAGATCCGCCAGCACCACCGGTTGGAGCAATTCGATTAGCTCCTCAATTTATGGGTCTAGTTCCAGAAACAGGACCTTTTAATTATTCACAAGGAGGTGCCAATGAATTTGCTAACTTATTAGATTCGATAAGTGCCTACAAATATTCTAAAAGATTTAATTCTTTTGAACAAGTAAACTATATTACTATTGCTGAAGATGGAACTCAATCAAATAATGATTTTGTTCTTTCGGTAGAGTCAGGAGTTGATGTTGTTAAACCTTCAATTGTTCAACCAGCAGCAGACCCAGAAAGACCAAAGGCATATAGACTATCTTCAAATCAAATTGGAAATGTTATTGAAGACAGGGAAGATGGTGGATACGCTACTATTTTGCGAAGAATGAATGGAGACTACAATCCTATTTTTAATGACATAGTAACATTCTCCGACATTAATTCAGAGAATAAAATCGATCCAGATGTTCCAAATGCCGGGTTAATAACATACAATGTATTAAATGGGAAAGGAATCTCGTTTGATTCTTTTAAAGAAAACACAAACAACTATGGTTTTATTAGCAACTATTTTTATCATAAAGTTAATGAGCAAGACTCGAAAAACATATTAAAACTTTCGCAAACAACTGATAAATTACCGTTGTACCCATTAATTGGTGAGATTGCAATTGATAAAAAAGACATTAATGTTTTTAAATCAAAGTATTCAAAAAACTATTTTACAAGAGCCTTAAGTGCTGGAGAATCTGAAACAACAAATGGAACCTTAAGTCCTGTAGAAAAGAAAACTTTTATGACATCAACTATCATGAAGGTTCGAGATACGTATGACATAACGAAGTTTGATAATACCCAAGAGGCTACTATTGAAGCATTGGATAAAATAAGATTTGCACAATCAAATGTAACATCAATACATTGGGTTGAGGATAAATCTCAAGTTATTGCAGATTTTTATTTACCAACTGCAATCTTAAATGAATTAGTTGAAGATGGTATTGAACAACAATTTAGAAGATATGTTAATGCTGCAAATTCGTATGGAGATAAGTCTTCGCTAAAAGACGATCTTCAAATATATTCAAAGTCAAATATATCTCCTCGTTTTATTATTGATTCGATTAAAATTTATGGAATTGAGGCCAAAGGATTAGAAACTAATTTTGTTTCAGTTACACAGACTTCACAATTAACAAATGATAATTATAGAGAGTTAACTAATTTTAACATTCAAAGTTATCAAAATGATGGTTTGAGTTTTAGACTAATATATAATAAAAAGCTTGGATATTCATATAACTTCAAGGTACACGTTAAAATACAAGCATAATTAATGGCTATTAATATAAAAGAACTTTTTGTAACCGACCTCGATCCAAATAGTGGTGCCTGGTGGTCTAAAGACAAGGTCGATAAGATTAATTATAATTTTTATCTGCTTTCAAATGGAGGTATGCCAGGACCTCAGGGAACTATTGGAGTAGATGGTGGATTTGGTCCTATAGGAGCACAAGGAGCCACCGGATATCAAGGACAGCAGGGATACCAGGGACCCCAGGGAGCAGGAAGTTTAAATGATTGGGTTCTATTTCCAGAGACTAATGGTTTTCCGGGATACTTATTTCCTAGGAAAAATCCCATCGCAGATACTCAATCAGCTCCAGTTTCATTGAGAATAGGATATTTAGATGCAGACACAGAATATCTTATCGGAGCGGATCCACAAGAGCCTGTTCAAATTGTAAAAACACCAGATAGTTCTTGGGTTAATTATAGAGTTGAATTTGATAACAATATAAGTGGTTACAATTTTAGTTTTAAAGGTGCTATTAACTTAGACCCGAGATTTGAAATTTCACCAGATATTACAAGTGCTGATTTTAAAATTGTGCATACTGCGCAAACTATAATATTTAGAACCGGATTAACTCTTGGTTCATTAGTCGATGCTATCAAAATAACCGACTCTCAAATTACTATTAATACTGGAGGAAGTACTGGACCTGCTTTTAATTTAAGTAATATTTCAGGTAAATTTACAAAATCCGAAGATCAATTTAGATACACTCCAGGAGCTGCTGCAAATAAAGTTCTAGTTTCAACAAATATTCAAGGAGATTTAGAATGGAAAAACATCAAGGATGTTTTTGGAACGTTTCCAATAGGTTCTATAATTTCAATTAGACCTAGTGAATTTATACCTGCTCATTTTTGGTTAGATGATTCAATTAGTGTAACTGCAGGTTCTCCATTAAATAATATCTATGGTAGAGGAAAGGCTGGAACTGATTATGAAGGATGGTACCTTTGTAATGGTGAAACTTGGGAAACTTTGCAAGGATTTAATCAATATTTAACACCAAATCTAAATAATTTTAGTTACACTATAGATGATAATGGAGATGTTCAAAATCCAGTTATAATTTCTGAAGGTGAGCCTGTTTTAATTGGAGGATATGACATGAGAATTACAGCAATTCCTGATGCTAATGGAATATATTCAGTAGGGTACTCAACTCCATTTCCAAATAATGATACATCACCAGGTGGTAGTACAATTTCAATGGATACTGGCGGTGCATATTATACAAGTCGAATGATTCATATAGTTTATCTAGAAGATCCGAATTTAAAATGGTCAAACACTGGAGTTTATATACCACCGGCTGCTACAACTACAATAACATTGACATTACCATTAGCATCGAGTACTCTATGCAGTGAGCCAGTCACAACGTATTATAGTTGGACAGGGCCTGATGAAGTTACATGGAACACGTTTACTCCGCTTTCATCGTACAGTTTATTTAATTTTGGAACAACAAACTTTGCTCCAGTAGGATGGTACATAAATGTAGATGGATATCCAATATATTGGGATGGTACTAGTTTTATACAAAGAGGAACTACTTGCGTTAGTGCTCCACCCCCTAACTATACACCAAATCTTAGATATAGTGCATTAATAGATGATTTAAACGGACCAATATCTGCTATGGGAGGAACTCTTATTTATCTTGATATGAGTAACCCAACAGGTCTTGTAACATCATTAGATCAGGCAACCGGTTTAGTATGGTCTGATGACCAATTAGTATACCCTGTTGGAGATCCGGCTCCTAGCGGTTGGTACCGTGATATAAATACAGGAGTTAGAAGATACTGGAATGGAAATTCTTTCACAGCAAATTCAGTATCATTTACTGAAGATTATGTGCATTTTGTTTATGGACCTTCTTTAGAAGGTTTCCCAGAATATGGTTATGCTAACGTTAACACAAATCCAAGTTCAGGAAATTATCAAAATAGCCAGTGTGCTGTGCAATCGCCTACTGATAGACAATCACAAATAACGTATGTTGCTGGAAATGGTCCTTTATTAATAAATGCACCGTCTGGGAATTCAATGACAGTATCTGTTGCTGGTTATGATTCTGCTTTATATGTTTCAATTGGTTGGTTACCGCCTCTTATGGATATTGATGGAACTGTACTTGCAACACCGCCATTAATTAATATAAAAGACCAATTTAAACCGGGCTCAACAACTTTAAAATACAAATTTGCATATATGGATTTTTATTCAGGAAATCCAGGAGAACCTGGAGAATATTATGGCATAATTAGTGCAACAGGAATTGGAGCAACTGGAAAAATATCAGCAACATACGGTTGCTAATTGTAATTAAAATAATATATAGTCTTATATGACAATTAACCTTAAACAAATAAGAGTATTTGATACTGATAATATTAAGCTTGATAAAATTAATTATAATTTTGATCAGTTAATTGTCAATGGTGGAGGTCCTAAAGGAGCAATAGGAGTTGATGGACCACTAGGTGCACAAGGATATCAAGGTGCAATAGGAGTTCAAGGTGATAGAGGAGTTCAAGGAGTTCAAGGTGCCGATGCAGATTCTGCGGAATCATATTGGGAAGCAGTTCCTCAAGACCTATCGACTAGTGCAAACACAGTTGCAACCCTATTTGCAAAACATCCAATTTCCGGAAATCCAGCAGATGCTGCAGTGGTAGGAGCCGGATATTTAGATGGAGATTTTGCATATACTAATCAACAAGGAAATGGATTACCAAACTACAAATGGGTTGTTAATAGAAAACAATCAAAGGTAGTTTCAAATATAAGATTTACAAGTGGAGATGTTCTAGGAAATGCATTTGATATATCTATGAATTCTAATGGTTCGTTATATGAATTGCATTTAGGTTTTATTGATAATCAAAATTCACAGTTAAATTTTCAAGCAACAGAACATATTATTAGAAGTACTGCTGGTTCTGGAGATAATTTACTAAAAGTTTCTAATATTGGCGGAGAAATCGATGTTGATACTGTTTTTGAAAAACCGGTTAAATTTAACCAACTATTAAGTGTTGATAATTCAGGAGCAGATGTTAATAAAGTTGTAACTGCAATAGATAATACAGGCCAAATAATATTTAAAACGGCTACAGAACTTGGAGGTTCTGTTAAAGTTGGTACTATTATTTCTATATTGCCTTCAATATTTAGAGATGTTACTAATTTTATATATAATCAAACAATAGATACTACATCAAATCCGGATGTACCAATACAAATAAGAATAGGTGCTGGTATAGGTAATTATGTTGGATGGTATGTATGTAATGGACAAGATTGGACTAACGGTGCTCAAACAATTTCAGTTCCTGACCTTAATTCATTTTCATATCAAATCATATCAAATCCTATTTCAATCGATCCAAATAGTCAAGGATTTGTAAGCGTAACCAATAATGAAATACAATTAATTGGAGGTGCTGATATGATGGTTAATGCTGGAGAAAATGGAGTGAGCGGTCCATTATACGATATTAGTATTACAAATACTTCAAATAATCCGGAAATTGCAACAAATAATTCAGGAAGTGCATTTAAAATTAAAAAGTTACCTCAAATTATTTATTTAGGAATTGATAATTTATATTGGTCTCAAATAGGAACTGGACAACTTGCAGCAGCAGATTATAATCAATCCGACTATGCATTAACAGACTTTGATGCATCTTAAAAATAAAAATAAAAATTTAAAAACATGGCAGCATATAGTGATGTATTAAACTTAATTAACAGTTTACTAGCAAGTGGAACTGATATAACAGCAGCGGAACACAGACAGGTTGAAATTGCTCTATTAGATTTTGCAGAAAGTCAATGGTTAACAGGTGATATTAAAGAAATTGATTGCACAGATGCTTATATTGCAGCTAATTTTGAATCAACAGGTCCAAATAAAGGAAAAGGAATAATAGGAACTGAAAGAGAAGGATGGGCTATTTGTAATGGATATAATGGAACAAGAAACCGAACAGGTAGAGTTTCAGTTGCATGGGGTGATGTAACTCCTCTAGGTACTGTAGGAGATGCTACAACTCAACCATCGATAGGAGCAGCAATAAATACTCCAGTTATATCTGGTAAAAAAGACCATGTTTTATCAGTTAATGAGTTGCCAGCTCATAATCACGTTTTCCCAGGCGATGACCAATTAGCAGGTGCAAATAATATTGGTGGATGGACTAATAGAACAACTGCTAATTTTAATTATGATGCATCTTCAGGAGGTGGAGGTGGAAAAATCTATAAAACATCAGACGCTGGAACTGGAACAGCGCATAATATTATGCAGCCATACATAGTTACCCTTTTTATCCAAAAACTATAGTAGCATGCCTTCTAAAAATTAGAATATATAATCTAAATATAGATAGGTATGCCAATTACTCTCAAACATATAAACATTTCAGATTCTGACTCTATTAAACTTGACAAAGTCAATTTTAATTTTGATCAGTTGGTTGCAAACGGAGGAGGACCTCAAGGACCTCAAGGTTCTATTGGACAAAGTGGACCGCAAGGAACAACCGGGCAACAAGGTGTTCAAGGACCTATAGGAACTACAGGATTTCAAGGACCTGAGGGTCCAGTTTCTGAAAATTACTGGAAAAGAATACTTCCTGGGGCTATTGATGCTGACACTATAATTCCTAAACATGTTTCAACTAATCAATTCTCTCCAGTTGTAAATATTGGATATATTGAAAATGATCCGCAATATGGAGCAAAATTACCATTAATTTCCGGAAAAACCCCATATCAATGGTTGATTCATCGAAAACAATATTCAATTTCAAATTTAAGACTCTTAAATGACGATGTTCCAGGGAATGCTATTGATTTTAGAATAGAGAAACTTGCCGGAAAAGACCAATTAACTATAGGTTTTCTAGATTATGAAAAAGCGGTAAGTACTTATAAAGCATCTTCAACTCATTTTAGAGGTTCAAGTACTTCACCGGATAGTTTGGTGGTTGATGATATTACTGTGACATTTAAAACAAATACGGAATTTAATTCTCCAGTTATTATTAAAGAGCAGTTATTTATTGAAAATGCAAATGCAGACACTGATAAAATTGCTACTTCAGAAGACGCAACAGGATTGGTTAAATTTAAAAGTGTACAAGAGCTTGGAGGAACAGTTCCTTATGGTACAATAGTTTCAATATTACCTTCTATATTTGCGGATGATAATAATTTTGTTAATAATGAACAGTACTTTCCAGGTAATTCTTCACCAATATCAATATCGGTAGGTAAAGGTGTTAATGACTATGATGGATGGTATCTTTGTCATGGATATACCTGGACGGACGGTACTACTGATTATCTAGTTCCTATGTTAGGAAATTTTAACTACTCTATCGATGATAATCCGTTTTCAACAGATCCATCAAGCCAAGGTTCTGCAAGTACTTCAAATTTTAGAACACATATTACTGGAGGTTCAGATATAGATATGATTGCTACTTCGGTTCCAACATTGGTTTATAATATTACAGCAACTGTAGAGACTTCAAGTGTTAATGTTGACCCTGGAACTGGAACAATTTTTAAAATTAAACAATTACCTCAAATTATTTATTTAGGTAGAAACGATTTATATTGGTTTGACCTGGGAACTGGACAGGCACCTTCAGTACCATTAACATGGTTACTAGATGATGCAAACACAACTGCGTCAAAATTAAATCCAGATCCTTACTCATTAGGTACAATAAGTAATCAACCTGCAGGTGCTTCATATTTGTTTACGACTGATGTTGAGGCCCCAAGCGGCTATTATTGGTCAACATTGCCAACTACCGGAGATATTGGAGGACTACCAGCATGGGCTACAGTTACTGGTATAACTTTAAGTTCTGGTACATATCCGACTACAATTAGTATAACAATTAATGTGAGTTCGCATCCAGCAGCTTCGCCAAATCCATCGCCAGAAACCATAAGTATTGATACTTCTACTTTTATCAGTCCATCTGCAGCGACAATACAATTAGAAATGACTGGATCTCCTGGAAATACAACAGTAATATCTCCGCCATTTATTCAAAATATTAGTTACAATTTTGTAACTGGATATACTTATACAATAGTATGTAATGCAAATTCTGGATATTATTTTGCTCCAAACCCAGCAACAAGTATAACTTCATTAGTTGGAGGAGCTACATATACTATAAATAGTGTAATATATTCAAATCCATTAACGATAGGGTATAGTACTCTAACGATTAATGTTACTATAACAGGAGTAACATTGGGAACTACTAATCTAACATACGGTTTAACTGTACCTGTTTTTGCAAGTGCACCTAAAATAACATATAACCCATCAGGATATACAATAGATGGTCCATCAATGGTTGGAGGTAGCTCTCTTAGTGTATCAAAAACAATTACTGTAGAAAATAATACAGGTGGAAATGTTTATATATGGGCAGGTATTAATCAGTTTTATACAGGTAGCGGAACAACAGCTTCAATTTCAGGAGGATATGAATCTTTAGGAGTTTTTAACTTACCAGTTTCTGCTAGTACAACAACATCATATTACTATAGCACCTCTTCAAAACTATTATCGAATGGACAATCAGTTATTGCTAATTTATATAGAGCGGCGACTACAGATTCACATCACACTGTACAATTATGGTGGTCTAGTACTATTGGAGGAACAAAACAAATTATAACCACTTAACCATGATAGATTTTAAAAAATATATACCGACAAACCGAAACATTATCCTATTTGGAGCCCTAGTAATATTAGTTTTATTGCTAATGCAACAATGTGATAGAAATGCAACCCTTAAAGGTGAGGTTGAAACTGCTCAATCAATTGCAACCCGAAATTTTAACAATTATAAAGCATCTCAAGATACTATAAAATTTGAAAGAAACCGAAATGGAGATTTGGTTGCTATTAAATTAGCATACGAATTTGATATTAATACACTAACTGCTGAAAATAAAAGAGTTATTGCCGATTATCAAAAAGCATTGGGACTTAACAAAGACCTTAAAGGTGTAAATTCACTCTTAAGAGCTGAAATAAAAGTAAAAGATTCGATTATTAATGCCCGAAGTTCAGTTGCAACTACAAGTGATTCAACTGCAACAATTACCATTAGTGATGAAAAAAATTGGGATAAATATAATTGGAGAAAGTTTAATGGAACGGTCGACCTTTTAAGAAATAAAAAGACTAATAACATTAGTGTTGTTTCAAATAAATTTAACTTTGAGCAAGGAATTGAACTTAAGGCCGCAATTATAAACGAAGAGGGTGTTAACAAATTAAAAATTACATCACCGTCTCCTGGAGTTCTATTTACTAACATTGAAAATATTAATTTAGTTAACGATAAACTGAACCAAAAACAAGAACAAAGATCAGGATGGTCAGTTGGAGTTGGAGTTGGTTATGGAATTAACTTAAACAATAATCAAGTAATTAGTGTTGGACCATCGATAAACGTTGGAATTATGTGGTCTCCAAAATGGCTTAGGTTTTAAAAAATTATAAAGTAATGGCAAAATCATCAAGATTCGTCAAGTTAGACGAAGACATATTATTAGAATTTATTTATCATGACCAATCGCAACCTGATTTGGTCAAAATTGAAAATGACAATAATGGAAGTCAAATCAAGTATTTAGATACAGTTGATGGTGATGAAAGTGCTTCAAGATTTTTAATGCATGAGCTTGGAGCTGATGTTGTTGAATTTAAAGTGACGACTTCAAATGGATTTGTTGTTATTAATAATTTTGCTTCAAGATTATTACTCTTAAAAAATGGAAGTACTTATAAATTTGACTTAAATGATATTACTGGAACTCTAGATAACCCTGCTGGATTTAATATTCCTGGAGGAAATGGTTACCTATCGGGAACCACTTATATTTATACGCCAACTACTAATGGTAAATATGGTTATGAATATACAAATTTAGCAGGTACACAATTTGCTGGAGGAGAAATCCAAGTTTCAGACCGTGCAAGTTCACTATTCTCAGTTCCAGTAGCAGACACTGGAAATGATATTAGAACCGGTGCTGGACAGTCTGGAAGATATTACGCAGTTCCTACTGCTGAGGCCGGAACATGGGCTCTTCTTGAAAATGATTTAGATTATTTAGATTCAACTGAATGGTTAGGAACCCCTTCGAATGATTTACAACCAGTTTTAGTTGGAGATGTTCAAGCGGTATGGTATGACACTATTAAATTACACTTAAGAACGGGTTACTCATTTAATGGTAGAGGTTATGATGGATTCTTATTTCAAACAAAGGTAAAAAGAAACTCCGGAATCTATAGTTATTTTAATTCAACAGTTTATTTAAACTCTTCAAGTTTTGAAATTCAAAATCCAAATCCATTTATATTAGGTGAATCTTCATATTCTAAGTACATTGAAATCAAGGTACCTTCACTAGTTGATATGTTTTCTCCTACAACAAATAAAGAATTTAAAGATACATTTTTTGCGGCGACCGGAGTAAATGATATTCCAACAACTGCAAACTATGAGTTTGATTTTAAATTGATTGATAGTGTAGTTACTCTTGGAGGTTATAATTACATAAATGTTGCAGAAGGAAAATCATTAACACTATCCCAAGAGGATGAGTATACTGATATTGCAGTTAACGTTGAACATGCTACTGATGGAGACTATTTTAAAATCTACGGAACGTACAATGGAAATCAAGCAACGTTTGAAAACTATATAACTGGTAGAATTGCAACTTCGGGAGATGATATTACAGTGTTTTATGAGGTTCAAGTTGCAGAGCAATTGGGTCTTAATTATATTAATACGTTCAATAATACCTTTACGCAAACTTCGAATTATGATGAGGCAATTGTATTCAGACCGGTTATTTTAAATTCTTCAGTATCAAGTAACTTCTTGTTATCTGTTAATATGAGAATTTATAATGAAACTGATAATACTCAAATCGTAAAGACAGCTTCTTTGATTTATGCTCAACCTAAAAAGTATGGTAAAAAATTACTGAAACTAGCTCTTAATTCAAATTTTGCACCAAGTGTAGTATTTAATACCTTACCAAATACCAGTGTTAACAGAGAGATTAATCAATTTGTAAATTCTATCAGACCTAGTGTTGGAGAAACTAAATACGTTCCAGTTGCATTAGATACTTATAGAATTATGGGAGGAAGTACGGCAGTTACAGTTGATGGAGCTGCAGTAAATGATGTAACTTCAATGGATTACAAAAAAGAGGGAGATGGAATCATAACACTTTCAAAAGTTTCTGATAATTATATCAAGTTTAAAGTTGCCCAACCTGACGGAGATTCTATGAAGAGTATAAGTCTAGTAAATGCAGAGGATTTGGTTCTTATTATTAAAAGTGGAACAATTGAACAACAAATATCTCATGACCCTAGCTTTCCAGGAGTAGACCTTGGAGTTGGAGAAGTTTTCTTTAAAGTGCCAAAAAGCGTAGCAGTTCGATTTGACCAAAGCGATACAAATCAAAATGCAGACAAATTTTATATTAACATCAAAAACGGAAGTACAGAATCCTTATTGTACTACGGAACAGTAAACATCATATAATGATATTAAATAGTAGAAATAATTTATTCAATTTTAAGTTTCCTAGGACTTTTATTCCTAAGGAGGTAGCTGACAAATACAGAAAGTATTTGAATAGACTTCCAGGTAATTTAATTACCGAACCTATCGATTTTGTAAATTATTCAATTCAAGGAGTTGGACTTCCTGGAATTAGTTTTGACCCAATTGAAGTTGCACCAAATGACGGTACAATAACATATCATAGAGGTTCGATTCCGATACAGAATACAATCGATAGACAGTTCAAAGTAACAATGCAACTTCTAGATGGTTATATAAATTATTGGATTATGCAGGACACCCTACTATATTATTATTCGAAAGGCGTTAAAGACCCATTCATTAATGATATTAAACTACAAATAATGGATGCCGAAGGAATTCACCTTATGAGTGCTGTTTTTGAGAAACCTATACTTAATTCAATTTCAGACTTGGAATTAAATATGAGTTCAAATATTGCTGAATTTACAACGTTTGAACTGAACTTTTATTATAATAAATTCGACATAACATTAGAAATAGATAATTGATAATATGAAAACATTTTTAGATTATATTGCTGAGCAAAACATAACTGAGACTGAACTACAAGTATTAAACGAGTCCCTTCAAACAGAATGGACCGAAGAGCTTGAAGCAAAGGTTGACGCGGCTCTAGAGCAATTTTCAAAGACATATAAAAATGAGGACGGATCTTATAATATCCAGGCTTTCAATGATGAAATTACTAATGAAGGAGTTTTAGGTAGTATCTTCGGAGGACTAGCAGGTTTTGCACTTGGTAAAACTGTTGGTAAAACGATTGCTAATATCCTAGGAATCCAAAGTGGTATAATGTATGACATGTTAACTTCAAGACTAGTAGGAGCCGCTCTTGGTTCTTCTCTTGGTAAAAATCTATAAATGAATTTCGTAACAATTGACTTTTCTTTAAATTCCCCAGGAATTTGTATCTTCTCAGGTAATCAATATTTTTTTATTGGGTATTTAAAACCTGGAACAGGCACCAAAGCCGAACAAAAAATCCAAGAGGAATTACACTTACTTCAAGACACTCAGATCCACGATCAGCCGGATTGGACGAATAACGAGGCCTATTCGAAGAGTGAGATGATTAAGATTCAGCGCCACACTCGAACTGCAAAGGATATTATTGATATGATTATTGAAATTATAGGCGATGATTCTCAGGTTGTGATTGCTTTTGAAGGCTCCTCTTATGGTTCTTCAGGTGGAACTAATAATATTATTGATATGGCGGCTGGAGCTGCAATCTTAAAGATGGAATTAATGTCGAGGCTTAAAGTCCATGACATGATGACTGTCGCACCTTCAACCATTAAGAAGCATGCTGGAAAGGGTAATATGAAGAAGGATGAACTTTGGGTTAAATTCCTGGATAACGTTTTAAACGATTCAGCGCTTGAAAACTCGTCACTGCTTAAATACTGTAAAACCAACATCGGAGAGACTAAAAAAGTCCCTAAGCCCTTAGATGATTTGGTGGATGCCTATTTTTTAAACCACTTAGCTCGGAACTTATTTTACCCGGAGGCTTAAAGACATAAGTTATATTCAATGTTTCAGTTTTTGTTTCAAAAATCTTAAAATATTTTTTAAGAAGGTAAATTTGTGTCTCCAGGGTAAGCTACCCCTAATAAAAAAGATATATAATTAATATAGATTCTTGAAACAAAAAAGAAAGTTTCTATATAACTATCATAAGTAATTAAAGGGCCCTTAAGACTTATTAAATTAAAGTTTAAACAAAAATTAAAGCAATTAAAGACATGGCAGAATTTGACATTTTTAATCTTGGCGTAAATGACGTCGAAACACACGAAACCCAAGCTTCATCTGGAAGCGATCTTTACAAACCTACCGCAGATGACGGTAAGGATGGAACTTATAAAGCAATGATTCGCTTTGTTCCTAACCCAACAAACCCACGAAACTCTTTAGTGAAAAAATACGTACATTGGTTAACTAATGCCAATGGTGACGGTAAAATGGTAGATTCTCCATCAACAGTTGGAGCACCATGCCCTATCGCAGACGTATTCTTTAAGTTACGTAAAAGTGACTCAGCAGTTGACCGTAAAATGAGTGAAAAACTTAAAAGACGTGAGCAATACTTTGCACTTATTAAAATTATTAAAGACCCACAAAATCCTGAATTAGAAGGTCAATACAAAGTTTTCAAATTTGGTTACAAAATCAAAGAGAAAATCGATGAGGAATTAAAACCAGCATTTGGTGAGCCAACTCAAGTATTTGACTTATTTGCAGGTAAAAACTTCGAATTGATTATTACTCGTCAAGGAGATTTCAACAACTACGATAAATCTAAATTCTCTTCTAAAACTTCACCTATTGAGGTTGAAGGTAAAGCAGCGACTAGAACTCCTGAAGCGATGAAAGCTATTAAAACTGAGTTGGAAGCAGCTCCAAGTTTAGAGCCATACGAATACAAAGCATGGGACGGAGAAACTCTTGATTTTGTTAATTCTATTCTTAGAAATTACTTAAATCCTGGAAGCTCAATAGATTCAGTTGTTAACAAACCTGCTGCTAAAAAAGCACCAGCGAAATCTGAACCAGTTGCAGAAGCTAATGACTTTGAATTCCCAGCCGACATGGTAGGAAATCCAGACTCTACGAATGTAGATTCTTCAGATGACTTAGATTCATTCTTGAACGACTTAGATATTTAATCTAAAGTTATTTTATAAATTAAAGGGCTAATTAAACTTAGCCCTTTTTTTCTATATAATAGTATGCAGAGTCAAAAAATCACAGAAGATTTAAAGATAAAAATCAGAAGCTTGGTAAAACAAGCAATTGTAAAAGCTCATAGTGAGCCAAGCAAGCATATGATTAAAGAGATGCCGGGTAGAATTACGATGGCATGCCCCTATTGTGGTGACTCGACGACTGACCATAAAAAGAAGAGAGGAAATCTCTACTGGGACACATTACAATTCCACTGCTTTAACTGTGGAGTCCACTCAAATGCATATCAATTATTAAAAGACCATCATGTAAAATTCCAAAGTACCGATGATTCTATCCAAGTTATTGATTACATTCAAGAACACAAGATGGAAACAAATGAAATCGAAGTACTTGAGCATGATGTGTTTAAATTGACCTATGATATGGCTCCTACCAGAGCTGAACTTATGGAATGGTTTAAATTTAAAGAGGTCGAACCTGGAGACCCTGCATTTTTCTATCTTAAGAATAGATTGTTATCCCAACAAATGCATCGATTTATGTACTCTCCTAAAGACAAAAGAATTGTGGTTCTCAATGTTGCACCAAATAACAAGGTTATCGGTTTCCAAACCCGTTCTATCGACAAGCGTTCTAATTCTCGTTATTTAACTTATGACCTTGAAAAGATATATCAAGAGACTCAACGAGAGATTGTGCTGACTGAAGAAGAGTTGGTAGGCGTTAAGAAACTTTCAACACTTTTTGGTGTAATGATCGTTGACTTTGAACGTGATGTTACGATGTTCGAAGGACCTATTGATGCAATGTTCATGCAAAATTCTATTGGATTGGCGACTGCAGGTCGTTCAACTCTTGAATTTGATGAGATACCTACAATTAGATATATGTTTGATAATGATACTACCGGAAAAAAGAAGATGATGGAGAAGATTAAAAGAGGCAAACAAATATTCACTTGGGAAAAGTTCTTTAAAGATACTAAAATTGACGAAGACTGGGAAAAGTTTCTCCAAAAATTGGACAAAGATGAAAGAGATAAATATCCTAAACATATAGGTGATTTAAACGATTTAGTAATCGCGTCGTGGCTAACTAAAAATAAATGCTTAGCCCAAATTCAAAAATATTTTACTAACTCCAGGCTAGATGCATATTACCTATGATAAAAATAGACTTTTTAAAAATGATCGATCAGGAATTCGAAGATTTTGAAAATGAAAAAAACAAAAGAAAGAATATTAAAATGATGTTAGATTTTAACTCATCAAAATATTCACACAACACAAAAGAATTTAAAATGACCAAGCCAAAATTAAAGGCAAAGTTAAAAAGTTCAGTATTCATTAAGGAAAACAATAAAGGAAATTCACTTTTTTAAAAGCATCATATATGACAGATGTTAAAGACAAGATAACACAGCTCGACGAATATTTAATCAAACAAAGAGAAGATTGGACCGGAAAAATAAAGGGTCTAACCGAAGAACTTAAGTTGGGTAATAATCTTGAAAGCGTAAGTGCTTACACGCTTAGTTATCGACAAATATTGGTTGAACACTTAGCAACCATGGGTAATCGAATCAAAACCCAAAAATCAGTAGTAGATAGAAAATATAAAGATAAATGGATTGAGTACTATAGTTACGACTATAAACTCACCGATAAAATGCGTGAAAAATTCGTCGAAGCAGACATTGCCGACGACACAAATATCCTTGAGTTATTAGTAACTCAGAAAAACTTTTTTGAGGGTTCAATTAAGACACTCGATAATATGGGCTTTGCAATAAAGAATCGCCTCGATATTAGTCGTTTATAAAAAGATCACATGAGATTTGATTTTAACATTAACGGACGATAATCAATTTTTAAGAATTGATGAAGCTTCCGAAATTGAGTTAGAGCAGATTAGAATCTCTCTGACCAAAAGAATAGAAAGCTGGCGCTTTCACCCACTAGTTAAACGCGGAGTTTGGGATGGATACGTATCATATATTAAAGATGATAAATGGATTCCTGCCGGACTTTGGCGTCATGTTATGACAATATGCAAAGAATACCGATACGAACTTAAAATTGAGGGTATTAAAAGACTTATTGACTCAAACATTAATGCAGAACAGTTTGAGGAATGGGCTCTAGAATTTTTTAAAGGTTCACATTTCACTCCTCGTGATTATCAAATAGAAACTGCATATAACATTTTAAAATTTAGAAAGTGTCTAGCAGAGCTTGCAACTTCAGCAGGTAAGACACTTATTAGCTTCTTGACCGTTGCATACATGCTTGAAAAGGGACATGCTCAAAGAATTCTTTTTATTGTACCTAACGTTTCATTGGTAGTTCAAGCTCATGAAGATTTCCACGAATATAATGTTAGAAATAGAATTGACCTAAGAATTCAACAAATATTTGCGGGACAAGAGGTTAAAAAGAACAAAAACATAATTATTGGAACCTATCAATCATTGATTAAAAAGGATGCTGCCTATTTTGCAGAATTTGATGCAGTTATTGTCGATGAAACCCACAAAGCAAAAGGAGCTAGTATTAAGGAAATCCTAGGTAAATGTGTAAATGCAAAGTACAGATTTGGACTTTCAGGTACAATTCCAAAAGATGGTACACTTGACAAATTAACCCTGATGAGCCAGACTGGACCAGTTATTAGTGAAGTTAAGGCAAGTTTCTTACAAGAGCAGGGACATATTGCTCAATGTGTTGTTAAGGTTATTGAAATGAACTATGCAACTCCAAAACAGCGAACAGCTTTTATGGAATTGGCCCAAAACCGATATGAAAATAAAGATGTGTTCTCATTAGAACAAAACTTTGTAATCACTAGCGAGGCCCGACTTAATTTTATCTCAAACGTAATTGCAAGAGTACCCAGGAATTCATTAGTACTTTTCCATCGAATCGAACATGGACAAAGACTATATGAGAAGTTGAGACAAGAAAGTAACAAGAGGGTATTTTATGTCGATGGTGGAACCGATTCAGATATTAGAGAGGAATATAAAAAGAAGATGGAGGCTGGAGATGAAATTGTAATTGTTGCAAGTTTCGGAACATTCTCAACTGGTATCTCTATTAAAAAAATTCACAACATATTTTTTACAGAATCATTCAAATCAGAAGTGATTATTAGACAATCAATTGGACGTGGACTGAGACAACATGCCTCAAAAGACAAGGTACTAATTGTTGATTTTGTAGACGATATTAGAACCTTAGAGTGGGATAATTACCTATACAAACATGGAAAGGTACGCCAATCTATTTATAAGCAAGAGAAATTCGAATACACTATAAAGAAAGTGGATTTTGATGGAGATATATAAAACATAATAACGTAATAAAAAAACATATTTAAAATGGCACAGGTTAACAAAATCTCTTCATTTAAAAGTTTTACTGAAGTTAAGAATCAGGAAGCTTCTATGAAACTAAGAGAAGAAAACAATGCAAAAAGACAGGAAACTGTTGGTAAAATTGGAGCAATCCTTGACGAAATGGGATTAACTTCTCTATCTGAATTAGACGAAGAGAAAAAACAAGCCCTAATCAACAAAATGTTTGGAAGCGTTTCAGAAGACGAAGCAGAAGAAATTGAAGACGAACTTAATAAATTAGGAGAACCTAAAAAATTAGAAGAGGGAAATGCATTTATTTTTGCGGCTAGTAAAGCAAAACAAGATGGAAAAACCGAATTCGAATTTAATGGTAAAAAATATAAAGTAACCATTAAGAAAGATACAGGTCTTAAAGAAGGTAATGCTTTCGGAGATGCTGTTAAAAAAGCAAAAGAGGCTGGAGAGAAAGAATTTGAATTTGAAGGAGAAACTTACAAAGTTGAAGAGTCTATCGATGAGGCCAAAAGAACTAAATTCACTGGTAAAACAGCGCACGATTTATATACTCAAATTGGTGGAAAACCAGTAGAGGTATTTGTTAAAAACGACTGGTACTCAGTTAACCCTTCGGAATTAAAAGACGACAAAGGTGATTATTTCACTGGATATACAAAAGACGGAAGTGATTACGAATTTTACCTAAAAGATATTGATTTTATCCAAGAATCTTTAAATGAAGGTCGTGTTAAAGCAGCTACCCTACTACAAGAATTAGTTGATGGAAATACTTCTAGAGCAGAAGGTATTAAAATGTCAAAGGGTTTAGCTGAACATTATTTATATTGGTTAAGAACTTCACCTTACGGTAAGAAAAATGCTGACTTACCTCTTTACATGTTAATTAAAGCAAGTTTTGTTTGGGGAATTGAAAGACAATTAGACCCTAAATTAAAAGTAGAACTTGAGGCCTTAAAGGGTAGCATTAAAGAATCAGTAGAATCTATTGATGAAGCTCGTTCAATTAATAAAATCCAATACGACTGGTCTAAACTAACAACTACGATGGCTGCAACTGCACAAAATTGGAAAGCTGCCGAAGGATCCGCTAAAGAAATGTTACTTGGAAAATTAAAAGAGATGACTGCTCAAAAGAAAGCTCTAGAAGCTGAATTGGATGCTGCTATTGCTGACAAAGACAAAGACATCGAATTGGTAGTTTCTGAAGCATTCTTTAGATTACCAAAAGATGTTATTGGAAACGAATTATACTTAGCAACTCAAAATTTATCTAACCTATACGGTAGAACTTCAGCTGGAAATGATATTGACACTGGAGTTATTGATACAATTATTAAAGCCCTAACAACTGTTAAAAAATCTGTTAAGAAATTTAATAACAAAGAAGAGGTTGTAGGAACTGTTTATGAAGGAGAAGTTAATGAAGCCGATATGACCAAGTTTTACGATGGTTTTATTGTACTAGATTCAAAGGCAAAAAAGACATATAAGTTCAAGTACGTTAAAGGAACTAGTAATGTTAATGTTGAAAATGCGGCTATTGACAAATTAGTAAAAGCAACTGGAGAATCAAGAGCAAATTTCATGGTTCATGGTTTTGTTAAAAAAGGTGAATGGAACTCAGATAAAACTGAAGTATTTGAATCTCAAGTTAATGAAGCTGAAAAATTTAAAAGTACTAAAGACTTTGAAGAGTTCTTAGAGGAAATCGATGGCATGCCAGAGGTTAGAATAAAAAGAATCATGGGTAAAGATTACATCGATACTCCAGGAGGTTTCAGAGATGAAGCAGATGATTACGATAATGACATAGTAGAGTATACTCTTTCTAACATGGGTCGTAAAGATTTTGAAGCACTTAAAGCATGGTGGGAAAACAATGTTCAAGAATCTTTAAATGAAGGTGAAGTAAAATCTGATGATGAATTTAAAGAATATGCAATGGCTGTTTTGAAAAAAGCATTTGGAGATGACTTTGATGAGGCAAAAGCTGGAGAAGTAGTTGATGGAATTCTTAAAAAATGCGGTGATGATTACGGAGCTGCAGTTGGAATGTTAACAAGTTCATTAGGAGAATCAGTAGTTACTGAAAGAGAAGAAACACAAATAGGTACTCATAGATACCAAGGAAAATCATATCCTTTATATACAGATGACGAACACAATCATTATATCAAAGTAAATGGTAGAATAATTGAAGTTGATGAATCAGTAGTTACTGAAGGTTTTGATGCAAACTACTGGGAAGACTATCATGATAGTGGAGAATCTGGAAAAACAAAAAACCCAACTGGTATGCAAGTACAACAACAAGTATCAGGTTGTGTAGAAGATTGGAATGATAACAATGAAGTTGGACCTGAAAATGAAGTTACATCATCTGGAGAAAAGAAAGTCTTAAAACTTGCAAAAGAATTCGTTAAAGCAAAAGGATGGATTTCATCTGATGTTATAGATGCTATGATAGCCCAAGAATCTTAAAAATAATCTAAATAAATAATACCTGATGTTTTACCATGTCAGGTATTTTTATTATATTTACAAAAAACAAATTATTATGAAACACATACAATTATTCGAACAATTTATTAACGAAGGAAAAAATGACTACGTTAAATATGTAAAAGACGCATCTAAAAAAATATTTGCACGCGGTGGTAATGGTCAAAATGTACTTGATTACTTAACAGACTTAGGAAAATATATTGATAGTACAATTGACCCAAAGGCAGACCAATGGTATGGCCCACAAACACCATCACTATTCCAAGAATTGGTTAATAATATGGGACTCGACGATATTGAACATAATAACATATCAGGTAATAAAAGCAGTAAAAAACCAGAAGCATTTAGAGGTGCAAGTGATTTAATTGCCGTTACAAATGATGCAATTAAACGTGCTAAAACTAATGGAGGAAATGACGCTGGATGGGGTAAAGCCGCATTAGAACTTGCTGGACACCTTCAAGCTTATAAAGTAGGTGCTGGTAATGCTGGTCCTGGAGAAGACGGATTTTATACTGCTCCAACCTTAAGTACATTTACAAGATTAGTTGATGATATTGCGATGGAAAATATCAAAAAGAATAGAGTAGCAAAATAATCGATATGAAAACAAAAATCCTTAATTTTAATCAATTCATAACTGAAAGGTATGAAGTTAAATTGAATGAGCAATTATTATTAGAAGGTGGAGCCGCTGGACATATGTCGCATCCATTCGATAATAATGACCTAACATTTGGAGACTTCAAGAATATGATTATTGGTGGACTTCAAGGTGAATTAAACTTCGAAGAGGAACCTACTGAAAAAACAGACGGTCAAAATGTATTTGCAACAATTCAAAATGGCGAGGTTAAATTTGCCAGAAATAAAACTGAGTTGCAAAACCCTATGAGTCTTAAGGATTTCCAAAATAAATTTGAGGGACATGCTAGCAAACTGGTACAAGATACCTTTCAATTTGCAGCCGCTGATTTAGCAACCCTGCTTATAAAGTTACCGGCTAAAACGCAAGAGGAAGTGTTCCAGAATGGGCTGAACTTCATGAACATGGAGTTGATATATTCTGCTAACCCTAATGTTATTCACTATGATGTTGATGTAATTCAATTTCATGGTATCAAGAAAACTGATGGTGCTGGAAATATAGTTGGAGATGACAATAGTGCGGCAAAAAGTGTTGCGGGAGTTCTTAAATCTCTAAATGCTGATGTCGGAAAAACATTTACAATAATTCCCCCACAAGTTATTAAACTACAAAAAGATATAAACTTCGAAGAGAATCAAGCTAAATTCTTAGGAAAACTTGAAGTTCTTAGAAAGAGATATAATTTAACCGATGCTGATGCAGTTGCCCGTTACCATGAAATGTGGTGGAGAGAGCAAATTGAAGCCGCATTTGGTGACCTACCGCAAAACATCAAAGAGGGTCTATTACTTCGTTGGGCTTATGACGACAAGAAAACCTTAAATATGCGTTCATTGGACAAAGAATTAACTCCAGCTCAAGCTGAAGCAGTTAAGAAATTTGACAAAGAGGACGTTAAAAAGAAATTCAAGGAAAACATTCGACCATTTGAAGACCTTTTCTTAGAATTAGGAAGTGTTATCTTAAAGAACGCAAGTAATTTTGTTGCTGCTTCACCAGACAAAGAAATGCAAAGGCTACATAATGAAATCAGAACTGAAGCTGACAAGATTAAACTTAATGGAGACCTTACTCAAATCGACAAAGTTGCAAAAGAACTTGACCGATTAGAGAGAATTGGAGGAATCCAGTCTATTATACCGACTGAAGGTATTGTATTTTCATACAAAGGACACATGTACAAATTAACAGGAACATTCGCTGCTATTAATCAGTTGATGGGAATTATAAAATACGGAAGATAAAATGAAACACATTAAACTATTTGAAGAGCATATAAACGAGGCTAATGATAAACCATCATTAGATTCTTCGACAGGATTAATTTACTATTTTGATATACCTTTCACAACAGAGGATATTGAAGAGATTTTAGCATCTAGCAAATCTATATTAAATGCAAAATTTACTCCAAATAAACAATTTGATATTCAACCAATGGTTTTTATTAAAGATAAAGTTAATGGTGGAGAACACACTTTTAGTGTTGCACAAATTGGAATATTAGGAGCATTTTACGATAAGAATAAAAACAACACCGCATCCCGAAAAGATTTTACTAATTAAAAAACAAAGAGATGGCATTACAAAAATTAAGAGAGTATTTTAACGAAACCAATAGAGAAACCTTTATTGATATGTTAAAAAATAGAGTGTTAGTAACTGAGAAGGTTGCAGCACCTACATTTCTTGTTAAAAGAAATCTTGATGGGTTTGAATATTTTAAATCTTCAAATTCAGACAAATTAAATCTAGTTGACCGAACTATTATCTCTCTATATGAGATTGCAATCAATTACATGCAAAGTTTGCCAAATTCGGTTAAAGGTCAAATGCCAATTGATTGGAGATTTGGTTTTGAATACCTTCCAGAAGTTAAAGTATCTAAGATTAAATACGGAAAGACACCAAAAAACAATTTAATATTAACTCATATTCAACAAGTTGGAGAGGGTAATAAAGTTAAGAAAACCATTAATGACCCAGTTATCTTAAATAAATGGGCAAAAATTCTTGATGTTCAACAACCAAGCGTATTATTTGATGGCTATTTATCTCAATTACAAAGAGATGAACTTCTTGAATTATTGGCAATGGGCGATAGACAATTTAGTGAATCATTCGACTATTTACCAGAAACTAAAGACAAAACAAGTTTCACCGCTAAAATAGTTAAACTTTTTAATCCAAATGCATTCGAAACTACACTAAACGCAGATATTGAAGAGGAATTTGATGGATTGGTAGTTAATTTTATCGATGGAAACTCAATAAAATCTTTTAAATTAGAGGATTTTATCAGAAAAAATGGAATTGATACATCTTCAAGCCACATGTACCAAATTGCAGTGACTGACTTTTTAGAATTTATAACTCAATTTAATATCGATGATATACAACTTGAAGACGAGAGAGCTGACTATCGATACCTTGAAATAATGTCGATTATATTTAATGAATATGTAGACAAACACTCTTCAAAATATATTGGAGTTAATTTTGAAAGCGCTGAATTTTCATCAGCAGATTCTTTTAAATTAAATCTAAAATATATTACCGATGAAAAAACCCTGAAATATGTTTCTAACGATATTTTAGCGGAACTTTATAAAATGATTTTAGGTTCTTTTAGAAAGAAAAGAACTAAGACATCAGACTTAATAGATGAGGACACTATGAAACGTATGAATGAAATAATCGAAAAAATCAACGAAAAAATATTTGTTGAAAACACCGATGAAAATGCAATTTATGACTATCAAAATTTCATGTTGCGCGATAAAATCAAGTCTTCAGTTAACTTAAATGAGGCACTTAAACTTACTCATGTTGAACAAGGAAAACAACCAGTAAATATGTTTGTTGGAAGATTCCAGCCATTTACATTAGGACACGCCAAAGTTTTAGAGACTATTCACAAAGAGAATGGTTATCCAGTTGTTGTATTCTTAGTTAAAGCAAAAACCAAAAAGAAAGGTGATGAATTTAGCAGACCATACGACGAGAAGACTCAAATCAACATGTTCAATCATGTTAAAAAGCAATACCCATTCTTAAAAGAAATATTTGTAATTCCAACTGGAGGTATCGACATTATGTTTAATGAAATGAGACCTAAATATGAACCAGTACTTTGGGGAACGGGAAGCGACAGAATGACAAGTTATGGTTATCAAGTTAATAATGATGCTTATAGAGACCAATTGAACTGTAGAGCTGATTTTGGACTTTTTGAAATTCCAAGAACTGACGATGATATTTCGGCCACTGCAGTTAGAAATGCTCTATTAGATGGTAATGAAAAACAATTCCAGAATTTAACACCAAAGGCAGTTCATGGAATGTATAATGAACTAAAATCTAAAATTGAAGACTCTATGGGAGTAGTTGCTGAAAATGTTTCTACTGAAATTATGACATTCGAACAATTTATTAACAAAGATATATAAAACTAAATAAAATAGAAAAATATTATGAATTTTAATCAATTCCTAAACGAAAATACTTCTTCATTTGGCGGAAGAGCTGGACTTACTAAAGCTGAAACACTTAAAATTGCACAAAAATTTGCAGATGCCGCTGCTAGCGTTGACCCTGAAAAAGGAAAATGGAGTGTAAATAAAAGAACCTTAGAAGAGGATGGGTTTGACTTAGACTATAATGACGAGGAATACGATGGTGGTTCATACAATATCTACAAAAATGGTAATGTTGTAAACATGGCTCTTCGTGAAAATCCAGTTTTAGGTAAAATTACTGACGATATTAAAACTATTGCAAAAGGTTTTAAAAAGATGATGGCAAATGAATCAGTTACTAATGAGGCTAAATTAGTTTTAGGTTTATCAACTAACAATTATCCAGCTGGAACAATTGGTAGATATCGTATAGAATCTTCTGTAATTAACCTAAGAAAAGTTGCCGATTTATCAAAAGACTCATGGAAAAAATATTCAAGAGCATTTGCTGACGATGAAATTGGTTTTGAAAAATCAAGTGATAGAAAAGAGGCATTAGACGCTATTCAAAAATCATTTGACAACGGACATAATGATATTAGAGAGTTTGGTTTAAATGAATCTGTAGTTAACGAAAGAAACATCACAATCAAAAGACAATACACTGATAAAAACCCTGCAGTTACTGTAGGTAAAGCTGCTAAAATTCGTAATAGAATGTTAGAGGCTATTAAAGATGGTAAAATTTCTCAAGAGGAATTCGATACAATTCTTAAAGAAATGACAACAGATTCTAAAAGATGGTTAAGAAGAAATGCTCAATGTTTTAATGTATCTGAAGATGGAATAGCACTATCAAAAACAGGTTCAAGAATCCTTAAAAATGTAATGGTTTCAGAAGCAACCACAAAGGCACCAAAGATTTGGGTTCCTGGAGGATTTGATAAAGAAATTTCAAAATACCCAAACCAAAAAATCACAAGAAAAATTGTATTAGATGCTGCACTTAAATGGGATGTAGATCCGGAAGATGCAATTAAATACGTTGAATACGCTTGGGTTATTGACTTAGACGAAAATAAAAATAACAACGATATGAAAACAAAATTTATCTACGAATCTTTCCAAGAATTTGTTGAAAACAAACTAAATGAAGGTACCTTAAATGAGGCATTTAAAAGTGCTAAATTGGCTAACCTTTTTTCAGTAGGAAGTGCTAGCACTAAAAACTTAGCAGGAGCTTTCTATAATTTCTCAAAATTAGCGATTGACAAAATCGAAGATTATGACATTATTGAAATGGAACCTCAAGCTGCACGTAAAGAAAAAAGAGCAAACGCTGTTTATTTTTATGTAGTAAATAACCAAAAAGTAAATCCATACGCTGAAACTAGTAACCCATCTACTTGGAATAATGGACTTATTCAGTCAAATACTCTATTAGCAATAACTAATGGTCAAAATGAATGGTACTCAACAGCATACAATAGATATTCAGGAGGTTCTGAAACTTTGAAACTCGCTACTTCAAGAGAAGCTGCCGCAGGATTTGATAAAAGAGACTCTAAAAGATACGATGGTTCAGGAATTACTTCTATCACCAAAGTTGCAGAATTAGCCGATATCGCTTACGTTATTGACTTAGACGTTCTTAGAGCAAGATATTCTACACAATCTTTAACATTTAAAAGATCTGAAGATAAACGTGGAGCTACTGCTTTCCAAAGCGACAAAGACTTTAAAGCGGCGAACAAAGCACGTTATAACGAAATCTTAGCGCAAAAAGCAGCTGCAATGCCAATTGATGCTGTAGTATTAGGAGCTATTGATACTCTTGCTACTCAAATTAAAGATGCTCTAACTACAGGAGAAAAAGGAAGATATGGAGAACTTATTGTTGGATTAGACCCTAAAGGTAGAGAAATCAAAATGAGCGATGCTTCTAACTTAATGAGAAACATTTTGGACGAGTATAACAGATACGTTGGATATGTTGTTCAAAGTGAAAGTGAAGAAAAAGCTGGATATAGTTCAAAATTCTACGAAAGTAGATTAAAAGAAAGCGCTAAAACAATCACTGACTACGTTAAGAAAGTAGAGGCTAAAAATTACGCTTGGTAAGATGAAACACATTAAACTATATGAAGAGTTTGTAAATGAGGCTACTAATGAAATTACATTAAATGACTCTGAAGTAGATACAATTTTTAATGAAATTGTCAGACTTACAAATATTGCAAAAGAGAGAGGATATGTTCCTGGCGTAGTTGCAGCTGGTGCTATTAAAACACCTAGTTCAAACGATTCTATGGTAGATGCTTCTGGTGAATTTGGAGAAAATCCAAATAACAAAAAATTTAAGATTTCAAATATTACCGCAAATAATTTTCAGATACTTGCAACTATTACATCAACAGACGGAAAACTAGTATGTTACATTACCTTTCCTTATGATGTTAAAAAGAAATCTATTTGGTCAAAAGAAGTAAACATGCGTTTTTATAACGGAAAAGAGTCTGATTTTTCAAAAGTTAAAAGAAATCACGAAACAATAGTATATTAAAATGAAACACATACCTACATTCGAAAGTTTTGTTAATGAATCCCTAAATGAAGCCTGGGGAATGGATGACATTGTAAAAATCCATTTTGAAACTGACCCTGATAAACAAGAGGAGCTTAAAAGAGCCTATGGTAAAAAAACCGGTGCAATGTCACGTACTAGTCAAATCGAGGCTGCTGATTATGCATTGGCTAAATATAGAAGACAAATTGGTTATGACAATGGTAAGTCAGGTAGCGCAGGTTTAACTGACGTATTTATTCCAAGTTCATCAATGGCCGCATTTTCTACAGTAGGTAATGGACCACATTCTAAGCCTAAAAAATGGAACCAAAAGGAATACAACAAATGGATTAAAGATATGGCTGGAGACGGTGGAGCTAACCATGCATATGATATGGCACAAAATGCTAAATTTGAACCAGGACTTATTGATTGGGTTAAGAGAAATGTAGCTTATGGTGAAAAACCATTAGACAGAATTCAATGGGACATCGAAGCCTATTCATAATAAGATAACCAATATGAAATACATAAAACTATACGAAGACTTCGTAAATGAAAAAGCATACCGATTAACTGGACCTTATGCCTCTAAAGGTATTATTGGTAAAGTTATGCAGGCCTTTAAAAAAGAAATTGAAAAAGTTACTTTTGAAGGAGAAGTCAAAGATACTTTAGAACAAGTTAATGGCGCTTGGGGAGATTTTAGTAAAGATGCCCAAAAAATCATTTTAGCCGAAGTTCAAAAGGCAGTAAAAGACATGGACCAAGTTGTCTATGTTCATGTTCAAGGATTAAACAAAACATGGGAGCCAGACACAGTCAATCAATTAAATAGAGACGGTGCACCATTACATATTTCAATTCTTGGAGACTTTGTAATTAATGTTGGTTTCATGGATGATGTTGATGGTAACAAATTTAAGAATAAATTAGGAGGTATGTTAAATACCGCAATTGCAGGTGGAGAAGACATTTATGGTACTTTTGACGCTGAAATTGGAGAAAATAACGTTGAAATCAGAGGTTCTGAGATTATTCAAATAGACGAAAAATAATATGCCAAGTACAAGTAAAGCTCAACAACAACTTATGGGTATGGCCTACGCTCTTAAAAAAGGAGATATGGACCCAAAAGACGCAAGTCAAGAGGTTAAAGACCTAGCAGATTCTATGACACTTCAACAGTTGAAGGATTTTGCAAGCACAAAACATGAAGGACTACCTGACCATGTTAAAGAAGGTGAAGACCATGAGGTTGGAATGGCAATGAGTCAACTTAATGCAATTTCAAAAGCAGTTGGAGAATTACTTCAAAAAATTGGAAGAGAGGAAAAGGACCTACCAGGCTGGCTACAGGACCATATTTCACAGTCTTATAATTATATTAAACAGGCTAATGATGGTTACCATGAACTAGATGAGATGGTTTCTCCTGATAGTATTGGAGGAATGGGAGCAACTGCTCTACCTTCACCAACATCAGTAGGTTCTGGAGACGTTCCAAAAGGTTCTGGAGATGCCAAAGAGGAAGAGGAAGAGGAAAAGAAGAGACGTAAAGAATTCTTAAAAAAGTTTAAATCTTTTGAAGAGTTTACAAGCAAATAATAAAAATTGAAACAATATTTAAAACCTCAGTATAACTACTGAGGTTTTTTTAATTTAACAATGATGCAATATTTTTTTAAACCAGACAATTTTGAAAGATGGTCAGAGCTGGCTACCGAAAAGATAAATAGTACAATTGAGTCGTGTACTAATCTGAGGCACCTAGAATCAGCTAAACGAATGATAGACACATTCATAATGATTACTGCTCTCGAGGACAATATTGAAACAGAGGAACTAGAATGGATTATAAATTTATATTGGTTAAAAATAAATTTAAAAAAACAAAATATTTTTGAAACAAAATTAAAACAATAAGTATAAATTAAGAACTTAAAAATAAATTAAAATGGAATTCTTAGACGCATTAAGACAAGAAGATATGGTAACTGAAAACGGAATGGCAACTAATTCGACATCGTTGAATGCTTGCGTTGACCTTTTCTTTAACATTGGAGCAATGAGAGGACAAGACAAACAACGTTTGATTGCAACCTTCTCTAAAGCATTCAATGAAGATCCGAAGCGTGCTATGAAACTCCTTTTTTGGGCTAGAGATGTTCGAGGTGGAGCTGGAGAACGTCAAGTTTTCAAGGACATTTTAGTTTATTTGGCAGAAAACCATGATTTGGTACTTAGACCAAATTTACACTTAATTCCTGAGTATGGTCGTTGGGATGACTTATTAGTCCTTGTAGGAACTTACTTAGAGAAAGAAGCAATGACCCTAATCTCTGACGCATTAATCAACGAAAATGGTTTATGTGCAAAATGGATGCCACGTAAAGGTGCAGTAGCTGAAAAGTTACGTAAATTTACTGGAATGTCGCCAAAACAATACAGAAAATCTCTTGTAGGTTTAACAAACGTAGTTGAAACTAAGATGTGTGCTAAAGATTGGAATTCTATCGATTTCGGTAAATTACCATCTGTCGCTTCAGCAAGATACCAAAAAGCCTTTGGTAAAAATGCATACGAAAGTTATTCAGCCTATATTGCTTCTCTTGTAAAAGGTGAGGCTAAAATTAATGCAGGTGCAGTTTACCCATACGACGTGACTAAGTCTCTAAACTATGGAAACTCAAGCGTAGCAAACGAACAATGGAAAGCTCTTCCAAACTATATGGAAGGCGCAAACGATATGATTTTACCAGTGGTTGATGTCTCAGGTTCTATGTCTTGCCCAGCAGGCGGTAGTAAATCTGTAACATGTATGGATGTTGCAATCTCGTTAGGTCTTTATATTTCTGAAAGAAATGAAGGTCCTTTCAAAGATGCATTCATTACTTTCTCAAGTAAACCACAGTTGCAAGTATTAAGTGGCTCATTGAACGATCGCTACACACAGATGTCAAACTCTGATTGGGGAATGTCAACGGATCTTGAGGCGACCTTCAAATTGATTTTAGATCAGGCCACTAAGCATAAACTATCGCAAGATAAAATGCCAAATAAAATCCTAATCCTATCAGATATGGAATTTAATGCAGCAGTTTATTCTGGAGGTTATAGTACTAGACTTAAAGGTGGAACGTGGAATCCAACTGCTCAGCAAATGATTGAGCAAATGTATGCTGACGCAGGTTACAAAGTACCTCAAATTGTTTACTGGAATATTCAATCCCGAAATGGAGGAGTACCGGTTGCATTTGATACTCAAGGAACTGCATTAGTTTCAGGATTCTCTCCAGCAATTATGACTAGTTTACTTGGAGGAGATATTGAATCTCCACAACAAATCATGGACAAAACAATTTTGAGTGAGAGATACGCTCCAGTTGTTTAAGATATATAAAAGAAATATATCTCAAAGATGAAACACATCAAATTATTCGAAGACTTTGTAACTGAAGGTTCGGTTTGGAAAACAAGAGATGGTTTAGGAATTAATCAAATAAGCTCTAAATCTATTAACTCTGAAATTAAAAAAATTATCAAAGCCCAAAATACAATTGAAGGTGAAGATGGTAAAATTTTAACAGACCTTGATGGAAACGTTGTTTTCTTTGAAGTTCCTACTGTTGGAGAAGATGTTGCTTCTGAATTAGGTGGAAAAACAGTATCTAAAATAACAACAAAAGATGGTTTATCAAATGCTGCCTCTTCAAGAGGTGGAGTAATGGTAATTATCTAAAAATAATTGGTTCCTTACAGCAATCCATACAAGCAATTTATAAACTACGCAAACATTGGAACCAGGCGGATCGGTACAGCAAAAAGTACACAAACAGCTATGATAGCCAGAAGTATTACAGAGATAGTATCAAGTATAACAGGCAAATGGAGATTCAACCAGGATAAAAAAAGGATAAACGTCATACCACCCCAATAGGTGATAAGTAGGATGGGTCGAAGTTTAGTAGACGCTCGCGAAAATCAAAGCCGAAGACGTTAAACAGGGTTATTCCGCCGGGAAGAAAATCACGAAAAACGATCCCGTAATAATTTAATCCTGACAAAATTGTTAATAACTTTTTTAGTCAGGATTTTTTTATGTCGTTTTTTTGTATTATATTTACATATCAAATTAAAGTGCGCAAAAAACAAAACCAATATATAACATATAATACTTAAAAGAAACTTATGAATATTTTAGATGAAGCAAGCGGAATAGTTAATAACCGCTCAGAAGAAGCAGACAGACAATATGGTCCTTTCTCAGAAGGCATGGACAGAGCTGCAATGATTTTTAAAGGTATGACCGGACTTGAAGTTACAGGTGAACACATGTTTAAAGCGCTAGTTGCACTTAAATTCTCTAGAGAATCTTACAATCACAAGCGTGATAACTTATTAGATGCAGTTGCATATATCCAAGGATTAGACAACTATATTGAAGAAAACAAGAACGATATCGATGATGCATTCAATGGTTAATATTTATGCAGTTTTAGATTCATTAAAGGGCAAGAAGATCGCAATTGATGATGTTGTAACTACGTATAGCTCAAAGAAGGCTAGCCATAAAAGTGCATGGGCCTTTCTCCTAGCTAATCAATTGAGGTCTCTCGGATTGAATGTTGAAGTACTTACCAAGTCAGAAGATATTCACCAATATGATGTTTGGTTAGTAGCACTTCCAATGGAATTCCAAGGGTCTTATAACCTATTTGGTGGAGCCACTGACGAACCAGCAGAGCGAATTAAAAGATTCTTAGATTTTGGTGGAACAATATATTGTTTGAATCGAGAAATGCCAGATGTTGGAGCATTCGCACGAAGTCGAATGAAATCATGTTCACCTTTATGGGCATCTCTTGATGTTGAAGCACTTACAAAGAAGAGTAAAGAAACCCAAACAATTGAATTGAAATTGGCTTCCGGAACTTTTGTCTTAGGTGATTCCCATTCAGTTTCAGTATACCATCCCGGCACAAATATCAGCCGAAATGACGGTAAAACCTTATTTGGCGTCCTGAAAGAGGGAATGCAATTATATATTCCTGAAGGAACTGACCACCTAATCACATACTTTGGAAACATCGATGTTCGTCATCACTTATGTCGACAAGAAAAACCAATTGATGCTGTTAAAGCACTTGTAAAAAATTACTTTGAACACTTACAATCACTAGGAATTCAAAAGAATACTGTTGTAAAATTGCTGCCTATAGAATTTGAAGGTCGCAGAATTCCTAAAACTGGGTACTACAAAGGAACTCCATTTATCGGTACTCAAAGAGAACGGACTCAATTGATGGAAATATTTAACGAAGAGGTTGACAAACTCTCGGCAATATATAATATGAACGTAATCGAATGGCCGATTCACTGGTACTCAGCAGACCCTCAATACTTTGCCGATACCTATATGGAAAAGCCAGGTTCAGTTCACCTGTCTAGAGAGTTTTACCAATATGATTTCGAGACGTCCGAAAAAAATGTTGCCCTAAAGAAGACTATCAATACTCTTTTTTGAAACTTTTTAAATAAACCAAGTATAAAAATTATAAATTAAATTTTAAGAAAAATGAACAAAATTAAAGTAGGAATTATTGGAACTGGAAATTGTGCCAAATCATTAGTCGAAGGTGTACAGTATTACACAGAGAACCCAAATGATATTACTGGGATGATGAAATCCGACATCGGAGGTTACAAAGCAGAAAATATTGAATTTGTTTGTGGATTCGAAATTGATGAACGTAAAGTTAATCAAACGTTAGGATACGCACTTAAACAAAGACCAAACTCTGCATGGGACATTGTTGATGTTATTCACTCTGAAGCGCCAGTTTACGAGGCTCCAGTAATTGATGGTTATGCAGCCCTTATGGATAACTATCCAGAACAAAACCGTTTCTTAGTTGATGAAAAATTAAGAAACTCTACAGACATGAATCGTACTGATTGGACACCTAAAAAATCACGCGAATGGAAAGACCAAATCATTGCTAAATTAAAAGACCATGGTGTTGAAGTATTGATTAACTACTTACCAGTAGGTTCTCAAAAAACAACTGAATTCTGGGCTGAAATTTGTCTTGAAACAGGAATCTCTCTAGTAAACTGTATTCCAGTATTTATTGCCTCTGACCCAGCTTGGGAGCAAAGATTTATCGATGCTGGTATTCCAATCATCGGAGACGATATGCGTTCTCAATTTGGAGCAAGTATTCTTTCTCAAATGTTACAAGAACTTGCCTTTGAAAGAGGACATCATGTAAAAGCCCACATCCAAAGAAATGTTGGAGGTAACACAGACTTCTTAAATATGGAAGATAAATCTCGTCTTGCTTCTAAAAAGATTTCTAAAGAAAACGTTATCCGTGCACAAAATGAAATTCGTGGAATTTCAACTGAAGATTCATTCCTACATGCAGGTCCTTCTGAGTATATCGCATTCTATGGTGATAACAAAGTTGCTAACTTCCGTTTAGAACTTACAGGATTCGGTGGAGCACCAGTTCTTTTTGATGCTCAATTAAGTGTACAAGACTCTCCAAACTCAGCTGGAGTAGTAATCGACGCAGTTCGTTATTTAAGAGTTGCAAGAGAATTAGGAGTTGTAGGAGCCTTAAGAGGTCCTTCAGCGTTCACACAAAAAACTCCACCAGATCAAATGATGTTTGCTGATGCTGTTTATGAGTGTACTGAATTGGCTGCAAGACGCTTAACAGATTCTACAAGAAAACAGTTAGCTGCTAAAAAAGCCTAACAATTACATTAATCCAAAAGGGAGAGAAGCAACTCTCCCTTTTTTTATCAAAACTTTAAGCATGTTAAACATTTTTAAAACCAAAAAACCAGTCGATATCTACGGATATGATTTTGATGGGGTAATTTCAATTGGAATAACTCCAAGAGCATCTAGTGATTTTGTTATTACCGGAAGATGCATTGATGAACAAGACGAAATCAAAGCAATCCTTAAAGAGAGAGGAATTAAATGCAAAGTCTATTTTAATCCAATGACCCTTGAAGAACGTGGAAACCATACGGTTGCCGCAAGAAGAAATTCTGGGCATCATAAGGCACATACAATTAATCGTTTAAAAAATGAAGGTGTTATTGTTTCACGTTTTTTTGAAGATGACCCAATACAATACCAAATCATTCAGGAAAACTGTCCAGATGTAGAATTGGTTAACATTGTATCAAAATTAGTACAAAAATAAAATGAGCAGAGTTAAACTTCCTGAGCTTCCAATTTCAAAATTGGAAAAGACCCGACTTAAAAAGAAATATGTTAAGATACTAGGAGCATCTGAAGGTGTTGATGATAGTATGATTGGTGAAAGTATTGCTAATTATTTAATTCCTGAGGTTGACTATAAGGGAATGGTTTGTCTTGACCTTGGAGCCAATATTGGAGCTTTTACTCAAATTGCACTGGATTCCGGAGCAAGTAAAGTTTGTACAGTAGAGTGTGATGCCCGAAACTTTGAAAAACTACAATCAACATACAAGAATGATGATTATGTCGATTTGGTTTATGCTGCCGTTTCTGGACTACCTGATAAGACCTTAAAAATATTCAAATCTTCAAGCCAAAATGCACATTGTTCAACATCAATTGAGAGCAAAATGAAGTTTAGTGAATATGACTATGTTGAAAATATCCATCTGAAAAAGTTACTAAAGAAGTACAGTCCAGATATTATTAAAATGGATATTGAATCTGCTGAGTATACCCTAATCGATACCTTAATCGATTACGAACCTAAATATTTATTTATTGAATTGCATGCCGGAAAACATAGAGCTGAAATGTATGAAGTGTTAGGAAGACTACAGTCAATTTATCCATATTCAAAAGTGGTTCCATTGGTTATATTTACCGACAATTTAATAGCACATGACTGCTTCTTTAAAAAATAAAAATTAAAATGACTTCAAATAAACACTTGCTTGAGATGGATTCTCAAGCACTGTTGGATTTAATACCAACAGAAAAAAGACAACTTATTCGAGATTTCGTTCATGAAATGAATCGAAGAGAGTATGAGGTTCGTTTTGCAAAAACATGCACCTTCGATACATTTAGACATCGAGAAGGCACTGGAAAAGAAGACACATTTGGACATGGATTTATTGTAGAGGGACGTTCAGTTCCATACTTCCACCCAAATCGTTCTTTTCACGATGAGATTATTTGGTTAAATGAAAATGTGTTCTACAATCCAGACTGTACATTTGAGGACCGATTAATTAATGCCGCAATTGTAAAATTCTATGGGCCGTCAAACACAATTAGTCTATTAACGCATGACACTGGATTTCCATTCGTTAAATATGACAGATTAGTTAATGACGAGAAGTATGTTCTACAGTGTATGGTTAATATGGAGAATGCAAAAAGACGTGGAGAAAAGATTTATGGTACTACTGAATTACGAACAAGTCTTCAAACTGAATCGAGAAACCATGCAAGAGTAATTAAAACTCCTTATGATGTATTAATTGGTGCCGAACCGGATCCAACTAGACAGAGTCGAACCAGCGATATGTTCTTTTGGTTTACCCTACTAGGTCCGCGTTTTGCAGAATTTTATTCTAAGAAGCCGACAATGGAAGAGTCGTTTGATTTCCTAACATCACATCGAGGAATTGGAAACTATTATGGTTACCACTTTAGTACCAACCTTGCCCGAATGCCTGAAATCGGTACTCCCGACCTATTGCGACCTAATGCTCCTTTTGGAAATCTTAACGAAGATGATGACTTTGTTGCACCCGGAGTTGGAGCGATGACCACAATCAACTGGTTCTATGAACACTTAGGTTTTTCAATCTCGTCTGACGTTGGAGCCAAGGTTATCAGACAAATCCGGGACACTCAACACGAGTTCTTTGATTTTACTGGAGAAAATCTTGACTATTTAAAAGTAATCACCGAGACCGGAAGATTTACAACGTTTGGTACAGAAATTAGTTGTTGTCAGTTTGGTGTATTTTTACGATTGAGAGATAGTAAAAAGATGGCCCTAAACCGTGCAAATGCTCCAATTTCTAAAGAACAAATCGGTGAATCATGTGAAGTAGATGAACCAACATTTAAAAGTTCATGTTTATTTTAAACAAGTTCAAAATTACCTATAAAACTATTATATAAAAACTTATGGCAAATATAGACAATCAATGTAAAGACCTGGAAGTTAAAGACTTCTATTCAGATTCGACCACTCACTTGGCGGATATAATGGAAAACCAAAAGAAAATGCAGGAGCAGACTTATGGTTTCAATTTTGAAAATATGTCAATTAGAGAAATTATGAACTTTTGGCATGTTAATACGCATGCAGTAGTTGATGAAATTCACGAGATGACTGATGCCCTTGGAGGTATTAAAGATGGTAGTGGAAATGCAGTTTGGAAATACTGGAAAAAAGACTTTTCAAAGTATGAAACTATGAAAATCAGTGACCTATCTGAAGAGGACAAAAAAGAACTTTATATGGAATGGGTAGACATACTACACTTCTTTATAAATTATGCGTCTTCAATCGGATTAGATGCAAAAACAGCTTACAATTATTACTTCGCGAAAGCAGAAGAAAATGTTAACCGTCAAAAAAGAGGATATTAATGATACTTGACATCGAACAGCGTGAAAAAGATGTAATCATTTCATATTACAATGACAAAGGAGAAGTAGCATTCAAACAATACCCAGTGGATAAATTCCAAAATTGGTATGTTTGTGATGACAAAGACAAAGCGGCTAGCCCAGATTATAAAAACTGGGATGGCCGTCCTGTTAAACTAGGATATGGAAAACAATTCAATAAGTTCTCCATTCTTTATTTTTTAGATAATATTTCAGAGAAAGACAAAAAAGACCTGACAGCATACAATATGCCAAAAACCTATTTTGTCGATATTGAAACTGAAATTGTTGATGGCTTTCCAAAAGCCGAAGAGGCCAAAAGTAGAATTCTTTCATTCTCAATAATCACTCCAGACCGTAAAGCAATCGTCTTAGGTTTGGAAGATATGGCTCCAGATAAAATCCAAAAGATTCAAGATGATACCAATGAGTACTTTAAAGATTTTGATATGGACTGGGAATTTAAGTACCATAAGTTCAAGTCAGAGTATGATATGGTGTACACATTCTTAATGAAATTCTTACCAAAGTTTCCAATGATGACTGGATGGAATTTTATCAACTATGACTGGCAATATATTGTTAATCGATGCAAAAGACTTCAAATTGATATTAAAGAAGTTGGTATGACTAATTCAATCGATCATACTGATGGTCGACCTCTTCATATCGGAATTCTTGACTACATGCAATTGTATGACAAATATGACCGAACTGTAAAAGTTAAAGAATCCAACTCTTTGGATTATGTTTCAAGTCAAGTTTTGAACGTTAACAAAATCAAGTTCACTGGCTCACTACAGGACTTATACCGAGATAATTTTGTCAAGTACATATATTATAACGTTGTCGATTCAGTGCTTGTGTATTACATTGACCAGAAGTTGAAGTCGATGGAAGTACTTTTAACATTGGCAAATATTACAAATATGCCTCTATACAAAGCAAGTTCTCCAGTGGCAGTTACTGAGGCGATTATGGCCAGAAAACTTGCTGAGCAAGGAATGCGAATTGGAAGTGAAGAGAAAACTGATAGTCAAAAAGATGGCCAATATGCTGGAGCATTCGTAAAAGAACCAATACTTGGATTCTATGAAGGTGTAAGTGCATTTGACTTTGCGTCACTATACCCTTCTATCATGAGACAATTTAATATATCTCCAGATGCCTACATCGAAAAGATTTATAAAAGTGAAATTGAAGAGAGACGTAAAGACAAAGAGGTTATTGTTTGTGATAATGGTGTAGTATATAAGACCGAAGATTCAATCTTAAGAAAGATATTAAGTGACCTTTATGCGCAACGTAAAGATTATAAAAAAACTTCTTATGAATATTTCACAAAAGCTGACCGGTTGAAAAAACTGCTCCAATAAAACGTATATATAAATTTCTAAAAAAATAATCACCAATGAGCAATATCTTCGAAAAAAGAGTAAATATTTTACCCTACGAATATCCTTCGCTATTAGCATACAAAGATGCAATCCGACACTCGTATTGGATTCACACTGAATTTAACTTCACAACTGATATTGATGACTTTATGACTAAAGTAACTGACTCAGAGCGTGAAGTAATTAAAAGAGCAATGTTAGCCATCGCACAAATCGAGGTTAATGTTAAAACTTTTTGGGCAGACCTTTACAAAAGAATGCCAATCACTGAAATTGGAGATGTTGGCATGACATTTGCTGAAAGTGAAGTAAGACATAAAGATGCTTACGCACAATTATTAAGAATCCTAGGATTAGAAGACGAATTCCAACATGTAGTAGAGATTCCAGCAATTAAAGATAGAATTGCATACTTAAGCAAGTATTTGGACGGTACAAGAAGTAAGGACAATAAAATGTATACGAAATCCGTATTGTTATTTTCATTGTTTATTGAGCATGTTAGTTTATTTAGTCAATTTTTCATTATGATGTCTTTCAACAAAGAGAAAAACCTATTTAAGGGTATTTCAAATGTAGTTGAGGCGACGAGTAAAGAGGAGGAAATCCATGGAAACTTCGGATCTGAATTGATTAACATTATTAAAAAAGAGAACCCAGAATGGTTCGATGCGGAATTTGAACATCTTATAGATTCTGCTTGTAAAAAAGCATACTTAGCAGAGGTTAAAATTCTTGATTGGATTTTTGAAAAGGGTGAACTTGATTTCCTATCAAAAGAAACTATCAAACAATTTATTCAAAATCGTTTTAATAATTCTCTACAACGAATTGGAATGAAACCCGTATTTGATGTTGATTTTACAGAAATTGAAAAGTCTCTTTGGTTTGATGTTGAGATTCTTTCAACAAAAGAAGGTGATTTCTTCTATAAAAAATCAATCGATTATAACAAAAAGTCTAAGGCAATTACCGAAGACGACTTATTTTAAAATTAAAAACAAAGGACTAAATGGAATACGAGAAGAATTACTGGCTTAACGAGGACAGTAGAACATTTTTATCTAGAGGTTATATTACAGAATCTCCAGAGCAGCGAATTAAAGATGTGGCAAACACCGCGGAGAGACAATTAAAAATCGAAGGATTTGCAAAAAAGTTTGAAGACTATATGACTAGAGGTTTTTATAGTTTATCGACTCCAGTTTGGATTAATTATGGAAAAGACAAAGGTCTTCCAGTTAGTTGTTATGGTAGTAATGTTGATGATACTTTAGATAGTATCTTAAATGGTAGTAGAGAAATTGGAATGATGTCAAAATACGGAGGAGGAACTTCGGCATTTTTAGGAAACATCAGAGCAAGAGGTACTAAAATTTCGACAGGTGGAACTGCAGATGGTCCAGTACATTATGCCAGATTATATGATACAACCGTTGATGTATGTAAACAATCAGAGGCCAGAAGAGGAGCATGTGCAGTTTGGTTACCAGTTGAACACAATGACATTTTAGAATTTTTAGATATTGGAACAGAAGGTAATCCAATTCAAAATTTACAATATGGTGTTACGGTTACTGATGCTTGGTTAAACGATATGAAAGCAGGAGATGCTGACAAACGTAAAATTTGGGCTAAAGTAATTCAAAGACGTAACGAGTTTGGATTCCCTTACATTATGTTTAAGGACAATTCAAATAATAATTCACCTTACAAAGAGTTAGGACTTGATATTACTGCAAGTAACTTATGTAGTGAAATTCAATTACCAACAGATAGTTTTAATTCATTTGTTTGTTGTTTAGGTTCTATCAATTTATTACATTGGGACGAAATTAAGAAAACTGACGCAATCGAAGTTTACACAATGTTCTTAAATGCAGTTATGGACGAATTCGTTAACAAGTCTTATAATATGCCTGGAATGAAAAGAGCATGGAGATTTGCAAATGACCATAGAGCACTGGGTCTTGGAGTATTGGGTTACCATTCATTATTTCAGTCTAAATTAATTACATTTGATTCACTTCAAGCAAAACAATTAAACCACGAAATCTTCTCAACTCTTAAAGAAAAGAGCGAAGAGGCTTCAAGATGGTTACATGATGAGAAAGGTTACCGTTCAATCAGACCAGGATATGCTAACACTACCCTAATTGCGATTGCTCCAACCAAAAGTAGTTCATTTATCTTAGGACAAGTAAGTATGGGAATTGAACCAATCAAATCTAATTATTTTATTAAAGATTTGGCTAAGTCAAAAACAATTTACAAAAATCCTTTCTTAATTCAAGAACTTGAAAAGTACGGTTTAAATACACCAGACGTTTGGGAAGGAATCTTAAAGAGAGACGGAAGTGTACAACATTTAGACTTTCCAACTAAAGAGGTTTTTAAATCTTTTGTTGAAATCTCTCCAAAGGAAATAGTACTACAAGCGGCTCAAAGACAACATTTTATTGACCAATCACAGTCACTAAATTTAATGATACATCCATCAGTTTCGGCTAAGGATATTAATACACTATACCTTTACGCTCATGAGGAAGGGGTTAAAACATTATACTATCAATTTAGTCAAAGTTCAGCCCAGTCTTTTGCAAGAGACATTTTAGAATGCTCAAGCTGTGAGGCATAAGAAACCGGCAATCTGAAACATGATTGCATTTTAGGACCGGGACTAGTTCACGGAGGTGTCAAGCAGGGAATTCGCTACTCCCTGCTTTTTTATGTTTAAAAGCCAGGGATATATAATAAAAATAATGAAATTATATGGTTCCAATTAAGCTTTTTGAAGAATTCTTGTACGAAGAAAATCTTAAAAACAAATATGCTAAAAAAGTAGCATGGGTTATGAAAACTCATGATATTCATGCAACTTCAGGTGATGTGAATGGCCGCGAAAAGAAATACAATATTGCCGCAAAAGGTAATTTATTTCTAAATTATGCAACCAAAGAAGATTTTGAAAACGATAAAATCGTTGTTCCTGATAATGTTCCAATCCTTTATTACGGTGGAGCAGTAGACCCAGAAGCTATTGGATTCTTAAAGAATAAAGGTATCAACAATGATAATCTTTACAACAAAAGAGAATTACTTCCAATCTCTGGAGACAAAGTAAAATTTGCAAAAGCAGCCGCAAAATTTGATTGGCTTCCAAAAACAGTTTTCACAAAAGAGGAGGCAGTCAATGGAGATGTTGGTTTCCCAGTTATTGCAAAAATAAAAGATGGCCATAGCGGACTTGGTATTCAAAAGTTTGACACTGCAAAAGAACTTGAAGATAGCAAAGACGAATTCGATATCTTTTGTCAATTTATAGATTTTGCAAGAGAATATAGAGTAATGTTTTGTAGAGACAAGATTTTTGTTATTAATGAAAGAGTACCGAGAATTGAAGATGACCGTTCGATTAAAACAAAAACTGCCGATGAAAAAATAAGTTTCACTTATGTTTATCAAGACAGAAAGAAAGTCGACCCTGAATTTATTGAAAATGTGCTATCAATTTGCAAAGACGTTAAAACATTCTTAGACCTAGACTTATGGGCCTTAGATATTGTCGTAGATAAAAAAGGTAAAATGTGGATTATGGAAACATCATCTGCAACTGGACTTGGAAGCGTTAAAATGTGCGAAGTTTATAAGGCAATGTACGAAGATTTTTATGGAGAAGCGCTAGATGATGAATTCTTAGAGGATATTTACCTAAAATATGTAGTTCCTGGACATCAAAATTACTATCCAAAATTTAAAAAAGAAATTGAGTCTTCTCAGTGGCCAATGGACTATAAAATATTGACAGATCCAAAGGCAAAAGATGGATATCGATATTTTTTTAATTTAGATTAATCACATGAAAACAGGAGTATTTAAAACATCATTAAAGGAAAACGAAAAACGTATTCCAATTCACCCTTCGCATATTGAAAGATTATCTAGAGACATTATCAAAGAACTCTTATTTGAAGAGGGATATGGTGAAGATTACGGATATTCAGACCATCAACTTCAACAAATGGGTTGTGAGTTTGCCAGTCGTGAGGATCTTTTTAAAGAGTGCAGTATAATTATACTACCAAAACCCGTTGCCGAAGACCTAAAACAAATGCAAGATGGAGCAACCCTATGCGGTTGGACCCATGCAGTTCAACAGCGAGACATTACTGATATTGCAATTGAAAAGGGTTTAACACTTCTTGCATGGGAAGAGATGAACCATGTTTCTAAAAACCAAAAGTTACATACATTTTATCGAAACAATGAATTAGCCGGCTATGCTGGAGTTATTCATTACTTACAATTAGCAGGTCTTGATGGACACTATGGCGAACGCAAGAAAGTTGTTATTTTTGGATTTGGTTCTGTTAGTAAAGGAGCAATATATGCCTTACAAGGTAGAGGTTTTAACAACATTACAGTTTATACACAAAGACCTACTCACCTAGTTGCCGATAAAAATCCTGATGTTTGGTATAAGAACTTTAATGATGATGATATTTGGGAAGACATGTATTCTGCTCATATTATATTTAATGGAGTCCTGCAGGATGTAAATAATCCTCTAATGTTTATTAAAGATTTGAATCAATTAGACCAATTACGTAGAAATTGTGCAATCATCGATATTAGTTGTGACAAGGGAATGGGATTCTTTTTTGCTGAACCTACAACATTTGAAAATCCAATTATCAAAATGAGAAGAGGTATTCAATACTACTCTGTCGATCATACTCCAACATACTTATGGAATGCTGCTTCTAGAGAAATTTCTGCCGCGTTGGTTCCATACTTAAGTACTATAATAGAACCCCAAAAATGGGAAGATAATCCGGTTATTAGTGGTTGTATAGATATTAAATCTGGAGTTATTATCAATCAAAACATAAACAGATTTCAAAAAAGGATATATAAATAAAATAAAAAGAAATTATGAAACATATCCAATTATTTGAAGACTTTATAAATGAGGCTTCTGACGCAAAACCAGCAATTTTAGTTAAATTATACAATGAACTATCTAAAGCCAAAAACAAAGTATCACTTTCTTGGGAATTTGATAGAATGGAAGAGTTTCCACATGTTGTTAAATTTGCAAATGGATTAGAATCTGAAGCACATAGACATGAAGGAGATATGGAAGAATTTTCATTCTACCTAAATGATGATGGTAAAACTATCTTAGGAATCTATGATTTAAACGGCTACGCTCAAGAGTTAAAAACTCCAAAGGATGCTATTGTATGGTGTAGAGCCAACGAATAATAAGAACCACTCCTCAGGATAGAATCGGAGGACCAACTCATAAGAGTTTCAACCTGTCAGTAATGGCAGGTTTTTTTATGTGAAACAAAATCATATTTTTGTTTATAATACTTAAATAAATTAAACAAAAAACAACAAATATGAAAATTAGCATTGACAAAGTAGACCAAAACAACTTCATCGGTTTTGTGAATCGACTTAAAGTGATCGACACGTTCATCTACTTTAAAATTAAGGATGGAGTAGTACAAGCATCTGCATATCTTCCACAAAGAGATGCCGTTAAACATCACAGAATTCCAGTTGGACAAGTATTCCAATTAGATGAAAATGAAATTAACACAACAAAAGAATTAAAAATTGCATTCTTTGATGCTGGTCGTTTGACTGATGCATTTAAACAATTTGAATTTGGAAATATCCAAGCTGAAATTGAATTCGTAGAAAATGACGAGGATTTCGTAGCAACTGAATTCCGTATTTTTAACAACGAATTAGAAATTAAACTTGCATGTTCTGAGCCTTCATTAGGTTATAAAGACCTTACAGATGCTCAAATTGCTGGAATTTTCAATATTGACGCAGCAAACTATGTATTTGACATGGACTACACTGCAACTTCAAAAGTTCGTTCTCTTTTTGGATTGGACAAAGAAGAAACTTTCACTATCGCAACAAATGGAGATGGTGTCAGAATGAAAGGTAAAACTTACAACTACCTTGTTACAGATTCATACCAAGGAAACAATCCTGGTAATGTAACTCTTTTCAAAAAATATTTAAACCTATTAGACAAAGAAGATTATTCAGCAAATGTTATGGATAACCGAGTTGTATTGCGCTCAAAAGATTCAGAAACATTACTAACTATCGCTACTTGCCAAACTGCTGAATAATTTATGACAATCGACGAATTAATACTAAAACCAGAGAGTGAGTTATCACAGGATGAAATTAAAATCTTGGTTGAGCATTATTCTATGTTGTCAGCAAAGTTCGGTGCCTATGAGCAAGCAGTAAAAGTAATGCTTAACTCTATTTATGGTGCATTTGGAAACAAATGGTTTCACTTTTTTAATATAGACATCGCAGAATCGATCACACTACAAGGTCAATCTGCGATTCTATATTCTGAAAAGATTCTAAACAAATATTTTCAAGAGTTTTGGACCAAAGATAGGGCAGTTCATGAATTTTTTAACATTCAAGTTAAGAGTAAATTGGTCCGACCATCGGTAGTTTATATCGATACCGATTCTTGTTACGTGCAATTTGAAGAGATGTATGAATCTATTGAATGGCTTGGAGACAAGTTAACTATTGACCAATTCATTATGAAATTGTACAACTTCAGACTTAAAGATTATATCTTTAAATGTATGGAGAAATATGCGGAAGCCACCAATACTGAAAACTTCCTTGTGTTTGAATTAGAGACTATTGCATACTCTGGAATTTGGTTAGCTAAGAAAAAATACTTGCAGAATATTGCTTGGGAAGATAAGATTGGAATCGAAGAACGTTATCCTTCGCTTAAGAAGGTAAAAACTATCGGTTTTGATACTATTCAAAGTTCAACTCCAGCCCTTGCAAGAAAGCAATTAACTGAGATTCTTAAACTGATTCTTTCAGAAAAACCTACTGCTTCTCTATTGAAAAGACTTGTAGATTATTTGAAACAATGTAAAAAAGAATTTCAATTAGCAAGCGTTGATGAAATTTGTTTCAATAAAAGAACTAACAATCTTGAAAAATATATTGTAGATGATACTATAGAATTTCAATATGGTTTAAAATGTCCACCAAACGTAAAAGCTGCTGGGTTTTATAACTTCTTAATGAATCAAAATCCAAAGTTCAAGAACAAGTATAAGATGATTGGTAATGGAGAAAAGTTAAAGTTGTACCATTGTAAGCACGGAACTTGTGAGATATTTGCATACCAACCAGGCGCTCATCCTTATGAAATTGCTCCGCAAGTTGACTATGAAATGCAATTTGAAAAGAGTGTTATAGACCCATTGAACCGAGTATTAACCGCAGTTGGTTTACACACATTAAATAGAAACTTAATTTATTCAACTTCATTATTTTAATTATGGACATCAACATCGACGACTTAACACCGGATCAAAAAGATTATGTCAATCAATACAAGAGAATCAATACAAGACTTGAAACTCTTATGACACAAATGGCAGTAATACAAAACGAAACTCAAGTTCTAATAGAGGAACTTGAAGACCTTAGAAAAAAAGAAACAAAACAATATAAAAATGGCGAAAAATAAATTTACATTCGACGACTTAAACTCAGAACTTGCGGGATTAAACCCATTAGGTTCTGTTATGGACAAATCAGATTTCTCTGAAGTTACCGAATGGATTCATACCGGAAACTATCACTTAAATGCATGCCTATCTGGAAGTTTATTTGGTGGATGGCCAAATAACCGATCTTGCTCGATCGCTGGACCTTCAGGAACCGGTAAAACATTCTTGACCTTGAACTCAGTTAGAGAGGCAATCAATATGGGTTACTACGTAATCTATTATGATTCAGAAGCTGCCGTCGACAAAGACCAGATGTTGAAATTTGGTATTGATACAAGTAAAGTAAACTACCAGCCAGTAAATACAGTGCAAGAGTTCAGAACTTCGATTACTTCGATTACTCAAAAAATGCAAGAGGTTAAAAGAAAAGGCGGAGAGATTCCAAAGATTATGATTATTTTGGATAGTGCTGGTAACCTTGCAACTGCAAAAGAAATCGAAGATGCGGCGACTGGAAGTGAGAAAGCAGATATGACACGTTCTAAAATTTTAAAGTCAATCTTTAGAATTATTATGACCCCATTGGCTGACTTAAAGATTCCATTCTTATTTACAAATCACACTTACCAAACACAAGACTTTATTTCACGACAAGTTGCCGGAGGTGGTACTGGACCTGAATATGCCGCTTCAATAGTTCTTATGTTAAATAAGGCACAATTGAAAGACGGAGCTGAAAAAGTTGGTATTATTGTAACCGCAAAACCTGACAAGAATCGATTTGCCAAACCACACCCAATTAAATTCCACCTGGACTTTACTAAAGGTATGAACCCTTATGTTGGATTAGAACAATATGCAACATGGGATATTTGTGGAATCACTAGAGGTTCTATCGAAAAGGGTATTAAAACTCCTAAAGCGACTGCAAGAGGTTGGATTTGTAAACACTTAGATGAAACTGTTTCAAATGCAGAATTCTTTACTGAAAAGGTTTTCACTAAAGAGGTACTTGAGCAAATCAACGAGCACATCAAACCACTTTTTAACTACAACACTTCGGCTGAAACTCTTGATAATGAAATTGGAGAGTTATTAAACGAGGACTTACGCATGGAATAATATGGAAGTGAATCTTAATCGACTAGATGAAGACAAACTACCCATTAAATATATTTTAGGCATCCATGAACAACTAGAAAGTTTTCCGGATGCCTTTGATATTATCCATGTTTATGTTGTCGAAACTATGAAAAAACCAGACCGACCTCGTATCAATTTTACAAAGCACTCATTGATGACATATCATGCATGTGGTAATATTGAAAATGCGGAGAGAGGTTTACAACAAGCAATTCAACTTGGTTTAATTGAACAAACGCACTTTGAAGAGGGAAAAGAGGCATACAAAATTTTAATTAACCCGTTCCAATAAGAAACTTTACCCTAAAACTGCTTATAATCTAAAAAAATATATGAAATTCGGACAAGATTTTGAAAAAATATTCTTTAAGTTATCTTTGGCAAAACCAAAGTACCTAGAGAAAATACATAAAGGCTTTTATACTTCAGACGAAATAGACACGATGCACTTTTTGGCAACGAAGTTCTATGACAAATTCCATGAGTCGCCAAAAGCGGATCAAATGAAAATTCTATCTCAAAGTCCTAAATTTAAAGGAATGATAGATGAAAATATCATTGAATTGGTTTACAAAACTGACCTTACTCAATATGATGAGGAATGGCTAGTTTCTACCGCTGAGGCTTGGATTAAATGGAGAACGTTCGATACTACCCTAATCGATACGATTGAGTACATTAAAACTACTGAAGTTACTCCAGAGAATGCAGATTCAATCATCTCAAAAGTTAAGAGTTTAATCAATGACCGAAATTCAATCGTATTTAACTCAGATATTGGATTAGATTTCTTTAATCCAGAAGACCACCATCAAAAGAATGGTTCCAAAGTATCAACTGGATATAACTTTTTAGACAGATTACTTTCAGGAGGTTATGACAAAGATGGTTCATTAGTAGTTTATGTTGGAGAACAAAATATTGGTAAGTCTATTTTCTTAGCAAATGACGCTTCAAACTTTGTTAAAATGGGCGTTAACACTGCATTTGTTTCAGCAGAGATGGCAGCTCATAAAGTTCTTAAAAGAATTGGAGCAAACCTACTTACAATACCAATGAACGAATATGACGCCAAAGCCGAAAATAAAGACTTAATGAAAAGAAAGCTTGAAAATGTAGGTGATGGTTTAACTCCACCAGGACAATTATTTGTTAAACAATTTCCAACGTCACAAGCAACCGTACCAGATATTGAAGCCTATTTAAAACAAATAGAAGAGGAACGTAAAATAAAACTAGGAGCTATTGTTATTGACTACATTAACATCTTAGCAAACCATAGAAATCCAAACTCTGAAAACACATATCTTAAAATCAAGCAAATTGCCGAAGATTTACGTGCAATGGGAGTAAGAAATGGATGGTTGATAGTTACTGCAACACAGATTAATCGAAACAACTATAATTCAAGTGATATTGGAATGGGAGACGTTGCAGAATCCGCTGGTCTTTCACATACTGCAGATTTGATGCTTGGAATTATTCAAGACGATATTATGAGAGCATCATTTGAATATTGGCTTAAAGTACTAAAAATTAGAGATGGTGAAGGTAAGGGAGTTAAATGCCGACTAGATATTAATTATCAATACATGAGACTTACTGAAACCGATGACGTTACAAATTCGAACATACACAACTTATAAAAATGAGAACACAAAGAGACAAAATATTCGACAACACATTTGAAGAGAGTGAATTTGAATTAGACAGTTCATTTTCTTTTGAAATTGCACCAAGTTATTTAGACAATCGAGACGAAGAGGACAAAATTGAAACGCAAATAATAGTTACAAAAATTCATGAGCTAATTGAATCTTCTCGATTCAAACACTTTAATAACATCAACGAATTTAATGAGACTGTTAAATTAAAAAAGAATGAAATTAACGAAATCTATGAATTTATTTCAGACGAACTTAGACCACATCATTCAATCATAGAAGTATTTTCAGAATTGTGCGATTACTTTAATGTAAATCCAACAAAATTCTACCAATCACTAGGAAACAAATTTAAAGAGGAGCTAATCGAGGTATTAGACAAGAAGACAAACGTACTAAAGAAAAAGCATATAAATAGATTATTCTAACTATGATTGAGCAAGCAACTTTAAACAAGCCAGTAAAAAGAATTTGGATTCTGGGTGATATGCACCTAGGTGTCCGATCGAGTTCATTGGAATGGTTAGAAATGCAAAAAGATTTCTATGACAATCAATTTATTCCGACACTTTTAGAAAACTACGAAGAGGGAGATATATTGGTTCAAGTTGGAGATGCTTTCGATAATAGACAAAGTGTAAACATTCGAGTTCTACATTATGCAATCGATCTATTTGAAAGACTTGGTAAAATTTTACCAACTCATGTAATTTGCGGGAACCATGATATTTGGGCAAAGAAAAGTAATGATGTAAGTTCTATTGACGCCCTTAAATGGATTCCAAATGTAAGTATTTACAAAGAACCCCAAACATTTAACTGGGGTGGAAGAGAAGTCTTATTGATGCCATGGAGACGAGATACAGAACATGAGATCGAAACTTTAGATGCCTACCCAAATACTGAAATTGTATTTTGCCATTCAGAAGTTCGAGGTATTAAATTAAACAAGAAGGTTGATAATCACCACGGAACAGATTCTACATCTTACGATCGATTTACTGCAGTTTATTCAGGACATATTCATTATAGACAGAGAAGAGGCCAATTAAGAATGGTTGGAACTCCATACGAACTTACCCGTTCAGATATGGATAACACTAAAGGATTTGACTTGGTTAATTTAGAAGACATGCAGGAAACTTTCTTTGAGAATACAATATCACCAAAGTTTGTTAAATTCAATCTAACTAATCTTTATAATACACCTCTTGGGGAATTTAAAGATGCTATTAGAAACAATTTTGTAGACCTCTATGTTCCATCAAATATTGCAACCACATCGGCTCTATCGCGACTGATTAATAAAGTACAAACAATAAGTAGAAAAATTGACCCCAATATCTACGAACAAGACACATTCTTAGACGAGGATTCATACGACATGGACCAGATCGAGGACCTATACAAAAATTATAATATCCTGCATCTTTGTAATATCTATGTTGATAATACTGTGCATGCTGAGGATGTTAAAACACAAATCAAAGATCGTTTAAAGAAACTTCACGATTTTTATGCATATAATAATCAAATGGATTAAATATGAAAATACAAAGTATTGAACTAAAAAACTTTGCATCCTATGGTAATCAAGTTCAAACAATAAAATTCGAAGATGATAAATCTGAGCTATTTTTAACACTGGGTAAAAATGGTGAAGGCAAGACAACTATTGCTAACGCGATAGTTTTTGCGCTTTACGGTAAAGTCGAAGGTGTTAAAATGTCTGACCTTCCAAATCGAATTAATAAAGAACTTTGGGTCAGAATAACCCTACACTGTAAAAGTATTGAGGTTGTTATTGAAAGAGGTCTGGCTCCTGGAATTTTTAAAGTTCTCCTAAATGGAATTGAATTTGATAAGGCAGGAAAACGTTCAGTACAAGAATATCTTGAAGAGGAAATCTTTGGGATCCCATATCATGTATTCAAAAACATCATTATTCTTTCTGTTAATGACTTTAAGTCTTTTTTAACGATGAGTAATAGTGACAAGCGTCAAATTATAGACAAAATGTTTGGATTCTCTATCTTAAATGAAATGCAAAATGCACTTAAAGAGGAGAGACGAAACCTTAAAAACGATATCGATGGATTTGCCAGAGAATTGGTACAAATAAATGAGAACATACAATCAGTTCAAACTAAATTGGACCAATTAATGGCCGAAAGCCAGGAAAAGGACAAAAAGAAAATTCAACATCTTAAAGATTCTCTTGTTAAATACGATGAGAATAAAAAGAAATTGGAAGAGGCCCAAGGTAAAATTACTGCAAGTATTAAAGGTTTAAATTTAGAACTCCAAACAAAACAATCGACTGAAACTGAACTTAAGTTTAAAATAAACGAACTTAAAAAGAAATTGGAATTGTATGAAAATAATACATGCCCAACTTGCGAACATGAACTTACTGGAGAATTTCATAACTCTAGAAAGGATGAGCTTGAAAGCGAACTAAAGGATATTCCAAGTCGACTACTAAAAGTTTCAAAAGAAGTTTCAAACGTAAGAGATTCTATTAGCGATCTTAGAGACAAAGACAGCGCTGTGCGCGACAAAGTATCTTCTCTTAATGCAAACATTGCAAACTTTAAAAAAGAATTATTGGCAATTTCAGCAGCAATCAAAGGTTCTACTGATTTCTCCCACATGGAGCAAATTATTGCCGACTTTGAAACACAAGAATTGGAGAAGGGAAATCTAAAAGATACTAAAACAGTTGACTACAATTTCTTAGAAATGGTTGAAGAGGTTCTTGGAGAGGATGGAGTTAAAAATCTTGCAATTAAGACTATATTGCCCGGATTGAATGCAAACATTGCAGCTATGACCCAGACAATGCACCTTCACTTCCACCTCCGATTTGATGAGAAATTCAATTGTATTATCAATCACTTAGGAGAGGAAATAAATCCAATGACCCTTTCAACAGGTGAACGAAAGAAGGCAGACTTTATAATTATCATTGCAATTATCAAAATCTTAAAGTTAAGATTCCCACAATTAAATCTACTTTTCTTAGATGAGTTGTTAAGTTCTGTCGATCAAGACGGGATCCATAATATTTTAAAAATCTTGAGTGGAGTAATTAAAGAGAGCAAAATAAATTGTTTTGTGATAAACCATACACCGTTACCTCACGAGATATTTGATAAAAAGATTCAAATTTTTAGAGAAAATGGATTCTCTAAGTTTGATATTGAACTAATAGAATAAGATATATACCTAATGGCAAACTATAACCAAAAATTTAACTCTGACGATAGTGTAATTAGACACATCATTATTGGATTTTTAGCCGATTTGAATTCTAAATTGTATTTTCATCGACAAATATCTAATACTGAAAGAATTGTCGTAGATGTTCCATTCTACTATTCAATAACTGGGGATGACCAGTTCTTGAGAGACCAGTTCTTATTTTCAACGGCTTCTGGACCAAATTGTACACCTGATAAGGCGCATGCAGATGCAAATTATGATGCAGTACCAAGAGGAATTGTAAACCTTAGTGGACTTACAATTGATTCTGCAAAATTGGTTAATAAAAGAACCATGGGTAATTATACCAAAATGAACGAAGAAGGAATTATAGAAGCCTATGTTGCTGAATTTGATATGATTCCAGTGAATATAAACTTTGACATTGAAATATTGGTATCTTCAACGCTTGATTCTTTTAAAATAACTGAAGCAATCATTAAAAGAATGTACAAATCAAACTATTTTAACGTAGAAGTTGGACATTTAGAAGAGGGCAATTACAGAATTTCATCTTATTATGCTCTTCCAGAAGATTATTCACAAGAGAGACCGGTCGGATTTACATACGAAGACAAAGACAGATACAAAATAACATTTCCAATTGAAGTTAACTCATTCCTTCCAGCATTTAACTGGGGTAATGAACAAAGTTTCGGTATTAATAAACGTTCTACTGAACAATTTGCAGGAAACCGAATGTTTACGATCGATACTAATGTAATCAATAAAGCAACTAACGAAGAAAGTAATAGAGTTATTGATGAAACTGATATTGATAATAGGTAAATAATTAATGATATATAAATAAAATAAAAATAAAACAATATGACAACTAATATTCTAGCACCATTTGTTAAATTAGACGAATCTTTCCAGTTTTACGTAAGCGGAAGATTATTCGAAATGAATGAAACTGAAATTAAAGAAGTTGAAGGGACTACCAATTCAACCTTAATTAATGCAATCAATGCATTTGAATCTTTTCAATTCGCAGAAGATTCAGTAAAATGGTTCCATGGACCAAGCAAATTTATCTACAATTTAACTGAAGGTATTTTCCAACATAACAATTCAGAAATTATTGGAAATTCATTCTCAAATCACGTAATGGCTGCCGGTCATATTAGATATGGAGAAAAACCAATTGCTGAATTATTTGAATCTCTTCCAACCCTATTAGAGAACTTTGTAACTCTTGATTTTGCTGCGACATTTGAAGGAAATGAAGTAACTGTAAATCTTTTTATCTTAAATGAAGATGTTTATGTTGCACGTACAAATCACTCAAACAAAATTTCAAAATTCTTTAAAGCAAAAAATGCTAACGAAGCGGTAGACTACGTTACTAAAGAAACTGGAGAATCTGCGCTTTCTTTCTTAAAAGAGATGGTTGAAGGAGAATCTGCTGAACTTGCAATCAAAGAAGAAAAACTTGCAACTTACGAATCGATGATTTCTTTCTTAAAAGACCAAAAAGGTTTATTAGCAAACGCTGATAGAAACGATGAGTCTATTAAAGAGGCTGAGTCTTTAATCAATGGAGAAATCAAAGTATGGGAGGACAAGATTGCTCAATTAGATGAAGCCGTTAAGTTTATTGATTTTCTTTTTAATTCACATCTAGACCATAACCCATGTTGTGATATATTAGAAGGACACTTGGACAGAGATACCTTTATAACATACGGAATCTATGTTAAAGACGATGGTTCTAGAAAGGTTGGAGATGAATTTATGGAATACTACACAGGTGAAAACTATATGGTAGGTTCTTCTAAAAAATCTAACAGTAGAGTATATGAGCCTAGTAAAATACCAGCAAAGTATAAAGCTGCTTGGGAAGAATTGCGTACTACTTACCAAAATGAATATAAAGGTTCAGGAGTATCGACAAGAAATAGATAATAAAAATGAATCACTTTCATATAATAAACTAGAGGGGTCGCCAAGCGTCCCCTTTGGTGTCTAAGCTGGAATTGAAACAGAATCAACAATCCATTATATAAACCTAAACTAAATAAAATAAAATGGCTAAAACTAAGAACTATTTAAACAATAAGGACTTACACAATGCAATGAGTGAATCTAAGAACCTAGATAAATTAACACCAACTGCAGAAAAAATGTTAATCCTATTAGCTGAACGAGCAATCAATAGAATGTCGTATGTAAATTCTGACGATAGAGATGATTGTCTCCAGTTCGCAATGTTAGACCTCCTAAAATACTGGAGAGGTTTTAACCCAGAATATCCAAATGCATTTGCGTACTTTACAGAAATTGCAAAGCGAGGATATGCAAAAGGTTGGAATAAAATTCACCCACAAAAATACAAAGGTACCATTTCTATGAGCAGAACATCAGGTGATGATGATAGCGGCGGGATCTATTCTATTTAATGTCAATTAAGAATTTAAAACCAACCAAAAAATCCGGATTTAATCAAGGATATTTTAATCCCAAGAACCCTGAAAAATACATTGGACCATCTCCTATTATTTACAGAAGTTCTTGGGAATATAAGTTTATGATTTGGTGTGATATCAATGACAAAGTCCTTTGTTGGTCCAGCGAGCCTGTTGAGATTAAATATTGGTCGCGACAGGGAAACAAACAAAGAACATATCACCCAGACTTTTACTTTAAAATCTTAAAACAAGATGGCTCAAGCGAGGAATTTCTTGCTGAGATAAAACCAAAAGAACAAATACAAAAGCCAAAACCTCCGGCAAACCCAACTAAAAAAAGCTTGGCATCCTACAAATTTCTTACCGAGCAATACATTAAAAACATGGATAAATATAATGCTGCTAAAGAATATGCGGCAAGTCGTTGTTGGCGATTTATTGTCCTAACTGAAGATACAATTAAAAATGGGTTACATTAAACAAAGAATAGCCGAGTTGAGCAAAGAATTTGGAGGTAAAGTAAAAGCTTCTATTGCATGCATGGAATGGTTTGAGGCTGGAGTTAAGTCTAAAACAACAAATGAGGCAAAAATGACCCGAACTCGATTTCAACCCGGAAAGATTTATGTTTTTAAATATGACCCAAAATATAAAGAACAACTTCCGTGGTTCGATCAGAATCCAGTAGTATTTGCAATAGAGCAAGTTAATAATAATGACTTAGGAATTAATTTAAACCTACTACCAGTTCCATACAAAGAAAAACTATTGGATGAACTATTTACCAAAATGAATATCAAAGTCGATAAAAAAGAAACAGATATAATTTCTGAAATTCTTGGGCTTGAAAACTCAAGTGGGGTTGATGCACTTAAAGAAAAACCTCTCCGAATAACTTATGAGGGAATCAAAGCATATCTTGAAAAGGATGGATATGAATTTGCCCTAAGACAATATATACCTTCAAGAAAAAAGGACCAAGCTGTTGTTAGTTATTCAAAATGGCCAGAAATTGCACTATGTGATTTCTTCCACTTTAAGAACACAAATATAATGGCAGTTCGATTAATGTTTAGAGACTATTTAAAAAAGAATATATAACTTAAATTAATATAATAATATAATGGCAGGATTTGTACAAAGAAATGGTCCATTGACTAAGCGACCTTTTAACCTAAGTAGTACCCTTAAGAAGTTATCTTCATTTGGTATGTACTACGATGACTTGGTGCTTAGACAATCTCAAGCAATTGGGCCAGTAGAAGATGAAATTGGTTACGGCCAAATGAACCCAACTGGACTTGATAGTGATGATATGTATGGCGCATTTGCAGCCCTTTCGATGGCTGATACTACAATGCGTAAGAATATTCCATTTTTTGACCAGGCATATCGTGGTAAAAGAGATGAACTTAGAGCATTCGCGCAACATGATGAGATCGAAGACATTTTAGATATACTTTGCGATGAATCGATTGTATATGACAGTAAAAACTTCATGGCAAATCCAGAGATTATTGGTATGGAAGTTTCTGAAGATGTTCAAAAATATCTTAATAAAGCATATAGAGACCTTTACCAATATTTTGGATTTAACTTAGACCAATCAGCTTGGTACTTCTTTAGAAAATGGTTAATTGACGGTTACCTTTCATTCGAGATTATTTATAATCCTGAAATGACCGAAGTTATTGGATTTAAAGAAATTGACCCAATCACATTGGTTCCAGGATATAACCACGAAGATGGTAAAAAAGTTTGGATTCAGTTTAAAGACGATCCAGTTAAACAAAGAAAATTGTATGATTCACAGATTGTGTACATATCATACTCTTCGATTACTACTGCATCAAGGGTTTCTTACCTTGAAAGACTTGTAAGAGCATTCAACTTAATGAGAATTATGGAGCATACCAGAGTTATTTGGGCTGTTACAAACTCTTCTTATAGAATGAAATTTATTATACCAGTCGGTGGTAAATCTAAAACAAGAGCAAAACAATCCCTTGCTCAATTAATGAATAACTATAAAGAAGTTGTTGATTTCGATTGGGATAGTGCATCCCTTACAACTAACGGTAAACCAATGTTACAATTTAACAAAGAATATTGGTTACCTAGTAAAGACGGAGAACAACCTGAGATTGAAACCCTTGGTGGTGATGGTCCAGAATTAAGTGACACAGAATCCCTAAAATATTTCTCAGATAAACTTAAAGCAGTTTCAAAAATTCCTTACAATAGATTCATGTATGAAGATGGTGGAGGAGATTTCAATCTAGCAGCCGATGGTATGATTAGAGATGAGATTAAATTTGCTAAGTTCATTAATCGTTTACGTAGTTCATTCCAAGAGATATTGATTAAACCATTATGGATTCAAATGTGTCTTAAATTCCCAGAATTTAAAGAGGACGCAGGATTCAGAACTCAAATTGCCCTAAGATTTAACGAAGATAATATGTTCGCTGAATTAAAGACAATGGAAATCATGCAAAAGAGACTTGAGTTCATCGGTACAATGAAAGATTCATTAGTTAAAACTGATCCAATGACTATGGAAGAGACTCCATACTTTGATATGGAATTCTTAGTTGATAGATACTTAAAACTAAGTCCAGATGACAAAGCAGCAAATGAGGCTTATAAAGCCAGAACTGCCGCTAAAAAAGCCGAAGAGCCAGAAGTTGATCCAATGGCTGCAATGGGAGGAATGTAATTAAATAAAAATATAGATAAAATGAAAATAATTAAAACATTTGAGGAATTTACAAATTCACTTCAAGAAGATGCAATCGATGCAGGTGAAGATTCAAAAGTAGTAGTTGATGATGTTACTCTCGACTCAGGAAAAGAAATTAAATCAACTGAAATCTTAGGTACGATATTGTCGTCTAATAGTGAAAAAGATTTTAAAGACTATTTCTATAAAGAGTACGGAAATACAGCGTTTACTGAAGAGGATATGTTTACTCTAGTTAAATTTTATAACGATTATCAAGAGGAAGTTGCCCAAAAAGAAAAGGATGCTGAAAAAGATGCAGAAGGTGGAGATGCCGGCAAAGAGGAAGACCCACTAGCCGATATCTAAAAACCATAATTTTCAAAAATCTTTAAAAATTAACTGGATATATAATAGAAATATAATAAAATAATACTTATGACTAATAACTTACTGATCTTAGAAAGATCGTCAACAGAATTAGAGTTTAAACAAGAAGGTGGAACCTATGTTCTAGAGGGTATCTTTGGAGAAATCGATAAGAAAAATCGTAACAACCGAATCTATACTGAATCTGAATATTTACCACAAATTGAAGCTCTTCAAGCAAAAATTAAAGCGTCAAAACTTTTAGGTGAATTAGACCACCCACAAACTTTTGATGTTTCCCTAAAAAATGTTTCTCATATCATTGAAGAACTTAATTATGACTCTAACACTAAACAAGTTAAAGGTCGTATTAGATTATTAGATACAGAGGCTGGAAGACAGGCAAAAGCACTTGTTGATGCTGGTGTTCCATTACAAATTTCAAGTAGAGCAGCTGGTGCAGTTGAATCTAATGGAACTGTAAAAATCAAACAATTATTTACTTATGATTTAGTAGCAGACCCTGGGTTTGAAAACGCTGAATTGAAAAGAGTTAATGAGGCTTATGGTTTCCTTAATGAAGGAAATGACCTATTTATTTACGAGATAAATAAAGAAAACGAAAAACAACCAATCGAAAATATAAACGAAACAAAAATGGCAGAGTCTAAATTTATTACGGTTGAGGATTTTAATAAATACTCTAAATATCTTTCTGAAGAAATCAAATCTATTAAAGAAGGTATGAATTCTTTAACAGAATCAGAGTC